GAATATATCTATTTCATCTGTATCAACTAAAGAAGAAAAATTTGCAGGTATAAAAAAGAATAGAATTATTATAGGAGATAAACAATTTGTTATTATCCAAAGTAAAGATGGTTCTATTAAAGTTGAAGGAGATATTGCATTAAATGAAGTTCTTGATACATTAAAAGCACATGTTAATAATCCTATTGCTATAGCATTAAAATATAATAAAGAGTCTTTAGTTAAATTTGGATATAATATTAAATCTAAAGAAGATGCTCAAGTTGGTGATGTTTATTTAGATGAAGCACAAGGTATTTACTTTTTATTAGAAAAACCTTTATTTTCACTTGGTATTCCAACTGGAACTTTTTCAGAAGATTTAAAAATTATTAAAATTCCAAATAGTATAGAAACTTTAAATTCAGGAGAAGAAGTAATTAATTTTGATTATTACTCTTTAAAAGAATATGCTGCTAAATTTGGAACAGTAAATGTTAAATTAAATAAAGACAATGCGTTAATTTCTAATTATCCATATCTTTCAATGGGTGAACCAGTAATTAAAGATAGCGTTACTGATGAAGAAATTGATGAGCAAGAAGATGAAGCATGGTTTCAATCATTTGCTAATCCAAGACCTACTATATCAACAGAAATGCAAGAAAAAGCATTGGAGTGGTTTAGAAATCATAATTTAAGTAAGTTAATTTCATTGAATATTACTGATGAGATTAATGCAAAAGGACCAAACTTTGTAGCTGATTTCTTTAAAAATGCTATAACATTATACAAAGGTTCTATGGGTACAGATGTATTCCATGAAGCTTTTCACGCATTTACTCAAACTTTACTTTCAGAAAGTGAAAGAAATGCAATTTATGATGTTATGCGTAAACAACCAGGATCATTTAAAGTTACAGTCCATGGTAAAGAAAAAGACATTAAGTTTTCAGATGCATCAAATCTTGATATAGAAGAATATTTGGCTGAACAGTTTAATGCTTATTCTCAAAATAGATTAGGTAAATCTAAATTGAATGTAAAAGTTAGAGAGTTTTTTGATAGACTTTTGACTATGTTAAAAGCTATTTTTGGTGATATGCGTATCTCTGAAGCAAGAAACTTAAACAGAGCATCTAAATTAGCTAGTAAAACTTTTGAAGCGTTATATTCTAACAATGTTAGTGTAGATAAGTTTGTTCCATCTGCTAATGAAGCTTTGTATAAGTCTAATGAAATTGCAACAGACTTTACTATGGAAGAAGTTCATTTAGTTATGGATTCCATTAAGTCTTTGTTTAATGATTACCTAACTTATGGTATTAATGCTAACAATAAAAAAGTTAGTAATCTTATGCTTCAATTGTCATCAATTGATGAAGAGTTAGAGCCAGAAAAATATGAAGCTGTTAAACAAGAATTTGAAACAACTAAAGAATTACTTAGAGATAAATATACTGCTTACGGTGTATTTGCTGTTCAAAAACATAAACCTGTTTTAGATTCTGCAATTACTTTTGTTACTAATAATTTAGTGAAACAAAAGAATAGATTTGAAAGAATACTTAAAGCTAACCCTGAAAATAAAAACATCAAGTTTAGTCATGATGTTCTTGTTAAAGCATTAGCTAATTTAGGTGATATTAACAGCGTAGATGAAATTAAAGGAGATAAAGGTTACGCAAGTTTATTTGGATTATTCCTTAATGAATATACTGGTTACAATTTTAATTTCATTGAGTCTGAAATTAAATCTGAAATTAAGAAAGAAGAAAGTCAAGATGTAGAAGATTTGGACTCTAAACTTTCAGATGATGAAGGTAAAGAAGTAGAGAAATTAATTTTTGATACAACTAATAATGATACTTCATTACAAGATTTAATGGATGCTCATACAAAAGAAATCTTATCTACAATTACAAAGCATACAAAGAATGGTAAAGGTGTTCCTGATTTAAACTTGTTAGGTTTTAACAGACATGTTCCATTAGAGAATATGATTGCTAAGGTTGCAAAAATATTGACTAACACAGTTTCACGTACAAAAATGTATGATAAACTTAGCCATGCTGCTAAAACTGATAATGAAATAAAAGAATTGTTATTTAAATTAGGTGATCCTTCATCTCCAAATACAACATTTAGTGAGCAAAAACAATGGGTATCATTTTGGCAATCATTAAATAAAGCTGATATTTTATTAAGACAATTTGTTATTGAAAAGACAGATACTATTGAGAATGAAAAAGCTCAAGTTGAGTTATCTATTTATTCTGGTAGAGCTATAACAGATTCACTTTACATTGGTAATGAATGGCAATCTAATTTTAATGATTTATTACAATTAAGTCCATACGCTAAAGAAGATGAAAAAGGTGAAAGATACATTGATGTTAAAGCAATCTTTGATGAATTTCAACCAGACTTAAAGATACATTTACTTAAAAATCCTGCATTAAACTTAAAACCATTTTTGACAAGAAATGAATACATTAATGAGGAAAATAAAAAAGAATATGAATCTACTGCTGCTTCAAAATATTATTCTGAACCATTTCAGTTTTTGAGTTATTTTGGAATTAATGTAGTTGATGATCCTGTTGTAAGAGAAATTATCTCAAAAGGTTCTAAAGAACTTAATTTTGATTCTGCTTATTTAGGTTATGTTAAAGAGTTGCTTGAAAATAAGATTAAACAAAATGGTGGTAAGCTGTATAAGTTTTCAGATATTTTTAACGGTTTCAATTATAAAACAAAAGTTGGTAAAGATGAGATAATTGAAAATCAACCTGCATTGTATGGTATTAAAAATGCTTTACAAAACTTACATACTCGCTATAGCAATGATAATGTTTCATTCATGGCTACAACTGCTTATGGTGAAAAGCAATCAGAGAAAGCATTAAACTCATCTTTAACATTAGAGATGCACGCTTTATCTACAGCAAATTCTTATGATGAATTATTGGCTATGCCTGGAATGGAGAAGTTTGATATTAATATTAATCCATTTGTTGCAGGTAATAAAGCATTTGTTCAGTTATTTAATTTAGATAGTCCTAATTCAGTTCTTAGAGGTAAAAAAAACCCTAAAGTTGAATTTAAGTTGGAAAACTTAACAGGTTCTAAAATTAAATATACTCAAACTAAAATTGAAGAAGATGGTACAACAAAAACTACTGAAGTAGAAAAAGGTATTGCATCAATTTCTTCAGATGAGAAAACTAAATTTATTACTGACTTCTACATGACACTTGAAGGTGTTCAAGAAGTTACACGTATGGAAGCTAAGTCAACAACTCTTGCTTTTTACGGTACTCAATTAGTTAATGATGAAGTACGTGGTAATAAAACTGGTGATGCAAGTAGAAAACTTATTTTTGAAAAGAATGAAGTACATGAAATTTTTTCACCTGGTTACAAAGGAACATTGTTGTATGAACAGTTTAAATATCATTTAGGTGCTGAACTTGTAAGGATTCAAAGATTAAAAAATCTTAAAGAAGAAATATTAAGTTCTGATGAAGAGTTTGTATTTGATTTTGAATACCTTGATAGAGGTCAGGATTTTATGCAATTTTTAAATTTATTAGATAAAGATACAAGAGGGAAATTAAAAAATTTACTTGATGATGAACCTATTTCTGTTTTTGATATAGATAGTCTTTTATCTGATGATTTAAAAGCACTAATTGATTCTGACATGGTTAAATATTTTAAAAGTAAAGCTTTAAATATTGAAATCAATTATAATGATATTCCTTTTGAAAAGTCAACTGTAGAACAATACATGACTCTTAATAGAGATGAAAAAATATTAGAAGAAGATGCTGCAAAAAAAGTAATGTTTCAAACATTTACTCTTAATAACTTTATAAATAACATGAACTTTGTTCATTTATTTTTAGGTGATATTGCATTGTATAAAATCTCTTCTGAAGATTTTCATAAGCGTAATGCTGGTTTAATTTCAAGTGGTAAAATTTCTGCTGTAGATCAAGCATTTCTAGATTTTGTTAACAGTAAAAAGTTTGAAGCATTTGCATACTCATCTAAATTCTACCAAGGAACAACTCCTAGAGTTTATAATGGACAAATCAATACTGCTGTATTAGAAGAGTCAAAAGCAAATTCAAAATACATTGAATCATTTAGAGAAATAATTGGCGAGAAAGCAGAATCTTATTTAGGTATGGATGAAGCAGACGGTCAAGGTTGGATTTCATTTGACATGTACAGATTGTTAAATTTTTCTTATGGTGAATGGTCTGACGGTCAGGAAGCTCTTTATCAAAAAATGATTAAAGGTGAAAAGATTTCTACTGAAGATTATCTTACTACATTCCCTGTAAGAAAGTTCCAATACTTTGGTTCTGTTAGAGCAGAAGATAAATTTAACCAACCGTTAGATGGAAAAGGTTTCCATAAATACTCTTTAATGCCATTAATACCTGCATTAATTCAAGGAACTAAACTGCAAAAGCTTCATGAAAAAATGATGCGTGAAGGAGTTGATTATACTGTAATGAAATCAGGTTCTAAATTGTCTTCATTATCAAGAGTAAAACGTACATTGAATGAACAAGGAAAATACGTTTTACAAAGAGAATTAGATAACTTCTATGATAAAGATAGAAATGTTGTGGACAATAAACCTTTTGTTAAGAATATTATTTCAGCAAGTCATTTAAAGAATGTTATTTATCTTGCTGAAGGATATAAAGGTAAAACTACATTTGCTACACAGATGCGTAAAATGGTTCTTCATGGTTTAATGGAGAATGGTGTTCCTGTTGAGTATGAAGGAACAGAAGAACAATGGAAAGCAGAATCTCTTGATAAAAAGAGAACTTATAAAGCTTATGCCTGGAAAGAAAGATATTTTAGTTCTATTAGTAAATTAAGACAAGTTTTTAAAGATGAGCTTCTTGAAGATATTTCAATGAAGTGGGATGCTGAAAAACAAACATACGTTGGTGATACAAAAGCAATTGTTGATTACATCAAAAAAGAGTTAAAGAAAAATGATTTTTTAGAGCATGAGATTGAAGGTATTGCAGATGTAAATGGTAATTTAATTGAAGACTTGTCATTTGATCTTAACTCACAAAAAATTGAAACAATATTAACAGCATTGGTTGATAAGAAACTACGTAGATTTAAAGTTAATGGTGAATCTATGGTACAAGTTTCTGGTGCTATTTTTGAAAATTTTGAAAAGCCTACTGATGAACAGTTAGCAGAGTATGGTACAAATGAATTAAAGTTTTATCCAATTGAAAAAGATGCTGATGGTAAGATTACTGTTGCTGCAATGGAAGTTAAAATTTCATTACAGGGTGATTTTAAAAACTTAATTTATTTAACTCATCCTTCTGATAAAAAAATTATTGCTGTAAAAGATAATGATGGTAATATTGATTGGGAAGCTTCAAGAGTTAGATTAAATCAAGCTATAAAAGATAAAAACTGGGTTGCAGAAAATAAATCATTACTACAGTTTCCTGGTGTGCGTATCCCTACTCAAGGTCCTAATGCATTAGATGTTGCTATTGTTGCTGAATTTTTACCTGAATGGGCTGGTCCAATTGTTATTCTTCCTTCAGAAATTGTTGCTAAGACTGGTGCGGATTATGATATTGATAAAATGTTTTTTATGTTGCCAAGTATTACAAGAATCAATGGTAAAGTAAAACTATATCAATACAAACAGCTTAGTGTTCCTTATGAACAACTTAAAGATGAGAATGATAACTTGAAAGAAGATCTTAAAGTTATCAAGAAAGATATTGATGCTGTCAAAAAAGAAAAAGATAAATTATTCTCTTCTAAAAAACTTGAAATTAAGGATGAAGTTAAGGCATTATTTGAAAAACAAAACAAGTTAATTGGTAAGAATAAAAAGAAAATAGAAGCATTAAACAATACTATTGCTACTATTGCTACAGCTAAAACTGGTAAGAATAAAAAGAAACAAATTACTGAAGAAGCTGAATTAAAGATTCAAGAATTAGAACAAGAAATTAAAAACATCCGTAAAGAAAGATCTGCTAAAGAAAAAGAATTATTTAAAGAAGATGCTGATGTTATGGCTTTAATTGATAAGTCTAATGCATTGTATGATAAATTAAACGCTACATCAAATAAAATTTCAGAGAATGTAGAAGCAATGAAAAACTCAAGTACAAAAGGTATTGAGAATGAAATATTGCAATTACTTACTGAAAAAATATTAGATGCTAGTAATATTAAAGATCTTATTACTCCTAATAGTGTTGATGATGCATTACCATTGTCAAAAAGAGTAAGAGATGCTATTCAGCATAAGTTTAATAAGTTTGAAAAAATTCATGATGATGTAACAGGTTCAAAAGTTATATCTCCAACAACTATTTTTGATTATGAATATAACTTGGCTAAACAACAAGAAAACTCTGTAGGTAAAGATTCTCTTGGTATAGCGGCAGTTGTTTCTACTTTCTATGCAATATTTACAACATTTGATTCTAAACTAAATGCTCCTACATTAGAAGCTTTAGAACGCTTTGAGAATGCTTTAAAAACTCAAAATAAAGAAGAAATTGAAAAGTTTAGATCTTATGCTTTAAAGTTAGCTCATAATTATTCAGCAGAAAAAGTTGGTAAATATGATGTTAAAAGAATTGCTTTAGGTAAAAGAACTTCTAGTGTAAATAATAAATTAATTGCTGATACAATTTCACAGTTAATTAATGGATATGTGGATGTTGCTAAAGATGCTTGGATATTTAATATTCAAGGTAATAAAGAGAATACACCTACATTGTTATTTATGCTTATGTCCGGAGTAGAATTGGAAGATGCTGTTGCACTTTCTTCTAATCCGTTAGTAATGGAGTATAATAAAATCAAGAAAGAATTTCAAGGTGTATATTCTAAGATTGGTTATGAAGAAGGTAATCCGGTTGTTGAATTTAACCCAAAAGCTGCGAGTCAAGCTGCTTATGGTAAGGTTATTCAGAATCATCCATCTTTATTTGGTAAACCTAAATTTAAAGGTTTAAACCCAGCTTCCATTGATAATCAATTTGATGCTAAATTTGACTTTGAAAGTTTATGGGGTAGAGTTGGTGCACTAACACCTAATGATGATGATGTTATTTATTTTTCTCATTATCTTCAGATTGAAGAAATGTCAAATAAATTGACAGAGTTTCAACAAGCAAACAAGCATGATACAACTAAGGTTGCTAATATCACAGATGCAGAAAACAATATTATTAAAGAAGAAAACTTTTTTAGCAAAAGAAGTGTTGTTCCTGAATCTTGGAAAAAAGAATTTGAAGAGAATCCTGTTGGTACATTAAACAACAATAAACTTATTGTTGATTTATTTAAGCAATTCTTTAAAATTAAAAACAATCCAATTGTCAATCAAATGGCAATTAAGTTTTCTAAAGAAGATCATGTTAAAAAAGCTATGCCTTTTACAGATACATCAAGAAGTGCATTTAAAAATGACTTTATTTGGTTCTTGTATCAAAATGCTGTTTATAATTCTAATACTTCAACTGTTGTATTAGAAGATGGTACTATGCTTTCATTTGATGTTGTTGAAGATTTAAATTCTAAATATCCTATTGATATTGTTGAAGGTGATTCTGATAAGTTGACTGTTTCTTTTAATTCAAACTTACTTAGAAATGAACTTTCTATGACAACTGATCCAATGATCAAAAGTATCTATAGAAAAGATGGAGTTACTGATGTTAAAGAATATGCAAAGTTTAAGTTTTTATTTCAGGAAAATGTTGCCAACTTAAAATCTATTTCTGATCAAGAGCTTTTTGAAAAGTATTACTTTTTGGTAAGCCCTAAAATGACAAGAACTCATTTGGTTAAAGCTATAACATTATACCAATTAAAACCGGCAAATAGTTTGTTTAATAGTTATGTTGGTGCAGATGCAATCATTAAGAGAATGAGAATGAAACATCCACACCTTAATAATTTACTTTTAATAAATGACTTAAAAAGCAATACTGATTATAAAGCTTATCAGTCTAATATCTTTTTACCAAAAAATACCGGTAAAAAATTAATGGAAACTTATGTAGAAAATTTACATGAATTACGTAATGATGATATAGCACCAGAAGTTGCTGAATTTTTTGCAGGGTTTGACCATTATCTTGTAATGCAGGGTGGTTTAAATGCAGCATCAAAGTATTTTATGGGCCCATTAGTTTCTCAAAATTTTATATTAAATACAGTCTATGATCAATTAGATTTTGATTTAATGGAACAATTGTTTGATGAAGCTTATAAAACTTTTAGGTCTTATGAAAATAAGTTTGCTAAAGTTGTATATAATAAGGGAGTTAAAAGTGAAGTTGATCCAATTAATGTTGGTTTACTTAGTCAGTTTTATGATAAAATATCCAATTTAGTTTTAAATAATAAATGGAACTCAAGAGGTAAAGGTGTTAATTATACTGTTGACGGTAATTTGGATTACGGTAAAGGTGAAACTCAAATTAAAGAGAATGCTTATGTGTATGGTAATGTTCACATGTTTAACAATATAAGTCAAGCTAATCAATCTGATTTTGAGTTTATTTTTAATCCAGAAATGTTATTTGAATCTGATGAAGATGTTACATTAGAACAAGTTGAAGAAATACTTAAAGTGTATGGTGATGTTAAAATTGCATACCCTAAAAAGAAAGTTGTAGCACCTGAATATTTAGATCAGAATGAAATTGACAGAATGTTGTTAGAGCATTTAGGTGTTGACAATAGAGGTAACTTACCTATATTGGTTGGTAAATCTAAAATGGGTAGAATTGGAGCAATGAGTATTGCTAATTCTGTAGTAAAAAGATCTGGTGAATTTGTAACAGACCAATATATTTCTTCACGTTCAACAAAAGGTATTGCTTTTAAAGCTAAACAAGCACCTAAATATCAAAGTAAACACCATGCTTATATTGATGAATTAAAGAATGATTTAAATAAAAATGAATACGTTGCTAATGATGCTGTATGGATATTTGGAGCTTCATTAAAAGAAGATGCTTATGCTAATACATCATTAAAAGAATATAATGAATCAGTTAAAAATTTCTTTAATGAAAAGTATGTTCCTGAAATCTCAAAAGCAATTGCTGCAGGTGTAAGTACATTTAATATAAGTGCTGCTCCTGGTGGTATTGCAACTTATGCAAAACAGTATTTAAGAAATAATGGTTATAAGATGGTAGTTGAATATGGTCCTGATTTTCAGAAATATTATTCATTTAATAAGTCATTAGAAGGTAAGACTTCAGCTTATTATGATGTAACTAAACCTGAAGTTAGTATGTATGATGCATTTGGTAAACAGATTACAGGAGTAATGAATGTTATAAAGGAAAAAATGAAAGGTCTTTCTGAATCAGATCTTATTAAAAATGGATTGCAGATTGCAGAACAAGCTTTGACTTCTTATTTCCAAGGTAATGCTGTTGAAAGAATGAACTTATCTAAACTTTTAGTTGATACTAATGGTAACGCTTTAAAGATAGGTGTTAGTCCTGCTGCTGTTTATTTGGAGAAACATTTAATGGGTTCAGTTCTTCCTTTTATTATGTCAAGTAGAGCTAAAAGACTTCAAAAAGAAGAAGTGTTTAACCCTCAAGGATTGAAAACTAATTCTTCTGGTTTTGTTCAAGGTCCTGTTATGAAAAACTTTAGAAAAATTGAAGAGATAAAAGGTGCTGAAATTTATGATGGTGAAGTTTTTGATAGAAATGAAGCTGATAGATTATTTGCTAAAATGGATAAAGAATTTGAAGCAGAATTATCTAAACAAGTTCTTTTAGCAGGTAAACAATGGAGATTAAAAAATCTTTATTACGGTCCAATTGATTATGCTTATGGTTCAGGAGAATCTTACAAGAAACATGCTAAAGCAGAAATGCCTGAATGGATTGAAAAAACTGTAAGACTTATTGAAAAAAGAATGGGTGTTAAACCTGGTTATTTTGATACAGCTTTAATCAATAAATATTCTGAACTTTCAACTGGATTAGGTTATCATACAGATCTTGAAGTTAATTTAACAGGTAGAGATGGTAAAGTTAACCCTACTGTATTGACATTATCTTTAGGTGCACAACGTAAATTTGGTTTTAAAGGTATTAAACAATATGCAGGAAATGATCTTACTGTAGATGCTAAACATGGACACGTATTAGTTATGGGATATGATTCTCAATTAAACTATAAACATGGTGTTGAAAAAGAAGGTGAGCAAGGCGTTAGATATAGTATTACATTAAGACATACTCCTGATGTAAATAAATTACAACAAACACAAAACTTAAGTTTTTCTTTTGATAAAAAAAATATATTTAATGTTACACCAATACAAGCTGCTGATAAAAAAGCAACTATCAAAGCTAGTATTGCTACTCAATTTATTGGTTTTGGTGAGGGTATAACTGGAAGCTCTACAGAAAATTACAGGCAACAAGCAGGAGCTTTAGCTAATACAGGTAATTATTCTGATAATGATGTAATATTTGTTTCTATTGGAGGAAGAAGAGGAACTGAAGAACAACAAAAAACTCAACAAGATAGAACTATTAAAGAAGCTATTAAAGCTGTAGAAGCAGGAGCTACTATTCTTACTGATAACAAAGCCTACATTGATGCTAGTAGTTACAATACAGGAGAAAAAAGACTTTATGCTAATATGGAAGCTAAAGGTTATAACTATTCTGAAATTACAGTTGATGGTCAACTTATTGGTACTTGGAGTAAATTTTCTCAACCTGCTCAAGTTGCTAGTAAATCTACTGGATTTACTTCTTCTTTATTCAGAGGTCAAGAAAAAAAACCTACATTAGATGATAAAGGAAATCTTGTGTTGCAAGTTACTGAGGATTCATTGTTTAAATCTAAAGGAATTTCTTTTGCAGATAATAGAGGTTTAGCAGAAGATTATGGGAATAGATATTCTAAAAATCCTTTTATTATTGAAATAAATAAAGATTATGCGGAAAAGATTTTTCCATTAAATAAAGAAGGTGGAACACAATCCTATGGTAATAGGGTTATTGGTGATGAAGGTGAAGAAAGATTTATTTCTAATGAAAATATTATTATTCCTGCTGGACAATTTATTATTCATAAAACAGAAATTAATCATGGATTTTCTAAATTAACAGGTTTGCAATTAGTTGATGCTTACAATAAAGTTTTAACTGAATCAGATGTTGCGGAATATAATAGATATAATGAAGGAGGTTCTTATGCTACAGAAGATATTGATTTTGAAAAACAATTACTTCAAGAATTAAAAGCAAGAGGTATTGAAGAAAATGAATTAATATTTTTAGAAAAAGTAGGTCTTTCTGATGAAGATAGTATTATCAGAAATGCATTAAATATTGATTATACGGATGTTATTACTAATGAACAAAGAAATAGTTTTTATGAAAAACAAAAAAGAATATTAAATAAATTAAATCAACCAACAATAAGTAACCAACCTACTCAAGTTGCTACTCAATTATCTTTATTTGATGATATAAGTGAAAATTTGGCTTTATGGGATATGTATAAATCTAATTTAAAAGCAAAAGGTATGGCAACCAGTATGACTCAAGAACAATTTTTATCTCTATCTTTGGAAGAACAAAAAAACTTAGCAAACTGTACAAAATGATATGTGTTAATACTACTCACCCAGACTTTGTTAACTTACAACAAGTCACAGGTTTAAATGAAGAAATATTAAAAGCAAAAGTTGGAGTGTGGATGGAGAAGAACCCTAGTGGTTCTTTTCCTACACTTGATGATTTGGGATTACAAATTAGGGAAGAAAATACACCTGATATGTTTGAACAGACTGATGCTATAAAAGAAAATGAAAACCCTGGTTTCTTTGGTGTAAAACAAACATGGGATTCTAAACCTGAAACTGATGTTCAAACACCAACATCAAAATCAACAGTTACTTATTTAAAGCGTAAGCCACTTAATTTATCTGAAGAAGATAAAGTAAAGTTTGATGCTCTTGTTGAAGTTGTAGGGTATGATGAAGCATTTACAGATGTTATTGAACAAAATGGAAAAGTTAGAAGTCCAGAATATGTTATTGATAAAATTCTTTTTAAGAATAGAGAAATTGAAGATATTCAACCTGAATTAGATGAATCAGTATTTCAAATAGATCAAGAAGAAGAACTGGTTGATGATTTAAAAGGTATTGAGGAAGTAAAAGAAATTTTTGAATCTCAAAACAAAAGAAAGGCTACTGAAGTAATGATGAGGCTTTCTAATCAACTTGGTGTGGATTATGAAGTAATTACTGAAGAAGAGTTTGAAGTAATGTTTCCTGATGCTCCAAAAGCAGCAGGTTTCTTTATGAAAGGTAAAGTTTATTTTGTTGCTGGTTTATTTAATCATGATACAGTATTACATGAGTTTGCTCACCCAATAATTAAAGCTTTATCAAAAAATAATCCTGATTTGTTTAACAAACTGTATAGTGATGTAGTAAAATCAGATGATGGTTTTGATTTATTTACTTATGTCCAAAAATACTACCCTGAACTAAAAGAGAACAGTCCTGAATTTATGGAAGAAGTTATGGTTCAGACTATGGAAAGAATGAACAAGGATTTTGGGTATGAGAAAAAGTCTTGGTTTAAAGAACTTCTATTTAACATAAAACAGTTTTTAAGAAAAGCATTTGGAAGAAATGTTAATGTATCTAAATTAAAACCGGATACTACATTAAGAGAACTTCTTGATATGTTGAATGAGGGTGAAATGTTTGAATTAAATACAGATTTCATTACCGAGGATGATATTGTAATGTTCCAAAGAAAATATCAAGAAGAAGTTCAAGATGTTCTTACAAAAGCAAGTCTTGAAAGAACACAACAGGTTATTGATGATTTCTATGAGCTTGTTCAAAAACAAGTAGGTAACTTAACTAAAGAAAACTCAATTTTTGCTACACTAAAAGCTGAACTTTCTGATGATTTTAATGAAGGTATATTACAAACTATACGTAAAAACCTTAATGAGCTTTCATCAAAAGGAACAAGAGCAATAAAAAGATTAGAACTTTATGATAATACAACTGCTACAGATGCTGAAATTGTAAAGCACAAGATTGAATTATTTGTTACAGCGTTAGCAAATGTTGATGTGGTATTTGAAAAATTAAATGAAAGAGCTGACTTACTAAGAGCAAATCAACTTACAAGAGATGATTTTGAGGTGATGTTAGCTATGCAGATGTATATTGAAAATTGGCAAAATTTTTATGACAATATTTCTAAAGGTTACTTTGATTTATATAATACGCAAGATCCAATTGCTCAATTATATATTAGTAGCAAAGGTAAACTCAATCAACTTTCTAATAAAGTTAAACAGACATTTTCAGATGCTGTCTTTGATGAGTTCTATGAACACATGAAAAAAATTAATCAGCCTATTGAAGATGAAGCTATGAGTGAGTTACAAGCTTTAAAAGATTCAAATCTTTATGCTGAATATGAAAGAAGATACAAACAATGGTATGGATTAACTCCAGCAGAACATACTGAATTAAGTAATTTAGAAAAAGTTCTTCCTGCAAACAGAGATGAGAATAGATACACTTATTTAAAACAAATGAGTATGTATTCTCAAAGTATATCAAAAGAGCAACTAAAAGCTCTTATTGGAAATACATTGGGTGATGTAGGTGCGTTATCATCTATTGGAACAGGTTATTTAAATTCTAGTGATGATATTGTTGGTGGTTTCCATAACTATATCTCACAATTTTTTAATGAACTTTCCGGAAATGCCAATGCTAGACAAGCAGAACTTCTTGCCAAATTAAAAAGCAAACTTAAAGGAACTGTTCACGCAAATAAACTTTTTGGTGAAAATGCTTTGGGTAGAGCAATTGGTAAGAAAGATAGGATAATTAATACAAGAAATGAACTTTCAGCAAAAGAAAGAGAAAAGTGGAGTCAATTATCTGTTATTACAAATAGAACACCTGAACAGCAATTAGAGTATGAAAGATTATCTATTGCTAAAGCAGGATTTGAAGATTCTGAAGAATGGATTTTTGCTAATAATTTTAAAGATTGGAGAGCTGATAAAAAGTTATTAGAAATTAAAATTCAAGAAGCAAAAGACACTCATACATTAAATCCAACTCCTGAAAATCTTAAAGCTTTCAATAAAGCAGTTAAGCTTTATAAGCAATGGGAAGCAGAATATATGAATAGAGATGGTGTTGATGAAGTTTATGAGTTTGATTATATGATGGATTCTCCAATAGGGGAAATGGCTCAAGAACGCATTGATGATGTATTTACAAGAATGCGTATGCTTACAGCTAACACAATGCATGATCCTACAAGTTTTGATATTGAGATTGAACTTAGTAAATTATGGGTTGAGTTTAGACAATTGTATAGTAAAGTTGATGCTAATGGTAATGACAAGACTGGTGATGAATTAGCAATTGCTGAATTACTTAATCAATATAAAGAAAAGACTAAAGATTTCTATGAATATGTTGATGTACCAATGAAATTTGAAAATAGTTTTGACACATTTTTACATGGACTTGATGCATCAAATATTCAAGGTAATGACCGTAAAGTAGCAATTGAAAAGTGGATAAAGTATAATACAAGTGTAGAAATTGATGATGCTTATTTTGAAAAAAGAAAGCAATTAGTAGATAGAAGAAATGAAATTATGGCTGATCTTATTGCTGTAAATAATTCTATTCAAGATATTTCTGGTATTTATGAAAAACTTTATACAGACATTTTAAAGCCTACAAAAAATGAAGCTGGTCAATATAGTGGGTTTAATCTAACATCTGCTCAACAAAGAAAAGCTACTGAACTTGCTGAAGAAATAGATAGAGCAAAAGATTCTTATTTACAGTTAAGTGGTTTAACTGGTGATGATTATAAAGATTTTGTTTTCTTACAAAATAAAGCTACATATAGCACTCTTACATATCAAGAAGAACAACGCTATATATACTATGACGATATTTTAAAACAAAAAATTTCACAAAGTCTTATTAATTTTAATGATATTGTTGAATTACGTGCTATTGAAAAAGAGTTACGTGAAATGTCAATAACAGAATCAACTGATGATTATTTGGTTGCTTTTAATGATGTTGTGTTTAATAATACAGGAGTTCTTGATGCAGTAGCAACTGAAATTGATGCATTGTTTGGTGAAGATATTTATTCTACAGGTTCATTATCTAAAGAACATTTAGAGGAATTATTATCTAATGTAAGTTTTCTTGAAGATTTAGCTAGTTCTGATCCTTCTTTTAGAGATTTCTTTTTTGATAACCACTATCTTGCTGAAAGAATTGAATATAACAGTAGTGGTCAAGCAATTGGTTTAGTTGAAAAATATATTAAATCACCAGCTTGGACAACTACAGCTCCAAGGGATATTGCTTATTACCACACAAGAGCAGCAACTACAAATCCTTTAAGTCCTCAAAATGGATTATTTCCTAATGGTTATATTGAACTTGATGGTATTCCAAGAGTTCCTAATATGAACTATAGGTCAAGAGTAATTAAACCAGAATTTCTTAGAGAAAAAATAGAAAGAGATTATATTGATGTTAATCCTGTTACTGGAGCAGAAACTCTTGTTATAGCTAACGTAGATAATAGTGGGAGATGGTTGCCAAAAACAGATCCTAATGACCGCCGCTATATTGATGATGATTATCAGAGAATGTTTGAAGAAGACAGAAAGCTTTTTGATGCTATGCTAATGATTAAAGACCATCATTTAGATAATCAAAAAGGATTAGATGCTTCTCAAAAAGGTTACATCAGTTATCCAAATATTAGAAAATCTGGAACTGAAAAATCTCTTTATGGTACTCTTAAAAGAAGAGAAGGTTTTGGTGAATACTTTATGGCTAAAATCAGATCTATTGTCAACGTGTTTAGACAGCAAGCGGATGATGTTGATTTTGGTTTAGCAACTCCTAAAATGGATGAACCTTTGACAAGACCTATTACTGGTTTATATCATTTAAATGCTAATGATGTTTCTACAAATATAATTGCATCAATTGGTTTACAATCTTATTCAATTGAGCATTATAAGTCTGCAAGAAAAGCAATGCCATTTATGCAATTGTTTAATAGAACAATTAAGGATATTGCTATGTCACCTGAAATGAAGTCTTATGTAGATAAATTAAAAGGTTTAAACTTATTTAATGCTAAATTAAACGGTAGTGAATCAAAAAGATTAAGAGCAATACAGCATTCACTTGATAAACATCTTGCTGGTGAAGATGTGGTTATTGATCCTAAATTTATTTTTTCAACAGGATTTCAAAGAAGTTATTTAAAACTTATGAGTTACATGCAAAAGCATGCTTCTGTTCTTTGGTTTGGTTTTAATGCTGTTTCATCTACTGCAAACTACGGTTCAGGTAAAACATTACTTTATTCAAGAGCAACTGGTGATAATTATAGTTTAAATGATTTAGTAATGACTAGAGCTAAATCATTTAATACTGTTAAAAAACTTATGGCTGCAAGATATAAGTCGGGTGAAATAGATCCGTTAATACAATTATTACGTGTTACTGATGCTGTACCAGACTTGATGAAAAAAGATGCAGGTACATTTGGTGCAAGAACTGTTTGGGGAGATTTTAGAGCTGGTACACTTAGATTTACAGATAGAAAATATATGGGTGATTCTGTTCCTGTTCATCAGTTTTTGGCTATATTAAGACATAATAGTTTTGAAATTAATGGCAAAAAAGTTGCTCTCTATGATGCTCTTACATTAGATGATGAAGGAAGAGTTGTTACTATTAAAGGAGTTCCATCTGATATGAAAATATCTTATGACTCTGATGGTAGAATTGTAATGGGTGAAAAATTAAAAAAAATTAAGAATGTTCACCAAAGAATTATTCAAAAGAATATTGGTGCGGTAAGTGACTTTAACGAACCTGATGCTTTCAGAAATATTTGGGTAAAAACTACATTCTTTATTATGAAGTTTATTCCAGGTATGTTGAGTGGACATTATAACATGAAGTTTAACAAAAAAACAGGAACTTATGGTACAGCTACAAAGAATTATTCTACTCAACAAAGAGAACTTGGAACATTTGTAGGTGCTGCTACAGCTATAGCAACAATACTAAATTCAAAAAGAAAACTGAATGCTCCACAAAAAACTGCATTGTATTCTTTATTGATACTTCTTACAACTAACATAATGTTGAGGTTATTAAAACAAAGACTTTCACATTATGATGAAGATGATAATGGGGAGAATGATTTTACTTTTTCACCAGGAGAAGAAGGTGCACATGCAATGATGAAAAAAATGAATGGTGTACCTAATTTACCCCTTGTACAACCTAATCAGACTGTACAATGGGGTAATAGGTTTTCTACTATGGAATGGTTTAAAATGAATGCTCTTAGGATTGTAAATAGAATTATCAAAGAGCAAGAATCTATGCTTCCTGTAACACCATGGGATCCTTATAATTCAGGATTAGTTGCTTCTATGCCAAATTTAATTATGTCTGGTTCAGTAGTAGGTGAAAACAACATTTTTAAAGACATCATTGATGGATTTGGTTATGCTGTAAATGGTGATACTTACGAACAAGATGCTGGTCCTTATATTTGGCAAGAAGGTATTAAGGAAGGTGCTGAAACTAAATGGTACAACAATAAAGCATTTAATCTTTATATGAAGTACCAATTTAATTTAGATGGTAAAATAATAGATCCTCGCCATGGATTAAAACAAGATCATACTTTAAGATAGTGATGTGACTATTTTACTTAAATAGTTTTTTACACTATCTGAAACATGTAATTTTTCATTACAATTGAAATCAGGAAGGTCCAGTAGTTCTGGGCCTTCTTTTTCATCAAAGTCAATCTCTAATTCATCTCTATACAAATCATAATATTTTGATGGATATAATCCAATCTCTGCTAATTTATTTTTTGTTGAGCTTACAATTTTAACTTTATTGCTTTGTGAAATGTGAGAATATTTACCATTAATAACGTATAAATAGTCTTTGTCAATTTCATTTAAGTTGAATACTACAATGTCAAAATCTCCATCATTAATAACATACTCAAACATTTTATGACTCATGATAGATTGCTTTAGCAATACATTCTTCATGGTTGTGTTTGGAAATAATGCATATAATACCGGAGTATCTGTTTCAATTCCATCTACAACAAGGTAAGTGGATATTGGTTTTATATTTGTTGGTAAAGCCAACATGGGCCATAAAAACATTGTGCTTTTTTGACAATATGTTTTTAAGTCTTCTACTAAATCCATAATAAAATGTTATTTTAAATTTTCAAATAAGGTGCTTAATTCTACTTTTTGGAATCCTTCAGGTTTAATTACCTTACCAAATTCATTTTTAATTACTTTGCCATCTGGGCCTAATTTTCTCAAGTTGTTTTCATGAACAAGATTGAATGCTGGAATAATTAAATCTTGCAATCCATGTGCATTGATAGTTCCTAGTAAAATGTATAACTTGTCTGCTAAAGCATCAAGAATTTCTACCATGTCCATGTTTTCATTTGCCATGAAATACTCTTTGTTTTCTTCCTTCATTAGTTCATAGCGTAACGCATACTCATCTTCTGAAACAAAAGTTGGTTTGTCATTTAGGGTTTGTTCAAACTTGATTTGAAAATCCCTTACTAAAGCTAATTGTTCTGTCATATATATTTGATTTTTGGGGTTACGAATAAAGAATTGTTTCAGACATAGCATAGATAGCATCTGTTAAGACTTCCAATAAGTTTTTATCTTCATAAGTCATATCAGCATAGTGTGAAAATTGCGTGTTATATGTTGTCACAATTTTGTGAGATACATTCTTCACAAGGTTTACACTTCTATCTCTATATCCCATTCTATGTATTACTCTATACATAGCTGCACAATAAGACACTAGCAAGTGTCCATTTGTTATATCAACATTTTTTTCTTTAATAACAATCTTATTATTAAAATCATAAAACATTTTTAAAAGCTTTAACACAGCTTTTTCATCTGCTTTATTCATGTTGATTAGAAAATCATTTGAGAAATGTTCCAAAATGTTTTCTAAATCTCTTTCTACTATTGATTTAAATCTGTTTTTAAGTAAAGGGTTTTTATCTTCAATAAGATCTGTTGACAATGATAATACTACATTACTCATCATTGCCAACTTCACTAATTTTAAGGAGTCTTCTTTACTACAAGGTTTTAAAATTGAACCTATGTTTACCTTCATTTCTTTATCTTAAAGATACGTAAAAAATATGGAGTTTCTTGATTTTCAATCTGCTTTTTAAGCGTTGCAATTGTATGAATCAATGTTAGTTTTTCTTGGTGTAATTCATTCAATTCTAAATTCTTTTGAATAACTGCATCCATAAATCCTTTGTTGGCATTAACAACTCTTTTATACTCAATCTCCATATCTGCATGAGCTTTTTTGACTTTGTTAAGCTTTTCAATCATTTGTGGTATATTCTTCTTCTCAACTTCTTTTTTGTAGTTGACAAAATCTTTAGCCAAAGTAGTAATCTTTGTTGCTAAAGCTTGGTTCTCTTTTACCAAAAGAGCATTTTGCTCTCTTTCCCACAAAAGTTTTTCTTCTGTGGTAGTGGGAACAAAATGCATTAATACTTCTCTTTCCATACTATTCTTCCATTACAGCTCCTTTAGGGATTACTGATAAATATTTGTTAGTTTTTACTTCTACTTTTTTCTTGGCTCTTGTTATAGCTGTGTAATACCATTTTCCTGCATCCCAATTACTTGAAATAAATGAACCATCAATAAACACATAATCCCATTCTTGCCCCTGTGCTTTATGTCCTGAAATAGCATAACCATAAGTGGCTATTATAACTTCTTTATTGAACATAGTGACTTCTTTTCCTGTTCTTGGATTCATGAATGATGTTATTAATACAGACTCAACATTTGTACTTAAAATAGTGTGCTGTCTTGTTGTATTATAAACTATTGTTGATCCATGCAAAGAAGATTCTTCAATGCTAGGTAGCATTAAGATATACTTACTTGTGTTTTCCATGAACTTTGTATTGAATGTCTTATCAATGTACAACATTGCCTTTAATCTTTTGTAGATAGGCTCTTCTAAACCTCTTGAAAATTCAGTTGCATTTTGAATAAGCTTTAACTCAAACTCTTCAATAAGCATAAGATTTTTGGGCTTAAATGTTTCTCCATTGGAAAAGTACACGCTGTTGTTTATTGCTACAAAGTTTTCATGATTCTGCGGATAATTCAAATCAACACCTTCTTGTTTTGAAAACTTGAATTTTCTTACTTCATTGTTGTAATAAATTCTTTGTCTGTTGGTAGATGTAATGATCATGTAATTACCATCAGCTGCAATTAATTTAGGCAACACAGATGAGAATTTTGGTAACTCTCTTAAATCATTTGTGTCAATCTCATTATAAACAGGTTTCTGATATGTTCTTATATCAGTTGCTATCTTTAATAATGGACCATCATAACGCTTTACTTCTGTTAACTCATGCTTGTTCTTTTCAAAGAAAACAGGAACTCTTAACTGTTCTTCTGTTTTTTCTGAATACAATGTCTTTAATGGTATATTTTCCCACTCAAATAGTTTGGGGTTCTCACCAACAGGCTCAAGCTGAAATATATCTCCCATAAAGATTATTTTACAGTTTGATAGACCATAAATAACTTTTAAAATAATCTGTCTTAATACATCTACATCAATCATAGAACACTCATCTATGATATAGTAGTTAGATGAAAACCCACCATTAGGAACAAACTTGCCTCTTTCATCAACAGAATACAATGCTCTATGTATAGTGCTTGCTTCCTTGTATGGCATTTTTATCTTTTCAGATATTCTATTTTTTGCAGCGTTAGTAGGTGCAAGTAAACTGATGCTTTTCTTTTTTATTTTAGTTACATAACCAACTATGTTTTCCGCAATAGTAGTCTTACCTGTACCTGAATAACCTGCAAGCATAAAGAATCTACTCTCTTTGTCTTCAATGAAATCAGCAACTTTCATTAGTGCTGCTTTTTGGTCATCAGTTAATTCTATTTCATTGCTACGTGTGGTGAGTATTTTGTCCTTGGTGGACTCTTTTTCTTTGTGCTTTGATAAAGCTTTTTGTAATTTATTCATGTTTTAGGGTGTTTGGTATGTGTAGGTGTGATGATAGTAACTCCCTACCATCACTCTACTTTATATACTTGGTTAATAAATCCTTTGTCATCAAGGTGAAATTCATAAATAAATTGTAGATGACTTGGTGTGAATGAGAATATTGTGTGGTCTTTTTGACCATGATATTCATCCATTTTATATTCATCAGTTAACATCTGATAAAATCCATTATCTGTTCTTACTCTTTCAAATGGTTTAACATTTGAAAAATCTTGTTTTGAAAAATTTTGTAATATGTTACCTATTTCATTTGTAATAGGTGTTGGAATATGACTTGCCATAATTAGCTTGTTATTAAGTTTTTAAATGCTTTAACAGTAAATGTAAACTCAAAGTCTTCACAAGGAGTAACACCATCTAAATAATCTATCAGATCATTTTCATCTTTGTGTTCTCTTATTGTGTTAATCATTTCTTTTAGTTCATCTTCATATCCTGATAAAAACTTTTGTGCAATGCGTAATTCTCTTTCAGTTATACCTGCGTAATATTCTTGACCTTGACACCAATAATCAGGAAAATCAGATGGTTCATTGCTTGAGAATCCGCAACCACATTCTATTTTTTTGATGTTCATATCATGAAACATTACATCTCCACAATGACCGCAATTTACTACATTGACATTTGCAAGAGATTGTATTCTCTCTTGCAATTCAATTTGATTTAATGAAAATTCTTTCTTTGTCATGCTACCATAATTTCACCGGTTGATATATAGAATACAATGTATCCTTCTTGAGATTTATCTTCTACTGATTCTAAATCTTCAGGATTGTAAAAGTCTGTAACTAACTCTCTGTATTTTGCCAATGGGTTTAACACTTCTGGCTCATTACTTTCTTCTAACTCAAATAACTTTTCAGAAGTATCTTCATTTAAAAATGTATCATTTAAGTCATCATCATCTTCTAATTCAAAGATTTCTTCTGTATGAAGTTCTTTTGTTATTTGAGTTGTTGTTACAAATGCTGTTGATTCTGTTGTTACATCAAGTTCAGATACGTTTGTTGATGCTTCACAGTAATTACAATCTACTGTTCCATGTAATGTAACAATTACATCTTTAGAGCCACATTCAGGACAAGACAAATCATCTTCAAAGATTTCTTCTTCTTCTTCAATTACTTCATTTTTATCTTCCTTAGCTTCTTCAAATGGTTCAAAATTATCATCATCAACTTCTTCAACAAACTCGTCTTCAAGTTCTTCTGTAAATTCAGGTTCATGTTCCTTAACAGGTGTCAAATCTTGCTTAATGTTAAATGACTCATCTTTTATTACAGCAATTCTTTCTTCTGTAAAGTAAGATGTTTCCGTTATTGTTACATCAGCACCTTCAATTGCTGGATCAATACCTATAATGTATTTATTTTTTGGTTCATCCAGTAATTGATTATTAACATCAATGTTATATTTTAAGATTAAATACGTATTGATTTTAATCTGTTGTGAATACCATTTAGTAGGATCTGAATCAACTACAGATACCATTAGCATTTGATGTAAATGCCAAAGAGTTCCTTTGTGAGTATAGTTGTATTTTGGTTTTTGTATTTCAGCTTTAACAAGGTTTGCTTGTTCAGGACCAAAATAATCTTTTGCAAAAAACATTTCACCTAATACTCCTGCCATGTCTTCATCAGAAAGTTCAATTGCGGTAAATGCTTTTTTCATTTTGATTATGTTTCTGAAATGTTCTTCTGAATGAGCAATCATTTCTTCAACTACAATCTTTGTTTCTATATTGGCTGTACCTGTGTGTTTTCTGCTCCATGTGATTGTGTTATCAGCATAGATGAATGGAACATTCAAATCATATATGAAAGCTCCTACAGAGCAGCCAAATTTTAATTTCTTGTTGTATGAGTTTGTCCAGTTAAAGGTCATACCCATTTCAGAATCTAATGTGGATTTAATATGGATGAAGCCTAATGCTTCTTGTCCTAATGAGCTACCCTTGTATAATTCATATTCAACTTCTAGGTTTTCCTTTTCAATTGAAGCTCTCATTTGGTCTATAATAGCACCATGAGGAATCCTTGTGTAGCTCTTTGTGTTTTCTGGTAATTCAACAGCTCTTAAATATTCTTCTGTTTTAGTTTTTGAAATCATGAGAATAAATTTTGTTGTGTAACAAATGGTTGAATATTTTGAATTTCTTTGTTGATTTTTCTTAAATGAAATCCTGTATCAACATTGTATGATTCAAAAGGTGCGACCTTGTCATATCTATTAAGTAATAATTCTAATACGTTATCAGCTTCAAGTTTGATGCTCTTTACATCATATTCTGAATCTTGCTTTAGCTTTCTGATTTTACAGCCTTGTCTGGACCTGTAATATCTAATTGTTTTTGGTAGATTGCTATCTAAGATACTTCCATCTTCTAAACAAGTAGCTACAAATTTCCATGCTCCTTTTGCTCTAACACCAGCGCAATAATCCATAATGTTTTTGCACTCTGATAATGTTTGAGATGGTTCTATTCCTAATACAAAATAATTGTACAAGGCAATACGGTGTATTCTATAGCTTTTGTTTTTATGTAATGGTTTGTCTATTTCAAATCTACCTTTACATTTTGTTTTGCAATGATATTTCTTACCGTCTTTTTCTTTAATTAGAGGTTTTGGAAACTCTTTCATTAACTCATTGTAATCTTCTTCAGATTTAATTTCTTTCTCTTTGAATATACCAATGTAGTTGTTTACATCACCAATGTATAATGACTTATAATCTTCAAACTCTAATTCAAGTTTAGTAAGCTTTTGCCATGCATCACAAATGTCATTAAACTTTTGTTCATATTCTCTTGGAATAATTACCTCACCACCGTCTGTATTAATCATGATAGGTCTTGATCCTGGAATTGATTCACATAAATCTTCCATCAACATCATCAATGATAACTGACCGTTACAAGTAATTTTCATAGTGAAAGCACTATCTTTTAAGAAACTGTTTTCTTCATTTGATAAACCATAAGTTGAGTTTAAACAAATTTTATACATGTAGTTTAATGGATCTTTCTTTGAATACTTTTTTCTTTCTTCAAACATCCATTCATAAATTTCGCAGAATATTTTATTAGGTATATGTGCTGGACTCCATCTATTTCTAATAGCAAGATTTGGATAGAATGACGTAACATCAAATGATTTGATTATAAAATCATCATCTGAATGATATACACCTTTTCTTGCACCATGAATACCACCTAATGCAAAACTTACAGGTAATCCTTTGTAAACTATCTCATGTTTAAATGAACCTTTAAGATTTTCACCATCTAATTTTAAACTCTTGAACTTTCTCAAAGTGTTTATCATTACAGGTGTCTTGAATTTCATATACGGAAGTATGAGTTCTTCAAGTATAATTTGTTTTCTGTAAGTTCTTTGTTTTCTTAACTCCCCTTTTGATATATTTAAAGCTTCAGACAATAGCTTTAAGAATATCTCTTTTGCTAAACTTGGTTCAGAAGAATTGTATAAATCTAATTTAAAGTGAGTGGAAAGTTTAGACCTTAAAAGTATTTCAGATTTGTTTTTAAAGAACAGTTCCCTGGTAGATAAACAGTCATTAATACAATAAGATTTTAATACAAGAATGTCTTTCTCATTATGTCTTTTGTTATGAGGTTTTGACATATCTTCTACATTGTACCAATCCATGTTGTATTGCAACCATTTTAAAGAACTCATTTTGGCGGCATTGTCATAATTGTTTATGCTTAAAATATCACATTCTTTAAAAGGATTATCTTTTTTTCCAAATAACGGATAGCTTTTTTCTAATGGGTTTTTATTGTTAGAAATCCTAATTACTTCTTGTGCTATTCTATAAATCTGATCAGCAATATCTAACCCTGTTCCTTTCTTATCAATCTTATTACTAAGGATTGCTCTGGAAATCTGATTGTCAAATTTTAAACCATTGAATGATACTAGCAATACATTATTCTTTATGCAATAATTCATAAACTTTAAGTATGCATCTATATCATTTTTAAATTCACTTACTTCAAAAGAGATTATGTTCTTTGGATTTTTAACACTAACAAATACACCAAGAAAACAGTTGCATACAGTTTCATAATCATATACGTAAGCTTTTTCTAATTGCATATTTTAGAGATAAAAAATGGCGAGAATCAATAAGAATCTCGCCATTTTAGTAAATATTAATGGTTTATTTTTTCATGAAAGTATCAACCAAGTTTGAGTCTGGGTTGATTGCAAAAAGGTCAAGGAACTGACGAATATCTTTTGCATCTTTTAAATAATACTCATAGAAAGTATTAATTAATTTTCTTTCTTGTTTGTATGGTGCTCTTGTTTCTACTCTTCTTTTTGCAGGAATTGGATCACCGTTGTCATCTAGTCTTGAAAAGAAATGAAAAGTTTCTTTTGTTGTTTTAGACATTACAGCTAACTGTTGTGTGTTTGGTAGGAATACTACTTCCACAAATGGACAATCATTAGTTACAGGAATCATTCCAAATGTAGGTTGATCCATGTAATCTTGACTAACAATCATCATTGATTTTGGTTGGTTTTGTTCTGACATAAAATAATTTTTTACAAAGTTATTAAATTGTTTGCATACTCATAAGGTAAAGTGAAATCTTTATTTGTGATATGATAATCAATTTCTTTGTTAATTAATTCATACATTCTAATTCTCCACTCTACCAATGATTTTTCTGTAACAACAAATGGATATACTTGGTTGTTGTTATCTATTACAATGAAACTAACTTCAACAGAATAATTCATAGCACCACCAACTGCTAATGATTTTGCTAAAGCAGAATATATTGCACCTTGTAACCAGTAACCATATTTCTCAACAGAATCAGGAAATGCTTTTAAATTTCCTGAAGATGTTTTTAAATCTGCAACGTAGATTTTCTTTTCAGTTTTATCAACTTTGATAATGTCAAGGATACCTTTAATACCATACTTAACATCTTCAATCTTTGCACTTAATTCCAACTCTGTTCTTATTTCATCAGTTGGTGTTTCTTCAAGTAATCTTTTAACGTATGGGTGTTTCAATATTTCTTCTGCTTTAGCATAACATCTATCCCACATAGCAGCATCAACAATTACTTTATCTCTACCTTCAACCATCAATTTAAAATATTCACAAGAATTTTCATTGATGATTTTAGCAATTCTTTTTTCATCACCTGTGTACATCTTACCATCTTTACCTGGTTTCTTGTCATCAACAAGTGATTGGTGAAGATTAATTTCTTTTAAGTAATCAATGATTTCTTCTGTGTATTCTTCAAGTTCAGAAGCATTTCTTTCTAATGATAACAAATGATCAAGACAAGCTTTTGTAGAATCAGATGGTGTACTAATTCCCATCTTAACAAACTTCTCATTAACTGTGTCTGGTTCTAATACTAATGCATGAACTAATGTTCCTTCATCAAAGAATTTTGCACTCTTCTTTTCTTTGTTACCTAACACATAGTAGTCATAATACTTTGCAGGTGTTTCCAATAACATCTTTAATGCACTTGGACTAAGGAATAAATTATTTACTCCTTCATAAAAATTGCTTTCATTTAGCAATTCATTGTCATTTAACTCTTTCATTTTTATTTATTTAAGCGTTGTTTTAATTTAAATTTTACATCAAACGTGTTACTTTTTATAACGTTAGTTTTAAAGTTTTCAGCAATAAATAATTTTTCATCATTACCTAAAGTTCTACCTTTAATCATTTCTGAATAATCAACAATTTCATCTATTTTAAAATAAGCATTGTTAATAAACTTTCCCATTATTTTTTTTAACCTTGGTAACTTATTAATTAAAGTTTTATGTTTATCAGTTAAATGAATTTCATTAAAAAGTAATAATACTTCAGTAATTGATATTGCCATATTGCATGAATCTATAATTTTTAATAGCATGCTTTCATTATCTGTTCCAATAAATGATTTTAATTTTTTGTATTTTTCCGCATCAATCATTGCTCTAGTTTCAAACAACAATAAATTATATTCACTAACAGGAATCTCATCAATATTAGACATTATTGCGTTTATTGCTCCCATTGCAATCTCTTCTGAATGTAATAATTCACTTAAAGCTGGATTATTTCTAATTATTTTGTCACTAGCATCAAAAAGTAATACACATGGTTCTCCATTACTAATATTCCATATATCAAATGTATTACTAGCCCAAAGTTGAAGTGTTAATAACTCTACATGTGATAAGTTTTTTGAATGTATAAAAGGTTCATAGTCTGCAACTATAAACCTTTTAATCTGATTTTGCTTTACTACTTTAATATTTAAACCTTTTTTATTTTTCCAATTTGAAGGTATATCAATATATCTAGGAGCACCAACAATATTTAAATTTTCTGATTGATATTGAAGTAATACCTGACTTCTAGGAATTATTTGTTCTCCATTACTTCCTTTTTCTGTTATAGTTAATGAAACTACTTTTCCTGTTCTACTTAAATCCATTTCATGACTTGCGTTAAATGGAACAACAATTGCCTTCATTATTCTAAAATTATATCAACAACTTCTGAATGAACTAATAGTGCATTATATCTGTTGTCTTGATTAGTAACTTTTTTAGCTAATACAAATTTTAAATCTGTACCTAAACAATTTGATTTAATTAAATCAGCAAGTCTATCAATATGTTTTGGTGTAACTTTATCTAATGTAAATGCTAGATAGTTAATCAATCTTGTTGTTACAACAAATGCTAAGTCTGCTCTATAATCCAAACCTTCTTTAATCAACTCTTTAATTTCATCTTGAATAGCTTCAAATGAAATTGTAGTGTCCATTATTCTTTCAGGAGAAATCATCTTATCCATCTTGTTATTAATGAATGAACAAAATAAAGATGCAACTTCAGATCCTACAGCACCTTCTGCTAATGTTCTTACAAGAGAAAGGTTAGATTCAAAGTCTGCAATAGTTGTTAAGGTATCAAAGAACTTTGTAAGTGAACGTGGATTAATATGAGGTGTTTCTGTTTTAATTATTTCTGGATTCAACAACATAAAAGAAATACATCTTCTATCTACACCATTCTTTTCAGCCCATTCAGCCCATGATTCAGCATCATACTTTAATTCAAATGTTAGCTTTCTTGACTGTGCTGCTGGATCTGTATCACTTACATTATAAGTTCCATCATCAGGATTTTCTGTACATATTACAGTCCAATTTTTAGGAAGCTTCCAAGAAATATATTCTTGTTTAGAAATAATTTCCATTACTGCTTGCATAAATCTTGGTTGACAACGTGTATAGTCATCAAGTAATAAGATACCATTTTCACCTTTACCTGCAATAAATTGAGGTTTAGCATAACTCATTCTTGAATTATTTGTGATAGTCCATCCTTCTTTTGCATATTGTTCTATGATAGTTTCATCTATCCATTTTCCTTTTCCTTGTGGTGTAGTCAACCAATATTGTTTAATTGGAATACCAACTAAGTCACCTAACTCATCTATCTGTGCAAGGTTAATATATTCAAAATGATTTATTTTTAATTCTTTTTGAAGTTCTTCAACCAAAGTTGTTTTACCTAACCCTGCATGACCCAATATAGATACTGATACAGGTTTTTTGTTTTGTCCTTGAATAACTTTGTTGTTATTAATAACGTGAGTTAATACTTCTTTTAACTCTTTACTTGATAATTTAGTTGCTTCCATTTTAAAAATTGATTAGAAAATATAACGTATTGTGTTCCAACTGATTATAGAATCATGTGCTTCTATAAAGTCCTCTATGCAATTTCTTTTAAATCCTTTTGCATATCTTATATTCTCTCCACCAAATTGAGAGATTTTACGTTCTTGTATTTTAGGATTCCATAATAAACTTTCACCTATAGGATCAACCTGTAGGTTTACTTCATGCTTTTTTATGTTATGGGTTAAGAAGATAACTTCAGCAAGTACATTTTGTTTTAAAGCATCATCTACACCTACATTAAGTTGATGAAATAATCTTTCATATTCTTTGGCCCAACCCTTTACAACAATTACTGGACTAAAATTTACATGGACATCATATCCAGCTTTAGCAAATAAGTTGATTGCATCAATGCGTTCTGCAATAGATGAAGTTTTGGGTTCAAGAATTTGTCTATAAGGTTCTGGCATTAAGCTAAACCTTATTCTTATTTTTCTTTCAGGATTGTATTCTAACAATCTTTTGTTTACATACTTTGTAGCAAAACTACCCATGGCAATAGGATGTTCTTTAAAGAAATCAAATATTGTTTCCCAAGGATAGTGCTTTAAATGTAAAGCCATATCTGAATTACAACCAATGTCATACGTTATGTATTCAGGATGTGTTTGATTTGGTTTCTTTACATCTGCAAAGAATGCATGTGCGTTTACTTCAGATAGTATTTGTGATATGTTTTCTGATACAACAAAGCCATCATTAACATGTCTTTTACAGTAACAGTATAAACAGTCATACCCACAACCAAATATTATTGAAGGCATAATAAAATCTGTTGACCTACCTGAAGGAAGAATTTGTAATGATTTTAAAACTTTAGTTTTCATTAATCACTTTGTAGATACAATGTTCTACAATTAAATTCCATGTTCCTGTTGGATCACATTCTTCTTCATGTGGATACATGTGCAATACTTTGTTTATTTGTTCAGCACTTAATTCTTTATTAATGCCTTTTGCGACATTTATTATGTCTTGTTCATCAATGTTACTCACCATCTTTTTTGATTTTAATATTTCTTATTTCAAGAACTTCAAAGTTCTTTACACCACATCTGATACAACTTGTAAAGTTTGCATCATATTTAGTTTCTTGGTGACTTCTATACAAACATCCATTATGAAAATAAATTGTTGCTTCTCTACCGCCAATTTGATCAGAATACCCATGTTCTGTACTGATTGTTAAATCTTCAACAGAACCATTTTGATAATAAATTCTGATGTCTTTTTCTTGATTACTAGTAACACAACTTGTTGCTATTAATGATAATGCTATAAATAGTTTTTTCATTAGTTTAATTTAATTACTTTACCACATTGTTTTAAGTGATCTGCATCACTACTAATTGTTGATAATACCCACAGCATATTCTTTACAGGGTTTCTTGGAACTGGTGCTTCACCATCTGTAAGATATATCAAAGTAGAATATTTATTTCTGTTTGCTCTATAGTAATCTACTATTGGATCAAATGAAGTTCCGCCACGCTTTTTAAGTATGAGTTCTTTCTTTGGGTTATACTTAATAGGTTCTTGCATTTCTGTATCTGCAAAAATAAGGGTAAAATCATTTCCTGATTTATACATGTGATGTAATTCATTTAAGAACTCATGTATTTCTTTATTAGAAACAGATGCAGAACTGTCTATACCAACAAGAACACTTGAGTATTGTATTACTTTTAATCCAAAATCATGTTCAAATCTCAATGACTTTTTACGCATAGTTTTTTTCATAGAAGTTTTAATTGAACTTCCTACAAATCTTTTAAGGTATGCTTTCCAATTAAACTTTGGTGGATCAGGTTTAAGAATTTTTTGAATTCTTTTTTCAATATCTTTAGGATATTTTCCTTGAGATTTTTTTACCTGTTCTATAGCGTTATCTAAAACTTCAGCAAGTTGTCTTTCCATTAACTTGACTTGACTTTCAGATGCATTTTCAATCTCTCCCCAGTTATGTTCTGGAACAGGTATAGGTTTACCATTTCCATTTTGAAATTGACTTGCACCTGAACCTTGTGCTTCACCACCTAACTGTTCTTTTACATCATTGTTTTGCATTAACTTTTTGTAATAGGTGTTAGTACCTTCATTAGGTTCTAATCCATATTCTAAAAAATCTTCAAGAAAACAACCTTCAGCTGGTAACATATCTCTTGGAATCTTTTGATTGATTTCAATGTCTTTGCTTATGTTAGACACTTCAGCATTTTTCAAATGTTTAAAATCAGTTAAATGAAAAAATACTACATGCATTAACTCATGCATAATAAGTCCTTTCTTTTGACTTTCATTTAAAGTTGACCAAAATTCTGGGTTAATATATAACTTAAAGTTAATCCCATTAATACCTACTCCTGCTGTTGGAACTTTGGTACTAAATTCTTTTTGTAATCCTAATAATACATATCCGTAAAACGGTTGTTCAAAGATTAAATCTTTGCAAATTTTACTTAAAGAATGCATGTATTTCTTTTAAATCTATCTTATCTTTTTCAGGCATTATTGCTCTTGCATGAGTAACAATTATCCAATTCCAATATTCTTGTTTAGAATCATTATCCATTTCTTCATAATGTTTCTTTACGTAGTAATGAAATTTTAAAGAGCTGTCTAAATCTTTAAATATAGGTTCTCTTAATTCTTTTGGTAGCTTTAAATAAAACCAAACATTAATTTGAGGACTTTGGTGATTTTCTAAGATAGTAGTTCCTAATTTTTTTAATTCTAAATCATTAGACTTTAAATAATCTAAGATTTTAATTTTCTTTTCTAATAGCATTTTGCAATTTTGATTTCATAAATACTCTAGTACTTTCAATTCCATGTTGTTTAACACATTCAGCAACATCTTTTTCTACATTGAAATGAATGTAAGGTATTTGATAAAGCTCTTGATATTTTTTCATAGCTTTCATTCCAGCAATATCATTATCAAAGAGTGTAAATATTTTCTTGTATTTACTTTTAAAGAAATCTATTTTGTCTTTGTTGATATAAGTGTTCTCGCTATCTGGTGCAACAAACTCAAACCCTTTAAACTTTAATGCATAAAATGCACCCATATCTTTCATTGATGAAAGCATTATGAGATAAGGTTGTTCAAACTTTAGTTGTTCTTCACCTTGTAAGATGTTGTTTTTTATTTTAATGAACTTGTTATCTTTTACTTTAGGGGAATAAATTTTATACAGTTTATTATCCTTTGTAAAATATCCATAGACAAAAGCTTGTTCAAATATATAGGACCATTTTTTATCTCCTTGAACTTTTGTCATCTCATATTTTTCTATTGGTTTAATGTTGTAATGCTGTAAAAAGAAAGGTGAAATATTATATTGACTCCAATATTCTTCATCTCTATTTTTCCATTGAGCAATTTTATATCTAGTGATTTTAGTTTCTATTTTAACTACATCACTTGTATTAATTTTTTCAATGCCTTCAAATTCTTTTGACTCACATATATCCAATAGTTTGTAATAAGCTTTTACTCTATCAAGGTTGTATATACAACTAATTAAATCTATTATATCACCATATTTATCTGCTGAAAAATCTTTGAATCTATAAATGTTTGTTTCTCCATCAAAGAAAATTATCATTGAAGGATCAGTATCTTTAGGGTTTAATATTGATTTTATTTTTACAGATTGACCTGTTAACTTTTCATTTAAGTTAAGTATCTTTTCAAATAATATTTCAGAAGAAAATGGTAATTGAGTTGGAGTAAATCTTTTTGTTCTTAATGCCATGTGACAAAAATAAAAAAGCCTGTCCAACAAATGAACAGGCTTTATATTTATTTATTTATTTATTTAGAACGCATCTTCTACTTCAAAAGAATCATCATCAATGCTGAATGCATCATCATCAATTTCAAATGCTGAATCAGTAGTTGTTTCAGTTGCGTTATCTTCTACATCAACAAACTCATCATTTGCATCAAACTCTGCTGTTGAATTAAATGCTGCAGATGGTTGAGCACTTTCTTCTTTCTCAACGTGTAAGTCTTTGTTGAAAACAGTTACAGTTGTTGATGTGTCTTTTGGATCTGCATAAGGTGTTTCACAAATCACAACACCAGCTCTGTCTTTATATGGTGGAACGTGTAAATAATATCTTGGATAAAATTTACCGTTAACTTCAACAGTCTTTTCTTTACCACCTAAACACCAGTTCAAATACTTTTGTTTGAATGCTGTGTTACGGTTAAACTCTCCAACTAATTGTTGAATGTTATCACACTTACCATCCATTGAATCTAACCATCCTGGATTTCCTAATGCTGTTGCTAAACGGTGTAACAATTGCATTACTTGTTCTTCCAATGGAACTACTTCACCATCTTTCTTTTTGAAGTCTTTGAAAGTATATTTACTCAACTTAACTTTTGCAGATTGACCTTTGAATTTACCTTTCTCTGGTTTACCAAACTCAATATCAAACCCTTCAAAGTTATCTAAATGTTCACCTTCTAACACAGCTTCTAAATAGAACTCTGGTGTTCCTTCTTTAGCAAATGCTGGTTTTGTTAATGCAATTGAGAAAATTCTTGCTACTCTGTTTCCTGGTCTTAACTCTTTAGAAACTCCACTTTTAGCTACTCCTTTAGTTTTTAATGCACACATGATTTTTATTTTTAATTGTTAAACTTATTAATTATTTTTCTTCTTTTAAATATATCTCATCCCAATGAGAAACTAAATTTCCTTCTTCATCATATTCACTAACCACTATTTCTTTACCTTCAAGTCTTCTAACTTTACAACCTGCAAGTACATCATCAGATGGTTGGAAACAAAGTAAATTTTTACCACCAACTCTACGCATGTATGCTATAGCTTGAGCATCAGCTGAAATAGCCTGTTTGTTTTTACCAACAAGGTTAATATCTTGTGATGTAAATTCTACACCATCTTTTAAAATATTAGCTTGTTTAACGTGACCAATATAGATGATATGTTTAGCAGCCTTTTTGATTAGCGTAATGATTTCATCAAAAGCTTGGCGTAAATATTGATAACCGCTACCATTTGGAAGGAACAAAATACTTTTATACTTTGCTTTACCAGATGTAGCAAGTAACTTACCAGCTTCATCACGTTTAATCCAACCAGAACCAACTGGTGAATTAGCATAGATTTCTTCTGCTCTAACAACACAGAACTCTTCAAGCTTTGTAATTGTATCAATGGCAATGTAATCATAAGGACATCCTTCTTTGATGATTGCATTTAAGATTTGTCTAAACACTTTTAGATTCTCTGCATACATTACCATACCATCTGCAGTTTGAATTGGATCTTCACAGTTTATTACTAAACAGTTTTCCAATGCAGCAACAGAAGTTGTTTTACCAATTTTTGGCGGACCAAATATTAATAATGGACTTGGGTTAACTAACCTACTTTTTATAGGTTTCTTTGGCAAAATAATTTCACTCATCTTGTTTTTATTTTGGGGTTATTATTTCTACACTTTGAGTAGGAACTGTAATGTATTTTGTTTGAGAACCTTCTTTGTAAGCGGTAATATGTACACACTTATCAGCAAGTATTCCAAAAGAAACTACAATACCTTTTGCTACTCTACCAGAACCTAATGTTATTTTTACATAATCATCTATGTTACATGGTTTATTCTTCTCTATATATGAAGCTTTAAGTCTATCAACAAATGCATCTAATGATGCACGTTTAACTTTAACTTCTTCTAACTTTTCTAAGTAAAATTCTTTTGTCATTTTGCCTTATTAATTATTTCATTTAACCAAGGTTTAAAACTTTGTGGAGTCTTTAATTTGATACACGCATAATCACGCAATGTCATTTGATCCATTGGTAAATCCAAATCCGGATTAGGTATATCAGTTAAGAACTCTTCTTCTTCTTCAACTAATTCACTAATTAATTCTTCAACAACAATTAATTCAGATACAGGTATTAAATACCTAACGTGTCCTGTTGTAGGATGAGGAGCAGTAGTTTTATATTCACTCTTGAAGTGAGGGTTATATTTCCAAAGATAAAGTGTTCTTGACTCATCTTCAGAATCACAATCTCTACTGATAAATTCAGTAAAAATATCTTCTCCATGCATTTCACTTTCAAAGAATGATATGACAGTTTCTTTAACATCTCTGTCATAATAAGCCATTTTTGGAATATACAATGGCTTTTCAATCTTTAATTTTTTAAACACTTTATCATGGTGTTTAAACAGTTGTTCAATCTTCTCTCTTCTGTCCAAAATTTCTAATTTAGGGTTTACTTTTTTCAATTTACTTTTTGTTTTGAGATTGATCTTGTCCTGGAGTTTCCATTTCTGCAATACGCATGTTATGGAACTCTGCTTTAAAGAAACTCATACCTATCTCACCATTCCTAGCTTTAAGCCAATGAACAACAAGAACTGAATCATCTTCAATGATGTATCTTTCAGGACCATAAAACTTAATAAATCTTTTTGCTGGTCTGTTAATTCCAGCAACAAGGTCTGCGTGTTGCAATAATGCATCTGCAGCAAAGATGTCTGATTCAAGAATGTAGTTACCATATTTACCTTGCTCATTTCTTTCAGGTCTATCTATATCCCTGTTTAATTGTGATAACAATATGAAAGCAATAGGGTATTTCTTTTTTAACTCTGTACACATCTCACCTAAATTGTACAGGGTTTCATTCTTGTTTGTTTCTTTCTCTGCTTTTTTAACCAGTACAGTATGGTCTAATGTAATTACTGTATTATGGTATATTTTTTTACCACCTGCCATTGTAACCGCATGGTGATTCATATAATCATTAATACATTTTCTTAAACCTTCAACAGTCATTGGTTCATCAACAATATCAATTGGATATTTTGCTGCTGATATAGCATGCTGTTTACATAATTCAAACTCTGCTTTTGTAATTGTTAAACCTTCTTGTTCAGCACTACATAAATACTTATAAGTTCTCTTTGTTACAGCAGAAAACTCTCTCATCTTAGAAGTCCTTCCAAGCATCTCAAATTGAAATTGTAATACTCTAAGATTTAAACCAGGGTTTAACTTAAAGCCTTCTCTAATCATTTGATCTACCAATAAAGTCTTTCCTGATGCAGGTCTTCCCCCAATAACAGTAATAGTATTGAACTCTATACCTTGAGTAGATGCATTATTAAATTTACTCCATGGTGTTTTATAAGAAAAGATTTTACCTTCCTTTCTATCTTTCATGTAAGATAATGCATCCTTGTAGTGTTCAGAGTGACTTTTCCAAGGATTTGTTTTCTTCTGTGGTGTCATATAACTGTTGTTTTAAATATTTTAGGTGAAGAATAACTTTCCCCATCTTCAACTCTATTACAATAATCAGCCAAGTCAGACAGCACAGTTCTTGTTCCATCATCTTTTCTGATGAAGTAAACAGCAGTTCTCATATAATTGTAGTTGTTTTGTTTATACTCTTGAACATACATATCTGTTGCTTTAAGTATAGTTTCCCAACTATAATCATACTCATTAAAAAACCATTTAAAATTGACTTCAACATTTTTAGAATTAGCTCTAGCATATTTACCTGATGGAAGCTTTTCAGATGGAAATGTTTTGAGGTATTTTTCAATGTTGATTTTGTATTCAGCACCCATAAGTTCATCAACTTTAATGTTCTTATTTGTGGTGAATAATGCATCAATAGATTCCAATGCTTTAATAGAATATTCAGTTAGTTTTCCGTCTGAATATAAAGCAGTAGGAAGTTTGTCTAATAGACTCTGTTCAACAGTTTCTTTTTGATATATTCTATATAAGATTACATACACATTGAAGGTGAGTTTCAATGATTTAATCTTATTAAATAGACTTACTTGTTTTAATTTTTTCTTCATAAAATGGGGGCATCAAAGTTACCATTTTATTTTTGTTGTGCCAAGTCCTAACAATACTTTATTTACATTTTCTGAAAACGCATTTACAAGTTTATCATCATCCCAAAACTTATGTGTTGGCTCTGGCATAATAAACTTTTTATTGTTTGGAACTAGTGCAGCATAACTATACGTTGCTTGTCCTACAAATACATAAGCACAACTGTTTTTACTAGTTGCTAGTATTAAATCCTTGTTGAATTTTTCCCAAAGAAATCCATGTGATTCTTTTGAGTTAGAAGTTTTGTTTAATACTAAATGTAGAACTTCAGGATCATCTGTTACAACAGGGTTTTCATAGTCTGTTGTGACAATAACCATTTTGATTTTATCATAATCCTTATTGAACTCAACAAACCATTCTTTTAATGGTGGTTGAAATGTTAATCCGGATTTTGTTTCAACCATTAAGGTTTTCATTAATTCAAAATGTTCTGGTGAATTAATATAAGGAACAAGCACGCTACTCCAAGTAGTATCTTGAAGTTTATTTACTACCTTTGAATTAATTTCTTGAATTTTAATTTCAAAACTCATGTCTGTACAAAAATTAGAGGTTATAAAAGATAATGTTGAGTTGATTGTAAAGTTAAATACTAACTATTACAAAAAACTAAAAGGTTTTTTCTTTAAGTTAATGAATGATCAACCGGACCAGGTAAAATCATTAACAAAGATTTTAGATAATGCTGATGACATTACTAAAGAAGAAGCTATGATTAGCGTTTTAATTCATTTGATAAATGAAATGGAACTTTACGCTAAAGAACACAACTTACTTGAAGAACAAGAAATTGATGTTAAAGATCTTTTTGAAAGTTAATTCCTACAAACTCACCAATAATATAAATCTTTTCAATCACATCTGATAGTTCTTTTTTAGAGCAATCAGCAAATGATTTGAAGTATTTTTTATTATCTCTGTATGTAGTCAATCCACATTGATCTTTGATGTCATTCTTTGTTTTCTTAACATCTTCTCCTGTTTCATCAGCAATTTCTCTAATCATCACATGAATCTTTGCTAATTGAGCTTTTGTATTGTCTGGTTCATCAGCTTCAAACATTGCTTCAACAACATCATCTGGTGTTAGATTTGCTACAAATTGATTAAACCTGTGTGTCATTAATCCATCAGCAGGTTTTAATTTACCATCTATTTTTTTGAATTTAATTAGTGTGGTTTTTTTCATATTCTATTTCAAAATGTGAGATACATTCATCATCTACTAATTTCATTTTGATAATCAGTAATTCTTTTAAGCTATAACAAATGTAGTCATGGAATTTAGGAAAATCTTTTGGCAACAATGGTAATAGTTTTATAGCACTCATAATTAAACTTGGTGTAAGACTATCAAATAATTCATTGGCTCTTTCAACCATTTCATTAAGATACTCTTGGTCACAATGGATCAGTTTTAACACAGGTTCACCAACATAATATAATTCTAGTTGAACACATTGATGTATTCTTTTAGAAATATGCAGGTAATTATAAGCACTTCTATTTCTCATGTCTTTAATTTAATCCAATCCTTTTTATCTAATATATCATCTAGCAATTCATATTGATGAGTTGTATAAGTATCTTCTTGTTCAGTTAACTCATCCCATTCTTCTTCATTGTCTAAATAATCTGCTCTCCGTTTAAGAACTTCATCTGTATTTTCATCTAGTAAAACTTCACAACTATCAAATTCCGCATCAGTTAATTCTTTTGTATAGAATGTGTTGTCTTCAAATTTATACTCGCCATAAACTTTATATGACTCTTCACTAAAAGAACCATACATAGAATCAACTCCAAACTTAACACAAAGAAAGTTTAAATTTAATGGGTTTTGGTTGTGCTTTGTACTATAAGTTATCTCTAAATGAGTTTCACTTTTTTCATTTATGTGTATCTCAAAATAGTAATTGTCAAGTTCTTTTTCTTGTACTAAAGGAATAACACCACAATTTCCTTTGTTTGCTCTCTCTACCATGTCTTCAACAATCTTTGTTAAAGCAGAGATATTTTTTTCATCTCCTTCAAATAAGACCGAATTATAACACCAGTTAGCCATTATCCTAAATTACATTGTTCTTGAACTCTGTTGCCTGTTATTTTAGCGTAATCATGTGATATAAAACTTTTCTTGTTTTGAATATCAATTACACTTTTGAGTATAGAGTTTTTAATCTCTACAACAAGCATGTGTGTGTTTGATCTTGTTCTTCCTGGGAAAACTCTACTTATCTTTCTCTTATTGCTCATAGCTCTTCTTTTTTAACTAATTTATAACTAAGTTCTCCTTCTTTTGTGTAAACTGTAACAGGATACAGTTTTTCATATATACACTTCAAGTAATTTTCTTCTATGAATGTATCATAATCATAAGACTTTTTATACTTTGTTAGGTAATGACATACTGTAGCATGATTTGTAAGATTTAATGCATCTCTTATCTCATATAGGGTATGATCAAAACCTTTTAATACCATTATGGTCTTATGCTTTAATGCACCATAGTAAATGTTTCTTGATGTGTAACCAGCAAAATATTCAGTAATACTTCTCAATAAATGTTCATTGGAATTATATACTGTTTTATCCCACTCTTGTTTTCTATAATACTTTTTACAAAGTATTCCATGGTTCATGCCATTCTTGTTTTATCTGGTGTTAACATATCACCAATTTCTTTTTCCAGACTCATTAGTTCTGCCATGGCTTCTTCTGTATATGGAATAAATCTGTGAGCACCCCAATAAAGATATGGAAAGGTTGTTTTTTCTGTTAGTGGACACTCTAAAATGTGTAAACCTATGACATTAGATGATAGTAAATGCACAATACCTTCTGCTGTGTAGATTTTTTTTTCTACAACGCGTAGATGTTTAGGTATTTCATTAGGAATTTTTGTGTCATCAATACAGATGACTTTGAACGGTTCTATTTGCATGGTATTATTTCTGTTTTAAGACCTTTGTTTTCCAATTCTTGTTGAATTTTAACAAGCGTTACTATGTCATCAGATACTTTTATTGATGCTTTTCCTGTGTAATGAGCAATGGTTACTAATTGTTCTGCTTGAATAAAGCTGAATGGGTGAACATACTTTAGTATGCATGCTTTTACATAGTCATAACTATGAATGGAGTCGTTTAAAAGCATCAACTGTTTTTCTTGTGTCATAAGTAAAGATTTTATTTTTATCAAATGATTTAAGTGCGTTCTTTAGCCAATCCATGTCAACAGTATTTTGATACACTAGTATATGTATGTCTGCTGTGTCATTAGGATTAAGCCTTAACAACCTACCAATTTTTTGTGGTAGTTTCTTTTCATTAGCGTATGAATGCATGATGATACCAACTTTAAGGTTAGGTATGTTTACACCTTCATTAAGCTGTTGTACAGAAGCAAGTTTAGTTATCTCACCAGACTTAAACATTTCAAGGTTATTCTTGCTGTTTTTGTTTTTGCTGTGGTAAGAATATTTACAAATTTTATCTGCTTGTTCTGTATAATCAGTAAACACTAATGTTTTATTTTCTTGAACTTCTAACAACATTTTAGCATATAATACTTTTGTGTTAAACCCTTGAAGAGTTTTCATACGTAGTATTTTGTTTGCTGTGTTTGGTGTTTTGTCAAGTCTTCTGCATATACTAGTGTATGCTTTTGATTCACTTGTCATTCCAAACTTTGCTTTGTGTGTTGTCTTTTCAGATAACTTCAACTGATGGATGTGTATTCTATAGTCATTCAACATCTTTTGTGCTATAGCAGCATCTATTCCAAAGTTAAATGCTATTGGAAAATATCTATCCGTAAGTATATAGTTTTCCTGTTGTTTATTTTTAGGTGGTGTTCCTGTCAAAGCAAGTATATTACCTTCATACAACTGCAACCAAGGTTCATGTGTGAACTTTAAGTTGTGTGATTCATCAAAGTAAACCCAATCAGTATTTTTGTAATCTTGTTTGTGTAAAGAAAGATAGGTGCTGAATGTAATATGATTAAGCAAGAAGTCTAAATCATTGTCTTTAATTTCTTTTATCCAGCCATCTTTGATTGCTTTTGTAGGACAAACAACAAGAAATAATGATAAGTCTGTATATTGTTGCATCATGTGTTTTAATGCAAGCATTGTCTTACCTGAACCTGTACCAAGTACAGTACAACATCTTTTTTTGTTAATTATTTTCTTTAAGCATTCTGCTTGAACTATATCTTTTTGGTTCATAAGTTATTTTAATAATCCTAATTCTCTTGCTTGTGCTGGATCTACAAAGTGTATCCAATTATGGCAAGCTCTGCATACACTAATCCAAGTAGAAACATTGTTAGTGTTAACTCCTCTTTTTGCTGTGTGATGTATATCAACAGCAACATTAGTGCATACAGGTAATTTAGCTTGACATAGCGGAAACTCTTCCATGTGTTTCTTTCTAAGTATAGAATACAATCTATCTTCAATTACTTTCTTATCACTTTTCTTTTTTATTTGAGTAGGTGTAAGAGTAATATTTACTTTTGGATTTAAAGCACATTCTTTACAAAACCTGCAACGGACACCATCAATAGTTACATTTTTGTAGATGTACTTATCACGTTGACATCCGTTGCAAAGTTTTGTTTTCCCCATCATAATGATGCAAAGTTATTAGGAAGAAATTTATATTCAATTAATCTATCAATTATTTGTGATTTTGATATACCTAAATCTTTAAAAGTTAAAGTATTTTTAAAGGTCTTATCTGTATCATTATTGTTTATGATAGATACAATACAGTCAGATTTTGGAAACAATGTTTTTAACAGTTTGTTTACTGCTCCATTTGTTAACTCTTGTTTCCATAGATTAAGATGGTCTTGAACTACTCTGTGTCTTTTAGTGATCTTTGCTTTTTTAGCAGAGTTCATAAAGTATAGTTCTTGTGGTGAGTAAAACTCTAAACCAATAAGACATCTTTTGTATAGCTCATTCTGAACTATAGATAAAGTTTCATATTTTACAATGCTTGAACTTTTAAATTGTTTGTGAGCTAACTTACCAGAATATTCCAATTCCTGTAAGCTGTTGTATATTTCAGCTTTCATAAAAATAATTTTAATAAGGGGTTAATTAATCTTCGACAGGTTCTATGTCTATACTGTCTATATCTAAGATGTCATCATCATCAATGATTAAATCTAAATTTTCTAATTCATCAGGACTGATGAAAGGGTTGTCAACATTTGAACTTCCTATGTTCATTTCATTAAGATACTTAAAATCATCATCTGACATATTCAGATATGCTTCCATACTTATATTAATTGTTTTGCCATTAGGAAGTTGATAGATCATTTAAAAATCAAATGCTTCACTTATAACTTCATCAAGTGTTGGTAAAGGTTTTATATAGCTTTCATATACACTTACCAATTCTTTTTTGTTGTTATTTGTGTAAATTTCAACCCAAAGATACGCATCAAACACATTAATACGTTCAATTTTTACTTTAATTTTATCATGGTCAATCACTAAGTCTTTATCAACATAATATTGTTTATTAATTGATGGATAAATGCTAGCATTTAATTCTAGTAAACCATACTCACCTACACGTAAACCATAATTAGACTCTAACGGTTTATATAACACATAATCAACAAGTTTTGTTGATGTATTGTTTGTTTCAAACAGATTCATAAGAAATTCTGTTTGCTTTTTTTTTGACATTGATAGGAATGCTCTAGCAAATAATTCACTTTCTTGTTCTTTTTTCATGCTTGTTAATTGAATTAGATGAAACAATGAATGTTAATACTGCTGTTATCATTAAGACAATAACAAATAATAACATAGATAGGAATGATCCTAGTTCATTTTTTAAAAGATTGATTATGTATGCACACAAGTATGTACTTGCAATACAAAACAGTAATAAGATAATTAACTTTTTGTCTTTATCCATTTATACTTTTCTTTTAAAGAATCTAACACTTGTAATACTAATGTTTCATAATTTTTATTTCCTGAATATGATTTAGCTATTAGCCTTAAATATTCTTCTTTGCTGGAAACTTCATCTATGAATAACATTTGGTATAGCTTATAATCAATTATAGATTCTTCAATTGATTTGAAATAAGCATATTCATTTGCATTACCTTGGCCTAATGTAGATCTTCTCATTGCCTTTTTCATTCCAAATAAATTGTTTTTGTTTAAGAACAATTTACTTTTGAAGTGACCTGATTCTAATACAGCTTTAGCAAATACTAAATCAGGGTATTTAATACCTACTTCATTTATAAAACTGTACACTTTAAAGTAGATAGATGTATCAACTTTTGTTGTGTCTTTTACTATAGGTATTGTTACTTGATTGTTTGATTGCTGATGTCTTGTTTCATTTACAATCCCTGAAATTAACAATACTGCTATTACTCCAAATGTAAAAACATATAAGAATATTAATCTAAAAGCATTATCTTTAATGCTGTTTCTTGATTCCGGTATTATCCCTTTGTACATAATTATTTTTAATTAAGGTAGCTATTGCTTCCAATGTGAATACTTTTCTCATATCATCTAATGATACTTTTTCATCTTCTCCAAAGAATATAATATTCTTTTTTACTGTATAGTCTTTAGGACTTTCTTCCAGGTTCAAAACTTCCTCCGCCATCTTTTTCTTTAAACATTTCTTTGTTAAACTTTAATAGAAGTTCCGCAATCCTTTTATTAGTGGACTGCGGATCAACTTCTACCTTTTTATTTTTTGATGAGTCTTTCTTCTCTTCTGTTTTCATTTGGTAATTCTTTTCTAAATTGTAACCAACCTATAAAGTTTCCACTTTGACTAGGAAAACTTAAACATTGAGCAGCGTGTTCAAATGGTGACATGTGACCTGATTCTCTTAATCTATCAAATAGTTTGACATCAGCAACATAATCATCCTTACCTTCAAAGTTAAGGTATGACACACGTGCACATCTTGCCAATGAAATTTTCATTTTGATAAGAGAAATATCTTGATTAGGAAACAACTCTTTGACTCTATCTTCATCTATCATATCACCAAATGGAATATGATACATACCAGGCTGTAATAATGTAGGTGTTGATTTATTTAAAGCATCAAGAACTTTATATGCTGCATCTTGAATATGAATCTCTGCTTCAGGGTTAGCTCTTAATGCAATAAAGTTTTCCCATTCTGTAGCTGTAGCAATAATTGTATGCATCATAAAAGGTTCAAGCAATCTATTGCATATTTGTTTTGTTAAACCTCTTTCATTCATTTCAGTTGCTCTATGTACCGCATAGTTTCTTGCATCAAGCCAATGCTTTTCTAAACCTAATGCAATTACTTCTTCTTCTGTAAAATACTCTATACCTTGCATTCCTGAATGGTCTTTCTGCCAAGCTGTAGGAATAAATGGGTTATCCATTACTTGTTGTACCATTTTACGGAATGGTATTGCTCTACTTGATGCAGAGTTTCTACTTAATGCTCTGTGAGTATTAAACTCTGCCAATACTATACGTGGCATTGTAAGTATCATTGAAGTTATCCTATTTCCTACAGGATTGATACTGTCTGCAATGATTTTTGCTGTGATGTTTTTGTTATTTAACTTCATTGTTCTTTATTTAAAAGTTCTTGCCATTGCTCTAGCAAATAAATCAAATCTTCAATACATATATCAGTTAAGCTTACAGACTTTTGATATATATCATCTATCAGTTCATTATCTTTAATGTAGAAATGATAAGCATCTCCGTTGTCAAGGATAGCTCTTTCTTGCATATTGATAATGTTTTTGGTTACATCATTTGGTAACAATAATATTCTTTTCCAAACATCTTTCTTGATGTTTCCAATTAGAACTTCATAGTCATCTACTTTTGTAATAAAGAAATTAGGAATGTCATTATAGTCATAACTATGTTGGCTACCTGAATCATCTATAATCAATATTCCATTTACTAATGAACTGATTACTTTATATTCTTTACCAATAGTTAATGCTACTTCACCATCATCCATTACACATGGATCAATGGCAATTAATATATCACCTTTTTTCATAATCTTAATCTTATATAAGCTAAGTTTCTTCTGTAATAATCTTTTATTCTTTGATAAGGAAAGTCTTCTCTTTCAAAAACTAATTTTAATTTCTCACTGGTGTACTGTAATAAATATCTAAACTCTTCAGATGTAAGATCAATTTCCCATCTGTATTGAGCTTTATAATCATTGTAATATACCATGATAAATTTCTTGTTCTCTGTTGTTAAAGCCACCTTATCATACCATTCAGGCAACACAAGCTCTACAATTAGGACAATAATCTACATCACCTGTGTATTGTTGATGACACTTATGACAAGTACCAACCTTAGTAATGTCATCAATGAATATTAATTCATTAGGCGGAACATCATCATCTTCATCTGCTTCTTCTCCTGGAAATAAATCACAGATGTGCGCAGGAATATATCCACAACTATCAAATACTTCTTTTACTGTTAGGTTGAAGTATCCGTTTGTTTTTATATTAAAAACTGCATCACTACCTAAATCTTTTGTATCAGATTCATCTGAATAAAACCATTTAACAAAAACTGATGCTTTGATTAAACCTTTTTTTTTTGATTCAATTATTGCATCATCATATCCTTTCTCAACATATTCTCTTTTTAAATCTTCAGCTTCTTGTTGTGTTAGGTAGTGGTCATTTACTTCAAAGCCACCTACCCAAACTGTAAATCTTTTTTCCATGGATTATTTTTTTAAATAAAACCTATCTTTACTAACTTTAACTACCTCATTAGTATTACACTTGATAAGGTAGCTGTTGTTAGGTAAATTTTTTATTACAGAATACTCTTTATCTTTTGTAAACATACCTGGAAATGGTACAATACAAACAACTTTTTTCATTATCTGCAACCTTTTTTAATTAATTCTACATGATTGCCATATACATGAACTTTATCAGTTACATGAAAAGAATTGTAACAATTTTCAGTTACAGAAACTTTTGTTGTACCATAAGAATTTGAAACATAAATTTCCCATGTTGGGGCTTGTTCTGAATGATGATGTGTATGAGTTGTATGTGGAACTACTATTGGTGTCATTCCTGCTTCTGTAACTATTTTTACATCTTCATCATGACACATGTGTTTTGGAATGTGTTTTTTATAAACTACATATCCTTTTATGTCTTGTTCTTGGCATGATGCAATAAGTAAGATTATACTTATAAAAAAAATTTTTTTCATGTTAAAAGTTTTTGTGGAATACTGTTATTTCAAAAGCAAAATTCTTTTTGTGTTCTTTTTGTATTTCTTTTTTTTGAACTTCAATAAATTTAAGTAAAGCATCTATCCACTCATGTTCAGGATCACAATATTCTGATGTGTACAATCTATTTGTTTTGATTGAACTATCTTCAGCTGTAAATCTGATTTGACATATCATGGTGTTGATTTGTTCTTTGTCAATGATAATATGTTTCTTGAACAAGATATTATACCATGTTACAAAACCTATGATTAATAAACCAATTATTATTATTGTTGTACTAAAGAATACATTTTCATCCCAAGGATTCTTTTCAATAACATTGCTTAATAATCTCAATGCAAGTAAAAATAAACCCATAATAGAGATTGTCAAACCAACTTTTTCAATTGTTTTTAATGTTGATTTTTTCATTTTGATATAAAAAAATGGGGAGTTTAACTCCCCAGTTAATAATCTATTTTGAAACTTTATAAATCCTTCTCTCAAGCTCTTCAATCTCTTCTACTAACTCTCTCAACTTTTCTTCATAATTGTTGATAGTCTTTTGTTTTTGAGATTCAAGATTTGTAAGCTTTAACAACTTAGAGTCAATGTTATTCTCATAAGTAACCATGAATGTTCTTTGAGATTCTTTTGTTGCTAAAGCTGATTCTGGAATGTCATACCATGCACCATCAAGATCTGATTTAGCATCTGTAATCTTTTCGTCTAATAGATCTAGTTCTTCTGAACATTCTACATTTAATGCAGCAAATCTATTTCTGATTTTGTCTTGCTCTCTTTTCCATTTTACCACTAATGCTTTAGCAAACTCTTCAATCTTTTCAAATGAAGTCATACCTTGTCTTTTGTTTACAGATGATATGAACTCATGGTACTTTGGTAATTCAGGTCTTGTTGCAGCATCTGCTTTATTTATGTCATGATCAGCACCTGTTTCAATCTTTTGCTCTATAGGTTCTGTGGTTGTTTTTCTTGGTCTTCCCATTTTTATTTTGTGTTAAAGGTTTATAAATAATTTTTTGAAGATATTCTTTTTGTTTTAATTTCTACAACTTTTTCTTCTACTACATCAGTATTTTCTGTAAAAGTTTCAATATAATCCACAACAGATACAGGACAATTTTCTGCATTGTATGCGGCTATTTCTTTAGGATATGCTGGTCTAAGTTTTAGATAACCGCTTGAAATAGCAGGATTTAATATATACCAACCATTTGTTGTGCTTCCATTTATATCTGCACAAATCATAAAGTTAAATCTGTTAGCATCTTCTCTTAATTTGTAAACATGATTTTTTGGCATTGAATAAAGCCATGAGTTGTTTTTCTCGCTACAATCATGTAACAAAACTACATAAGAATCAGCACGCAACCATTCAGGAACTATATCTGTGTAGAAAAATGCATTATTAGAACTATGAGCAAACCAATTACCCATCATAGTCTTTACAAAAATAGTGTCCGCTACTTTGTAACATTCTGTAATCCATCCTTCACTAGGAATAGGCATATAGAATTTGTTTATAGCATATCTACAGTTATCTGAAGTGTCACTATCTTCTAATGCACTTACTGGATACCAAAATCCATTTTCTAATTCTACTGATATAACACCTTCAACAAAATCAACCCTTTTGACTTCTGATTGAACTCCTACGTGGTAGTTCATGTCATCATCTATGCCTACTATTTCCCAATCTTCATCAGTAAAATCAGGCTTAACAGCTGTTACTTTTTTACCTAATAGAAATAAAACTTCTGCAATTTCATCATCTAAAGGAGTTATTGAGTTGTCTTCTGTATATACAGAATCACACGCAAATTGTAACAATAAACGGTTGTGAGGTTTTATTGAAATATCTACTAAAGGACCTCTTTTTTCATGAGTTTTTATAAATCTACCTTGTAGATTGTCTTTTAACCCAGGAAGATTTTCTTCTGTTATTAAATAAGGCATTTTACTCTGTTTTTAATAGTTTGCAAATAGGAATGCTTACAAAGCCACTTGATTGCATTCTCAACGGTTCACTAATGTATCCAGCCATAAATAGTGCTTGCATTACACCTTCATTTTCTGAATAATCTTTGATAGCAACTTCATTGTCTTCAAGACCAGGAACATTTACAGTAGCTACTGTATAAGGTTCTCCTGTTTCTTTTTCATACAATGTGATGCATGGTTTGTTGTTGCTTGAATACTTTTCAAACTGAACAACTAATTCTGTGTCATGTAATACCATAACTAATGGGTTTAGGGTTAATGTTATGTGATGATAGTAAAACACACCACTTGTTAATCTTTGAGGAGATACTTTGCAAACTCTTGTCTAAGTCCTGCATTATCACCATACATTTCAAACATTTCTTCAGCTGTTATAGATATGTTATCCATGAAAAATTGTTTGATTGTATGTTTAGGTATGCGTTCTAATAAATCATTATGATCAAAATGATCTAGAATTTCATCTATTCTGACATGTTCTAATAAATCCTCTGTTGAAATTTCTTCTTCAATTTCAACATCAATATAAATTTTACCTCCTACTTTTTTTATTTGAGTACTCACAATAAATCTTTTAATTGATTGATTTTTGCTATAGCAGAACCTAATTCATTATCAATTACTTTTTTTCTTTCAGTAATAGTTTTAGCGTTCATTACTTTGTCACAAAAAGTATTGATTATTTCAAACTTTCTTTTTTCAAATTCAAGCTGATGTGCAATGGTTTCATTGTGTATAGGTTCAATGAAACCATACTTGATAAGTTCTCTGATACCTTTTTCAGAGAAATAGATTTTGAATTGAGATTCAAGTACCTCATCATTCTTACAGAACCATAAGGTAGGTCTTAAAATTTTAAACATAACTTTATTGTTTTTATTCTTTAGGTTTTAATTGAACTACAAATGTTGAGAATCCTGATGCAATATAAGTATCACTACTAATTGATAAATTATTAATATGAAAATCATCTTTACCATATAGGTCTTGCATCTTATGGTTGCTAACTATTTCAACACCATATCCTAATTTATGAATACGTGATATGAATATCAATTCATTTCCTTTAACAACTTTTTCAGGTCTAAACATTTCTAAGCTTTGTTCAATGTTTTCAATTTTCTTAGTTAAAGAATCATTTTGAGTTATTACATTGACTTCATTGTTAAAGACTTTACCTAATCTTCCATCAAAATACCAAGCAAGAAGCATGGTCATTTGTAGTATAGCAAAGTAAATATCTTTGGTTAGTAGATATGCTATAAAAGCAGTCCAATACATTATTTGAAAAATGTTTTTAATTATCCATTTCATACTATTTCTTTTTAAATTGTTCAAACCAAGGAAAAAACATATCAGGGAGAACTTGAATGTTTCTGTAAAGTTCAAAGTGATTCCTGTAATCATGTAATATATTTAATACTTCTTCCTCACTATACATTTTTTCAGCCATGTGCTTACCACCGGCTATGAAACCTAACCGCCAAGATGAGTTAGGTGCTAATTTTTCAGCAGCTTCTTCTAATGTTTCTTGTTTAGGTTCTTCCTTAACAATAACACTTGTATTACATATTTGATGTATTTCTTCAAATGTTACACTTTCAGAACTAACATAACTTTTACATTTAGGGCAATACCAATCTTGTTTAGGTTCTTCTTGTGGAATGATGAGTTTGTATTTTACTTCACTGTAATTAGTCCATTTTTGAACTTCAACAAACTCACAAGTAGGATTCTTTACAAACCATTCCAAGAACTCATCATCAATAGCTTGAATACCATCTGCAATTAGAGTTGGGTCTGTTGTTATGATGATTTTTTTAAGATTGTTTACAAGATAATCTAAAGGAACTTTACATATAGATTGGTTGGCTTTATATGGTTTCCCATAAAATGGATTTTTTATACCATTTTTTTCTTCTATATTAAGATACCAATTGCTTTCTTTAATCTCTTCATCAGATGTGATGTAGATATAACTTGCTGTTCTCCAATTTAATGGTTCTTTAGATAAAGACCAAGACCCGAATACATAATAGTGTAACCTACTTGGTTGGTCTGTTGAAAGTATGTGTATGTTTTTCATGATTTCTTTTCTTTAATAATTGATATTAACTTATCTATACACTCTGATTCAGCTTCTTCATAAGTACCAACCTCCCAATTTATATGAAGTTTTTTTCTTACACCATCATTGAAAACACTAATAACATAACCATTAATTTTTTCATCAAAATCATTTGTTGTACCATAAGAGCTATATAGTCCATGTTTATCTCTAAACCACTTGAAGACTTGTGATTTGAGTGGTGCTGAAGGTGAACTCCACAATTCTGTATTTCTTTTGAAAATAAAGTGAGGGTCTATTCCATGTGTATGGAAGGTTAATAGTTGCTTACTATAAAAAGCTATACAAGGTTCATCAAAGCCTAATTCCTTCAAAGCTAATGCTTGATTATAATTTACAAAGTGATCTTCCATCTTATTTTTCTTTTAAGTAAATACTTCTCATCCCTGCTGTGTAGCCATTTTTTCTACATCTTTTCATACCTTCTTCTGATAAAGCAGTACATCTATTTGGAAAATTAAAGTAATGACACTCACTACAATCTCCAGGAGGTAATGCTTTACCTGTTTCCTGTAGATAGTTTTTAGCTTTTAGTTCAGGACTTTCCATCTTATTTCTTTTTAAGTATTAAACAACCATTTTCATCAAGTTTAGGCCTTTCTCTTGTTTCTGCATAACCACAAGTATCTGCATGAGCACAATGCCACATTCCTGCTTTTCTACAACCTTCACAATAGCCATATTTTTCCATATCAATCTCAACCTCTATTTCTTTTGGTTGTTGAATACATCTTAACGTATCAAAAAAATCCTCATCAGGATTATCAATTGCACATCCATCTGCATCTATATTATCCATACCGTTATCATAAGCTTGCCTCATATCCTCAACAGTAAACAACTTATCTTTATTAAGTTCCATTGCTTTGTTGAAGCCCCTTTTATAAATTCTTTCTAATTTTTCATCTCTTATTTCTGATTCAGATATTTTAATAGCTTCTTCTTTAGCCAACTTCTCAACATCAACAACTCCAAATATCTCATCACAGTTTTCTTGGGATAGTTTCATAGCACCTAATTCATCAATAAAGGATTGATCTGTTGTTGCTATAGCAATATCATTACCTTCTTCCATCAGGTAATAATAACCGTCTTCTTTTTGTAATTTCATTCTGAATCCATTAATAGTTGTTCACACGCTGTAATAAACTGATCCGTTTCATTTTGAATACTACCCCCTTCATCTACTCCATCAAACATTAGTTGTAAATGATCATCAACTTGTTCTTCAAGTTCAGGATGTTTTGTTAGAAATTCTTTTCTAAATTTTAATGCTCTATTGTACATTGCTATAGCTTTGAAAGGTTAAGGAAATGATTATATACTCCAGGAATATGTTTCTTATAGTGTGGTTGATTGTCTTTACACCAAGCTTTTAATTCCTCTTTTGTTTGAAAAGGTTTCATCCAAGAACACCCCTGTTGTATTTGATTAAACACAGGGGTTAACTCTTGAACAAAATCTCTGACACGCCATCCTTCCCAGATGTGCTTGTCATAGTCTATTTTTGCCATTAGATTGGTTGATTAGCAATTAACTCACGCATCTTATCCACTTGCACAGCAGGAAGATTTACAAGTGTTCTTGTTTCATGTGCAAAATACTTATCAAATTCAGGGTATGCTTCAAGAATACGTTTCTTTGAACGTAATGTAATCAAATGCAACTCCAAGTCTTTGTATGCTTTTTCAATTTCTCTTTTCTTTGCATCATATTTTACCCAACGTCTGTTAAGGTCATCACAATGATGTCTTGTATATGTGCTATTGTTTTTACAAGGAATTGGCCTATATACACTACAACTACTATGATCATGTAAAGCTAAATTTACATTTGCAAAACAACTTTTATTATTTTCATGAAACTTTTGTATTTCTTCTGAAAAAGTTTTCATATACTCTTTGTACAAATCTTCACGTATTTCATCTCTTGTTGCATTGTTTGCAATGATAGATTTTTTAAATACATCTTGAGCAATTTCCTGTGCTCTTGTTTTTGAGATAACACTCATGACTTTTAATTTTTTAGGGTTAACAAAAAAAAAGCCTGAACTTAATCAGGCTTTGTATTATTTGGAATATCTATTTGGAAATAATATGTATGCTGGAAGCAATGTGATATTGCTAGAGCTAGTGACTATTATTTCTTTTTTCTTCTGAAGAAATACACTATTTAATGGACAATGCTCTTCATTGGTAAATGCTATACCATAAGACTTTTGCCAATCATCTCCCATGTATTCTACTTCTTGAATAAAATAGAATTGTTTATTGAAAAATATGATAGCCTTTTGATTATTATCTAATGCTCTATCTACCATATCATATTGCCCTCTGCCTAAATATATTGACTCTTTATCACTACCTGCATTAACAGGTGGTATAATGATTAAATAGTCTGAATCATCTGGTGCTGTCTTATCAAACGTACCACCTTCATAAGTTTTGATAGGGCAAGTAAGCATATTGTTTAATGCTGCGTAAACATAACTAAACTCTTGTGGGTTTGAATGTTTACTACTTGATAGATATACACTAGTCATTGCTTTCAGATTCTTCTAACCATTCCTTTTTGATACGGTTAGCAATTTCCAACTCAATCTCTACATTCAACAATTCTTTTTCAATTGTATGTAATGTAGCAACCCATTGTGATGCATTAAAGTTCTCATCAACTACTCTTAATGATGTAGTTTCATTTGGACCTATATCTGTATGAGATAACTTGTTTTTGATTACTTCACGCTTTTTCTTTTCCAAATTCACAATTAATGACTCAATCTCTGATTGAATGTCTTCTGCTACAATTTGTGCTCTTTGGTTTCTGATTACAGCTTCTCCAGCTGATAACTTGTTGATTAACTTGTTCATTGTTTTTGATTTTTGATTATTAACTATTTATTGTTTACTGATTGATGATGATAGTAAATATACTATATTTTTTGATAGACTGTTTCTCCGTTACTAAAACGTGCTGTTACCATAAGAGGAGTTGAATTGATTTTATAAAACTCTTCTATAATATTGACTAGCATATCTTTAGATTTTTCTACCCATGCTTGTGCTTTACGTGCAATGATTGTGCGTAAGCCTGCATTCATATTAGACATATACTCATCAATTGTATAGTCTATATCTTTTATGTAATAAACTTCATTGGCATAAGATGCTGTTATGTACCAATCAAGACACGCACCTTCATAGTATCCTGAACGAATTACACAATTAATGTTTACTTGAACTTCTATATCACCAAAAGTTTTTTGGGTGTATAGTTGAAATAGTTCTGTTGATGGGAATGAATGTAGTTCATGAGGATCTGATTTCTCTACAGATTTATAATACTTCACATTATTTTCTATAGCTAGTTTTTCTGCTGATATTTTTAATTCAGCTATAAAATCATCACACTCCCAAGATTCAGGAGAAACCGTTTCAGTTTCTCCTACTATTTCTTTACCTTCATCATCTAATTTAGGTTGCTCATAACTCATAAATATGGCGTATGTGTTATGAGCATTTACTGAATGAAAATTACTTGTTCCCATTTTAATCTACTGTTGATGACTGATAGAACTCTGCAAATGTTAGTGTTCTTCTTATGTTAGATTTAGGACAATACATGGTACGCCCATATTTTTCACCACCTATTTCATACCATTCATATTTATCAGGGTTATCAATATCTTCAACTTTTTCATGGTTTATTACTGGTTGTTCAGATATGAATAACATTTCTGCATTATCTGGTTTGTATGGAGAGTCTTTGTATTTCATACGGTCATCAAAAGAGTTAACTGTACATAAATTACCTCTCATGTTAAAGCATGCTCCTGTGCTCATAATTAATAATTTGAAAGGGTTAATAACTTTGTTCTTTGTTGTTGCTCTAAACGCAACTCACTACCAGACTTATGATAAAACATTGGTGTGATTTTGAAATAAGTTTGTTTGCTTATCTCTGTGTTAATACTTGATGCAAGACATGCTACATGTTTGCCTAACTCTATCACGTTGATAGATTTTTTCTTTCCTGTTTTCATAGGGGTTATTATTTAAAAAGTTTCTGGTGTAATGTTTCAAATACATCATCAGGGTATTCTTCCTTTGATGATGTGTATTCATCTTCAGAGTTAAAGTCATACTCTAAATCTCCATTGAATATATCTTGCATACGTTTGAGTATATCCATAGATTTATTTATAGCTTCAAGCTTAGTAGTAAGTTGTTGAATTTTATTTTCTGTTACCAGCTTAAAGACATTTGACTCTGTATCTTTTTTGATACGCTTTAAAAAGAAATTGAGATACTTAATCTTGTTGTCTGTTTGTATGCGAGCAAGATTGATTTCTTTTATTTCTTTCTTGATTTTCTTTTTACCTTTCTCAATGATGTCATCATTAAGACTATCCATTTGTTCTTGCAAATCAGATATAAATGATGCAAGTATCTCATTGAATGGATCACGTTCTTCTTCAACTTGTCCTGTTTCATCATAGCGTTTACGCTTATCTTCATCAGACAATATGGTATATGCCTTTGATAGTTCTTGAAATGTTTTGTCATCACCGCCCTTATCTGGGTGATGTTTCATTGCCAACTTACGGTAAGCTTTTTTAATTTGTTCTGCTGTTGCATCCTTTGCTACAGCTAAAATCTCATACAGATTCTTCATTTATTATGTATTAAGGGGTTACTAAAAAAAGAAACCGGTGATAGATATTTATGAATGTCAAGTAAATATTTATCTAATCACCGGTTAATTGTCCTGCTAAAACATACCCTGTGGCAAACTTGTCGGACATCATACATACTTCATCAAATTTTTCCCGGTATCTTCATAGGTCAAAGCCTATCAGGTGCTATCTTTCTAAAGCAGTACAGTTTTGTTTCAAGTTGCAGAGGTTGGTGTGAGTATTTGTTGCCTTTAAAACAATCCATTCACGTGAGATGATAAGATACCAATCTCTCCCATTAACCAGCGAACTTCGTGGTTGGTTCAGGACTTGAACCTGTGATAGGTGTGCTTTATTCTCATGCTTATATTGCTTAATCACAGTCTTGACTACCGACACTTTATGAACCTATACATACACCATGTATGCTACCAACCAGTTACCAGTCTTTCCTGGCTGTCACTATTTTCCGGTTATCAGACTATTGTTTAGCCTTACATTCTCTCATACCGTTTGAGGGGAGTTGTTACCTGATTATTCACTCCGATCCACTTATTGCAGGGGAAAATGAGGTGGCAACAGGACTTGAACCTGTATATCTTTTCTCCTGTTGAAATCATCTTAAAGAGTTAATACGTCTACCAATTCCGCCATACCACCATATTTTAAATACTTTCACCTACACTACATTCATCACATAGTTCAGCTTCATCAATAATTTTTGCATTGCAATAAATACATCTGTTCATAATATTCTTTTTTATAAATAACAGGAAGCACCTGTTCAGATTGTATGACACTTGATAGCCATATTTTTTACACAACCCATGCCTTTGGGTCAATCTACGCAAATCATCAGGAACTATGTGAAACTATTGCGTTGTAGTTTAATGCACATAGTAAGCAGCCTGACTACCATTCATGCCACAAAGATAATAGAGTTGACTAATTACGTATTACTTTGTGGACTTAATTGTTACAACCCATCTCCAAGCCCTGTTAAGGATACCGTTGATATACTACTGCTGTAACATAATCCAGTAGTGTGGAATGTTATTTAATTTTTTGTGTAAAATGTTTCTTCTATGATCTGGTCTTCATCTTCCCATTCATAGAAATCATTGTACACAAATGTTCCTGTCTTAATGTAATTAAGAATCTCACCTTTATAGGCATTCTCAATTGCGGTATTCTTATCTACTAGAACGTGATAAAGTTTATGTCCTTCATGTTGTTCACCTGTTGGTGTTACTGTTCCTGTAAGTAACCACCATATAAATGTTAATTTAATCATAGGAATGTCTTTTATTTTTTATTGCCATATAATGATGAAAGCCATTGATATTATCTCCGGCTTCACCCTTAATACTTCTCTACATATATGTTTTCTATATGCTCTGTAATCTCTTGTTTAAAATCTCCATCTGGTATGAATGGTAATGTTTTCTCCAGATATGATAAAGTGTCTGTATCTGTTTGTATTATACACGTTTCTGTGGTTGTTATAGCATCAATAACACTAATAGATAAGTTAAAGAGAACACATATAGTCATTAAAGACCAATCTATAACATCAAAGTCATAGTAAGCATTAAGCCTACCATACTGTATTGTTGTGTATAAGTTCTGCATTGCTAACATACAAGTAGTCAATACTACAAAGGTCTTGAAGCCTGTAATAAACTGTCTTATTGCCATATTATTAAAATTTTTTAGGGTTTAGGGGTTTTATGAAATATGATGATTTGGGTGACTGGTCGCCAAACACTTACAAATCAACACGTTACACAAAAAAATTTACCACAATCTGCTACAATTTGTGTGTTATCAATTAAATTCTTAGTTGAAAGTGGTAATTTTTGTTGTGTTTTACCGGTGTAACAAGTAGACTAACCGGTTATTAATCAGCAAATTACAAAATGCCTATATAAAAGCGAAAACAGGTAAAAAGGCAAAATGTAAAATGCTGATAGTCATTTAATTAAAATTCTACTTGATTGATGTAACCAAATGCAATTAGGAATGGAGTTTCACAAGAAACTAATGCACCTTGTTTGGTCCACTCTACTGTGAACATTACTCTGTGCTGTAATGCTAGTAATCTGAACTGGTAATACTCTTTTGGGTTGAGTGTTATTTCAGTTAACATTAAGTTATTGTTCATTTTTTCTAGGGTTTTTTAAATGTGATACTGTGTTATGATGATAGTAATTTATCCTTTAAAGCGTTGCTACACACGCATGGGAACGGTAATTTCTGGGTGTTATTGTCACACCCTGCATATTATGGGAACGGTAATTTAAACATCCATACGTTACGCTACACACGCAATCAGCCTGTAATTTCAGGGAAGGTTGCCTTGCGGCTGAAACCGGAGGTTTCAAAGAGCTCCCACAAAAAAGATTAGGAGTGGTTGTTACACCACTCCATTATCTCTATTTCATTGATGAAGGTAACTTAATACCTTTCTTCAATAAGTATTGCTCTGCTTGGCTTAAAGCGGTTGCTTTAATAACCATCTCTTGTGCTTCCGCAGATAATTGAGAAAGTTCTTCCAACTCTTCCATTTTCTCTGCACGTGCATCAAGCAACAACTCACAAGCAAATTCAGCAATACCTGCGGAGAATACTTGTTTACCGTAACCATAAGTGCGTTCTGCTACAATAGGCTGAATAGTTTCAACCTTGATAGGGAACATTGCACCTACTTCAATGCTCTTCTTGATTGGGTCAAGTAAAGAGTTTTGAATGGTTACTATGTTAGAGCCAAAACCAAATTGGTAATTAGTTCTAACCTTGCGTGTTTGTTTGTCTTGTCGCATTCCATATTTAAGGAATGGCAACCAAACAACTTCAACACTTGCACCTGATTCTGTTGTTAATGTTTCATACACAAGTGTATCAACTTTTTCAACAGTTTCATCTGCTATAACATCATTTGCAGGTGCAACAAATGAGTTAATCTCTTCTACTAAAGCATCAACGTGGTTTGTGTCACCAGCCTTGAAAGCATTAATTTGAGATGCAGATGGGCGAGTTTCATCAGACAATTTGTCCAAATTGTTTTTAATGAACTCTTTTTTTGCGGTTAATGTGTTTAAAGTTTCCATTACCGTAGATTGGGTTGACCTATACACCACAAGGTTTCTAAAAATTAATAAATGCTGGTTAATTATTTTAATTCCCTAACCAAATTTTAGGAATATATGCAAAAGCATAAGACGCGTAGCGTAAGAACTACCGAAGGTAGTTGGTTTAGAATGAAAGGTTGTGAGGAAAAAATAGTGTCTATCTCGTTGACACTTAATTAGCCAAATGCTCTAACCACTAACCTTGGTCACTCATTCTCAAACACCCTATAATCAGGGCTATCTCTAATTCACGCTATGGCTTTACGCACCGTTATTACCAAATGTTAGACGGTAATAATTGGTATCCTTAAAGGACTTTCCCCCATAGTTGTTGTATTCTCATAAGGTTGCAACCCTTTTAACATTGCTTTATACAATCTGCTTGAATGAGAATACCCAATACGCTTAATGGTATTGGTGGTGAATGTTTAGGCCTAACATACAAACAACAGTTTTATTCTAAAACTGCAAACAGAAGGTTATAATAATACACCTACAACGACATAATGCCTGTTGCTGAAACATCATTTGTTCAGTTAATCAGCAACAGGACTTTTTGTAATAAGTAATTACCGAAGGTAATTGGTATAGAATGTAAGATTACATTACATTGTTGATGCCGATAGGCATAGGCCGAAGGCCGGTGCATTGCTGTGTTACATTGGGTGCTGATGATAGTAATCTCTTTGTTGGTGTGCCTTGTCTTTGATGTGGGTGATGATAGGCGTAGCCTATCAATGGGTGTGAATGTAACGCACTGGGAAAATTACCAAAGGTAATTGATATAGAATTAAAGGTTACACGTTTGTCCTAAAGCGTAAGACCACACACCTACCGTAGTAGAATGCGTGGTCAAGAATGTCTTACTCATACTTGTTCATTGTGCCTATAAAGGCAATTATTCCTGCAATGAACATTAATAAACTAACACAACCAATTAGTTGGTTGTGTAACATAGTGCCTGTTAATCCAACAAGCACTAGTATGATTGACACTATATATAATAGTGCCTTTTCTATTTTCTTTTTCATAATAATTATTTTAACATAAATAATGTAGAAGCTGTTTCCAATACAATTGTATCCATAAGGACATAACTGTTTCTTTCAGCTCTATATACAGAGAGTCTTTGGTTAATCTCTGCATCAGATAAGGTGTGGTTAACTGGAATCAAATGAGTTGTAACCACATCTTGTTTCCTACAATCTATGTAGGCATACTTATAGTATGTTCCTTTAGAACAAGAACTCATTATAAATATTAATACTATGGTTATAATAACCATAGTGTAAAGGTAGAACTTCCCTACGGAAGCTCCCCTTTTCAAATTATTGTTTCTCATACTTATCAAGTATTAAAACACAAAGCATAGCAACTGGTGCTGTGCACACAAAGGTGTACACAAACACAACATTAGTTGTAATGCATAAAGCAGTCAATGAACCTGCTAATGCAATGATTACCACAACATTTAGTATGATAATCATTTCTCTTACTGAAAAATTTTTCATAATTATAAAATTTAAAATGACCGAGAGGTCATTAATATAGAATAAGACCTTGCCCTGCATCTTCCTTCCTGTGTCACTCTCTTCTCTTGCTCTGCTTCCCAAGCACTCTCTTGACAAGCACCCTTCTCCTCTGGCACACAAACTTCTTCCCTGGAGAAAATTAATGTCATTATGCTATAACAATAACCTCTGTGCCTGCTGCTTGCCTAGGGGGTACACCTGACATTGTGTTTGCCCGGGGGGCAAATAATGGAAGGACCCATACACACCATTATATCCATAATTTTCAATATACCCATTCTCCGCCACACACATGAATTTCTCTTTATAGCGTTAGCATCATGTGCTCCTAAATAAGAATAAGTACGTTTTTGCTTAGGATGGGGGGATAGCCCAATGTTTTCAAGGGTTGTGGGGGTTTTTATCAGGTGTTATTTTTAGCACCTCACAAGGCTCACAGGTGTTATTTTTAGCACCTGGGTAAAAAATAAAGTGTTATTTTTAGCACAAAAGTGTTATTTTTAGTTATATTTGTCCTGTAAATGAAATGACAGATGAGTGCTAAAGTAAAGTCCTTAAAGAGTAACGTGGAGTTAGATTTGGAATCTTATGTAGATGAGGTTACAGGTGAGGTTAAGGTATTGGCTGAAGTTCCTGAAGGAGTTAATGTGAGTAAGGAAACTGGTATGAGTATGATTACTTCTAATGATTATGCTGTATTAGAAACTGAAGCTTTATTGGAATTAACAAAGTTGTTGAACAATAGTGATCTTGCAAATGTGATTAAGATGAGTGTTGTTACAAAGACTCCTTTGAACATTGTATTTAATAATACTATACCTCATACAAATGAATCTCTACAAAAGTATTTAGAGATTTCATCAAAGAGCATGTTTATGAAGTTGATTACACGTTTGGTTTCTGCTGGGGTGTTATATCAGATTAAGGGTAGGATTTATGGTGAGGTGCGTGTGTGTTATATGCTGAATCCATTTTTGTCAAGAAAGAGAAAGGTTTTTGAGAATAAGGTGTTTGATGTGTTTGAAAAATTTAAAAAGAAGGAATGTATAGAGTAATGATATTGTTTCTTTTTATTTCAGCATGTGCTCCAATGAATGAGTTTGAGTATAAGAAACACAAGATGGAAAAGGAAGGTAAGAGAATGTTTAAAAAAGTACAAAGAGCTAGAAAGTATGGAAGAAAATGAAATCAAAGCAAAGATTGCGGAATTGAGAACGCAATTGACTGGTGATATTTTCCAGGATGGAGATATACAACAGGAGATTTATGAGTTGAAAAAAATTCTAAATCCTAGAATTGAAACTCATCCGGAAGAAGATGATGATGAGGGTTGTTTAAATTGTGGGAGCTGATGATTAGAGCAATTACTGTATTTAGTGATATGTGCAAGAAGAAACTTTTTATAGGAACGTATTGCATAGGAGTAGAACTTAATCAGTTTTTTCCAAAGTTTGTAGAGGTTGCAGTTGGACAAAGAGTGGAAAAGAGATACAAAAATCCACATGACTTTGTTGTTTCAGCACATCACTTTAGTACAACACACGCATTTAGTAAACAAACATTAAATTATGGCAGAAGAGCAAAACACAGATTTTAAATACAATGAGGTTTATATACAGGGATTGGATGATTGGGATGATTATGAGGGTAGAGTTCATGGTGGATGTCTTGTTCCTTTTTTGTTCATAGTAGTATTAATTATAATAATTCTTATTTATGTGGTTGTATCAAGGTAAAGAGTTTAAGGATAGTGACATTCCAGATAATGCAGTAGGATTTATCTATGAGATAAGTGGTATTGTTGATGGAAAGTCTGTGAGATATATTGGTAAGAAGAACTTTTATTCACAGACAAAAAAGAAGATGGGTAAAAGGGAATTGGCTGCTGTAACAGACAAGCGTTTGAAAAAATACACTATTCAGAAAAAAGCTGCTTATCAAAATTATTTCAGTAGTAATGAGATATTGAAACAAGCCCATAAAGATGGTATTGTGCTAAAGCGTGATATGTTACATATCTGTTTCTCTGCAACAGAGTTGACTTACATGGAGTGTAAATATCAATTTGCTTATGGTGTATTGGAGAGTGATGAATTTTTAAATGCAAACATCCTTGGGAAATTCTACAAAATCAAATGAGATAGTTGAGTCTATCAAGATACCTTTGATTAATCAAGAGTTCTTGTTTATATGTGGCGTAAAAAATATGAAAAGTTTACGCAAACATTTTGATAAGGATATGCATAAATTAGTCAATGAGGTATTTGATGGATATGATGATGTAAAGATTTACACAGATGCTTATGTAGAATATTATCAGACTGAAGAAGGTAATTATTATTTGTCATTGGTGATTAGAAAGATTGATGATAATATTTTAAAAACATTGGTTCATGAGATTGTACACATAATGCAACACATAAGAAGAATCTTCTTTCTGAATAAGGTAGAAGTAGAGTTTGAAGCATACTTGACTGAATGGATTTTTGAGCAAGTATGTGAAATATTAAAAAGTAACCAATTAATAAAATAAATATGGCTGAAGAAAAAGTGTTAAAAGAACTTGCAGAAATTGAAGCAAAGGTTGGAGCTGTTTGCGGACCTGTAACTCTTAAGAAGTTAGAAGTAAACCCATTACTTCATGACATGGAAAAAACCTTTTCTGATTGTCTTGCTACAGCAGTAAGAAAAAATCATGACTATGGGGGTAGTAACAAAGATCCTTATGCAAACTTTAGAAATTCTACAATTGCTGGTGTTCCGGTTGAACGTGGAATTTTGGTGAGATTAATGGATAAAATGTCACGCATATCTACATTGTTAGATAAAGAGGGAATGGTAAAAGATGAAGCGGTAGATGATACTATTGATGATGCAATCAACTACTTAGCAATCTTGAAGTCTTACAGAAAAAGAAATAAATAATGAGGCACGTAGAAAAAGCAAGAAATCTTCTTGAAAGAGAAATGGATAGCACATCACAAGAGATGCATTTAATAAATTTTATTCAAATTGAAAATGCAGAAGATGTAAAAGGTGTTGCACCAGTAGTGAAATTTACAATTCAATCAGATCCTATTTCTGAAGTGGGTGTAAATGGTTGTCAAGCATTAGACATGTTGAAATATGTTAAATGTTTATTTCAAAGTCTAAATGAAGCTTTTCCTTGTAGAGAAAATGCTTTATCAATCACAAAGATTGAAGAAGCAATTCATTGGCAAGATGCAAGAACTAAGGATAGACAGAGAAGACAAGTTGAAGGTAAAAATGAAAAGTAGTATGAAATACGCAAAGAAACCAGTAGTAATAGAAGCTGTTCAATGGACAGGATTAAATGCAAATGAAATTAGAGCATTTGCAGGAAATGATATTGAGTTCCAAGGTGATGCATTGTTTATTCATACATTGGAAGGTAGCATGAGAGCAAGTCTTGAAGATTATGTTATAAAAGGGGTAAAGGGTGAGTTTTACGCATGCAAACCAGACATCTTTGAAATGACTTATGCAACTGAAGCAGAGATTGGAGAATTTTCTGATGGATACCATACATACAATGAGTTGTATGATTTCAGAAAAATGTACAATGCTGCATTGTTCAATGAGTGGGCTGCAAATAAATTGTGGAATCCAAAATGGAAAAACACAGGGCAACCATATAATCATTGCAAATATGATGTTCATAAGTCATGGAAACATCATGATGGAAAAGAATGTTTTGGTGGCGGATGGTTTATTGTAGTAGCAATGTTACCAGATGGAATGATAACCAATCACTACAAAGAAGAAGATTGGGATTTATTCCAAATACCTGTAGAAGAAAAAGCAAAATATCCTTTTGATGGCCACAATGGCCAAGATGTTTTGGAAAGATTACGTAACTTATCAAAAATCAAATAACATGAGTAAAACAGGAAACAAAGCAAAGATTGAAGCTTTAAAAGGATGGCTTCAGCATTTAGTAATAGTAAAAACAAAAATCACAAAATCTAAGTAAGATGGTAGTAGAAGGTAAAATGGAAGTAGAAGTAAGATCTCTAACGTTTGGAGAGCAATTGGTAGGATTAAATTTTAATCCTTCAGCAGATGATAAAGTAGCACAAGCAAAAATATTATTTGCTAAAGCAGCAGATCTTTTGGAACAAGAGTACAGAGCAAAAAATCTGGGTGCTTCTCCATTAGCAGATACACTTTATAATCATGCGATCGGTGAAGTGTTAAATGCACAAATGAGTGTAGTTAAAGTATTAACTCTTAAATATTAAGAAATGAAATTTTTAGGAAAATTGGTCATTATTGAAAGACCTGTGATTGAAGAAAGACCTTCAGGAATTGAGTTATTGCCAGAAGCAAAAAAACAACTTGAAGATGAGATTGTAAAAAAATTCTCTGAATTACCTGTAGCTTTTACAGGAGTAGATGTTGAGAAAGTAAAAGTAGGAGATAAAGTCCTTATCACACCAAAGCAGTTAAGTTACTGTGATACCTTTGACATGAATGGTAAAATTTACTATGTCGCCAAAGAATCTGATGTGATTGCAATCTATTAAAAAAAAGCCCTTACCTTTGGTAGGGGTTTTTTTATTCCAATATTTTTTTGTATATTATTAAGTAAACACAAAGATTATGTTTTTTGATAGATCATTTCAGACAAATTTATTAATGCTTTTGGGTAAAGGAAACTCAAAGCTTATAGAAATACAAAATTCACCAGGATACGTTAGAGAATTTACGTATGGTGGAACAACAACTAATGTTACTCAAATTAAACATTATTGTGCTGATACAAGAAAAGGTTCTGTAATTGAAAATATAGAATATGAAAATCCATTAGTAGATGGATCAAGAGTTACAAAAATTACAATTCAATAATTATGCCTTACAAGTACAACCCACATACAGGAAAGTTAGACTATTATGAAGCACCTTCTGGTGGTGCTGGGGGTGGTGCTAACTTAGCATTTGTTCCAGGTATATCAAATGGAGTTATTACTTCAGATTCAGGAAGTGATGCAACTATTTTATTAGCTGACAGTACAAACGCAGGTTTATTTTCTGCAGCAGAAAAAACTAAATTAACTGGAATACAAGAAGGAGCTGAAGCAAATGTTCAATCAGATTGGAATGCAGTTTCAGGTGATGCACTTATTTTAAATAAACCTGAAACATTACCTTCAGAAAAAATCCAACAAACTGTAAAAGCAGGTGTTGCAATTTCTAAAGGTCAGGCTGTTTATGTATCTGGTTCAGATGGAACAAATGTAATTGTTGCTAAAGCTAGTAATGCTAGTGAAGCAACATCAAGTAAAACATTAGGTTTACTTTTTCAAGACCTTGCTTTAAATGGAATTGGAAAAGTTATTACTGAAGGAAGACTTGAAGGTTTAGACACTTCTTTAGCTCAAGTAAATGATCCGGTTTGGTTAGGTATAGATGGTAATTTAATTTACGGTTTAGCAAATAAACCTGTTGCTCCAGCACATTTAGTTTATCTTGGTGTTGTAACTAGAGTAAATGTAAACAACGGTGAAATATTTGTTAAAGTTCAAAATGGTTATGAACTTGATGAATTACATGATGTATCATTACCTACTTATATTAACAAAGGTGTACTCTATAGAGATACCGCAGACAATCTTTGGAAACATGCAAAAATTTCATCATTACTTACACTTACTACTGAAGGAACTGGTGCAGCAACATTAATTGATGATACTTTAAATATTCCAATAGCACCAGCAAGTTCTCAAAGTTTAATCCCTGATTTAACAGGTAATGAAGTTTTTAGAGGTGTTACTTTTAGAGCTAACTCTACAACTATAGATACATTAGGTGGTATCACAAATAACCTTTCAGGTACTCAAGGTGCAAACACAGTTGCTGTTACAAACTTTAGGACAAGACAAATAACAATGCGTTTTGAGCCATCTGTTACTGGAACAGGAAACTATTGTTGTATGAGAACATCAGCAGCATTATGGTCAATCACAGCAGGATTTTTATTTGTAGGTGAATTTGGTATAGCAGATACAAATTATGCAGTAGGTGCTCATAATTTTTGGGGATTAACTTCATCAGTAACAAACCTAGCTATAGGTACTATAAGTAATTTACAACCTTCTGCATTAACAAATATTATTGCTTTAGCAAATGATTCAGGTGATGCCAACTTGCAAATAATGCATAATGATGCATCAGGAACAGCAACTAAAATTGATTTAGGTTCTGGTTTTCCTGCTAATAGAACATCAGGAGCTGTTTCAACAACTATGTATTATGTAAGGTTTTATAATGCTCCAGGTTCATCTGAAGTTAAATATTCTGTAATTAATAGAGAAACAGGAGCTATTGCTGAAGGAACTATTACTACAAACTTACCAGATGCTTCAACATTACTTGCTTATCAAGCTGGTAGATCTATGGGTACAGGTGGTGGTGGTGTATCTTCTTCAGGAAGATTTGATGTTAAAATTCTTGGTGTTTATAACTTTTAAAACTTAAATGCATGAAAAAATTTATATTAACTTCAACACATTATATAGATGAAAACGGTTTTATAAATTTAAGTTTAAGACCAAGTGATCCAGAAATAGAAGATTTTATTGCTTCTAATTGTAGTTTAGAAAATAAATCAGATGTAGATTCACAAATAGCTCAAAGAATTGAATTAATGACACCAATATTATTTGAGAAATTTAATCAATTAGAAAGTGTAAGTAGTGAAATAAAAAATTTATACGAATTATAAAATGGAAACAATATTAAAACCTGGAGATATACTACATTGTAGTGGAAACAGATTGATTAGTAAACTGATAAAACTTTTTACTAAATCTAAAGTTTCTCATACAGCATTGTATATTGAAATATGGGGGCAACCTTATATTATTGATGCGCAAAAAGACGGAGTAAATGTCAGACCATTTGAAGAATGGCAAAAAAAATATAAGTATTTTTACATCATAAATAGAAATCCGCTTTTGACTAAAGAAGATGGTGAGGTTATATCAAAAAGAGCTTTATCAAAAGTTGGACATACTGCTTATGATTTAGAAAGTCTATTAATTAGACAACCCTGGAAATTATTAACAGGTAACTGGAAAGAAGCAGGAAATAAAGAAGAAAAAATGTATTGTTCTGAATTTGTAGCTTGGGTTTATGAGATTCCTGATTATTTCAAAATGTCACCTGAAGATTTGTTTAATTGGTGTAAGTTAAGAAATTATCAAACATTGTAAATTATGAAACCTAAACTATTTAAAATGTTTAATATAATAATGAAATCAACAAATGAATTAAAAATGTTCTTATATGGAATGTTTATGTATCTAAAAATAGATATAGAAGCAATTACAATCTTAGCAACCTTAATGTGTATTGATACACTTTTTGGTACAGTAAAAACCTTTAGAATTGATTACCGTCAATTTAAATTTAAGATTTTACTTTTAGGTTTTCTGGCAAAGATTACATTTATTTTAATTCCAATGGTTGTTGCATTAACAGGAAAAGGTTTAGGTTATGACTTCAAATTACTTGTAAATATCTCTATTAAAATTTTAATATGTAGTGAAACAATAAGTATAATAAGTAACTCAATAGCTATAAGAACTAAGAAAGATGTTGAAGACTATGACATTATCACACAGTTCTTAAAGTATTTGAGGAACTCATTCATAAAAATCTCGGATTCATTTTTATCCACATTAAAGAATAAATAAATAATTAGTCCTCTCTTTTGAGAGGATTTTTTATTTTGCTACTTTTACAAAAAACAAATAAGCTATGAAAAAATTATTAGAAAGAATCAGTTCTCCAACACCAAAGTTTTGGAAAAAGGTTCAAAGTATAGGTTTAGTTGCAGCAGGTGTTTCTGCGGCAATTATGGCTTCACCAGTAGCACTTCCAGCTGTTATTGTTACAGCATCAGGATATTTAGCAACAATAGGTGGTACAATAGCAGCAATTAGTCAATTAACAGTTGAAGACGGATTTAGCAATGAGCAAAACTAGTGTAAGAACATATACAAATACTGAAATATTAGATAGAGTTAAATCTTTACCTTCTTTTCAGGCTTTACCATCAAACTATTGGATAGTTGGTGTTAGATCTAATGAAGATGCTCCAAATAAATATGATGATAAGTTTTATATTTTTTGTGGTGAGCAATTTGTTACACTTCTTCATGGAACTACAAATCCAGGTGTTCCAATTTTAAAAGGTGGTTTTCTAAAATACAACAAAGTTGGTGCTGCTGTCATTAAAGCTAATGAGTGGTACTATGGAGTTTGGAGATATGGAATGCATTTGAAAAAAATGCCAGCATTACTTCAAATTGGTAAATTCCTTGGATATAGAGATGGAGATAGAGATAATAAAGCTGAAGAAATTGGACCATTAAATACGTTTCAATGGAAAGGTATTAATTTTCACACAGTTTCTTTTGATTCTAAATCCACTTATGTTCCTGAAGATATTAATGGTTGGTCTGCTGGATGTCAGGTTGTACCTGATGTACAAAAGTTTAATCAAACAATTAATAAGTTCTTTAAGGATCAAAAATCAGTTACATATTGTTTACTTCAAGAATGGAATGACTAATGGCTAGAAACGGATTGGCAGGTTCTAAGAAAGGTAATTCAAAGTCTGCAAAATATTTTCAAGAAAATCCTGAAGCAAGAGCTAAAAAGAATGCTTACAATAAAGCATATCACTCTACTGAAGAAAGAAAAAACTACAGAGAATCTTTGAATAAAGCAAACCGTAAAGATGGAACTTATGGTAATGGAGATGGCAAAGATAAATCTCATACAAAATCTGGAAAACTTGTAAGTGAAAAAGCATCAAGCAACAGAGCAAGAAACGGAAAAGGTAACAATAAGAGATTAAAATAAATCAATCAATATGTCAAAAGTTAAAGCACTCCAAATGGGGTGCTTTTTTTTATATAGAAAATAATTATATATTTGTAGTGTTAAACATTTAAAAGTTAAATCATGTCAGAAAACACCAACCAAGAACCAACAGCTGAAGAGATTAAAGCATATAAAGAAAACATGCTTAAATTCTATAAAGAGCAATTACCTTTTTTAGAAGCACAAAAAAAGTATGAAACTTTAAAAGCAGACATTGAAGAAGCTAAATTTAGACAATTAGAAAACAGAGTGAAATTCATTCAGTTACAGTTATCAGTACAAGAAAAACCAGAGGAAAATGGCAACAGCGAAAGTGATCAATAAGATTGTTCCAATGACAATGCTTGATATTATTAAATATCAAATTAACATGCATTGTTTTCTAAATAAAATAAGGTTAAGTCCTGCTCAACAGGACTGCCTTGCTTTATTGGGAATGTATGGAAGTATGTTTCTTTCTGATTTTTGTGAGCAAACTGTTACAGAAGGAATATTTGGAAATGTGCAAACTGCAAGAAATTTTATGGTAAAATGCATCAAAGACAATTTAGTTGTAAGAAGTGGAATGGGAAACAAGACAATAACATTAAATAGTGAGTTGTCAATTTTAACAGAGGGAACAATTGTATTGAATTTAAAAGTGTATCACCATGACACCAACCAAGGCAAATAAATTAATTCCTGAAACTGCAAAAGAGTTAGGTCTTTCTGAAGAATTGGTAAAAGATGTAGTAGATTTTTATTATGATACTTTAAAAAAGAAAGTTGAATCATTAGAACACCCAACTCTTTTAGTTCACAATTTTGGAATATTTAAGATTAGCAGAAAGAAATTAAAATTTAAATTAGAGTTCTTAAAAAAATTACTAGCAAGTAAAGAGCCGGATGACTTTAAAAAACTTGTTAAGTATAATTATAATAAAGAGATGCAATTTAAATTAGAAGAAGCTTTAGAAAGATGTAATAATTATTATAGACCATTGTATGAAAAACGTAATAAAAATATGGAAGAATAGAAATCAGATTATTGAAGGTATTAAAAACAATATCTTTAAAACTGATCACATTGAAGAAATTGCTCAAGAAAGATTAGCATTTTGTAAAGGATGTGTAAATTATGATGGTGAGTGTGCTGTTCCAGGATCAGGGCCTTGTTGTGGTCATTGTGGATGTTCATTAAAATTAAAAGTACGTTCTCTTTCATCAGAATGTCCTTTATCTGAACCTAAATGGAAACCAGTCCTTACATTTGAAGAAGAGTATTTGTTACAGCAAAAATTAAGAGAAGATGTTCCAGAATAGTGCTGTAATAGATGTAAACTCAATTCCTAATGGAATGAGTGCAAGCGATTTAATTTATATTCATAAAATGAATAAACCAATATCTATAGATATGGCATCAGCATCAGCATCAATTACTAAGTCAATAGCTGATACAGTTTTTGAAAATCTTGGAGATATTCTGGCATTAGAAATAATTACTAGTAAACAGTATTTTAAATTAAAATCAATGTTACATAGTTCTGATTTTGAAACTGCAAGAATGGCAAGAGAAATAATATATAAAAATTTACAAGATAAGTAATATGGCAATTAAATTTTACGCAGATGAGCATAAATATGAAAGTATAGATGCATCTGATAATATAGACTGGATAAGTGTTACAAGACTTATCCACTTTTTTAAAGAACCTTTTGATGAAATCAAAATGTCTGAATCATGTTCTAAAGGAAAGAACCCTAAGTATTGCGGTAAAACTCCTGAAGAAATTAGAGCAATTTGGAAAGCAGAAAACACTAGAGCTGTAACATTAGGTTCTTGGTATCATGACCAAAGAGAAAAAGATATTTTGTCTTGTAATACAATTACACGTAGGGGATTAGATTTACCAATAATTCATCCTTTAATGGATGGACCTGTAAAAATTGCTCCTGAACAAGCATTAGTTCCTGGAATATATCCTGAACATTTTATATATTTAAAATCAGCAGGTATATGTGGACAAGCAGATAGAGTTGAAGTTGTTGGTGATACAATTGATTTGTATGACTTTAAAACTAATAAAGAGATTAAAAAAGAAGGATTTAAAATGGGAACAAAGACTAAAAAAATGCTTGGTCCTTTGTCACATTTAGATGACTGTAATTTTAATGATTACTCTTTACAACTTTCAATCTACATGTTCATGATGTTAAAGCATAATTATAATTTAGAACCAGGAATTATGCAAATTGAACATATAGAGTTTGAAATTGACCATATTGATAAAAATGGTTATCCTGTTACAAAATTAGATAAGGATAATAATCCTATTGTAAAAGCTGTAACACCTCATGCTGTTCCTTATTTAAAAAAGGAAGTAAATGCATTATTTAATTATTTAAAAATTAACCGCCATAAATTAAAGAAAAATGAGCATTAAATTATTTGAATTACGTGGAGATAAAGTTTTAGCAACAGAACATTGTTATAACATAAAACAGTTTAAGGAAGTCATAGATAACTATCCTGATAACTACTTAAAAATATTGGCATTTGTTTTCTACATGTCATGTAGAAGTGCAGAAAATCCTTATTTTAATAGACCGTCAGAAGATTTGGATATTGAAATACTTAGAGATTTAGGTGCTGATTTTTCAGTAGAAGATCCATTAATTGTTAAAGCGTTAGATAAAGCAAAAGATTTATATGAAACTCCTACTGTTAGGGCATATAATGGTTTTGCTACTATGCTTGATAAACTTGCGTTATATTTAGAAACTCAAGATATTTCTGATGGTAGAGATGGTAATATTTCTGCTATTGTTCAAGCAGCTAAAAACTTTGATAATATCCGTAAATCTTTTAAAGGTGTTGCCAAGGATTTAGAAGAAGAACAATCATCAAGAGCAAGAGGTGGTTCACGTTTAAGTTATGATGATTAATTATGAAGAATGATGATTTAGGTGAAATCTATGAAGACATACCTCATTATGACAATGGGGTATGGACTTACAAATCTTATGAGTCAAGAGAAACTTTTACCAAAGATTTAGAAAATAATTATTTTAAAGAACCTGGAGAATATGCGTTTGATGAAACAGTTAAAATGTTTCAAGCTCCAGCTTTATATTTTAAAAAAGAAGGATATTATTGTGATGCTCTTGATGGAACAAGAGATTTCATTAAATATTGGGATGCTGAAAAATTAAAATCAAGAAAAGGAGCATTCTTTACCAATAATGGAAAAAGTTGGTATTTACCAAGAGATTATTATTTCTTCATAAATTTTGTGAAGATTCAAGATAAAAAGAAAAAGAAAGATGACTTTACTGATATTTGGGATGGTCAGTTACATTTAGCATTATACAATTGGTTAGCAGAATTAAATTATAAACACGCTGTAACATTAAAGAAAAGACAGTTTGGTTCTTCATTATACCACGCTGCTAAACTGATTAATATCCTTTGGTTTGAACAATCACCAGTATTAAAAATTGGTGCATCTCTTAGTGCATACGTAACAGGAGAAACAGGTACTTGGAAAATCTTACAAGAATATAGAAACTTCTTAAATGAGCATACTGCATGGTATAGACCAATGAACCCAGGTAATGTTGGGGGATGGCAACAAAAAATTGAGTATGTAGAAAATGGTAGAAAAACTGAAAAAGGTAGAAAAGGTGTTCTTAAAGCTACATCTTTTGAGCAATCAGATACAGCAGGTGTAGGGGGTTTATGTACCTTGTTTTTTTATGAAGAAGCCGGTGTAGCAAAAACCATGGATAAAACTTATGAGTTCATGCGCCCAGCATTTGAGTCAGGAGATTTAACTACAGGTTTATTTTGTGCAGCTGGTTCTGTGGGTGACTTAGATCAATGTGAACCTTTGAAAAAATTCATGTATGCTCCAGAAGCAAATGATTTTTATTCTGTAAGAAATAAATACATGGATGACAAAGGAACTGTTGCATATACAGGTATGTTTATACCAGAGCAATGGTCAATGCCGCCATATATTGATGAGTTTGGTAATTCACTTGTAGAAGAAGCATTAGAAGCTTGTGAAAGAAACAGGATAAAATGGAAGAAAGATTTAGATCCTGAAATCTATCAATTACGTGTATCACAGCATCCAACTACATTAGAAGAAGCATTTGCATATAGAGGAGAAAGTATATTTCCATTACAAGTTGTAAAGACAAATAAACGTGACATTGAGGAAGGATTATATCCTTTTCAAACATATAAATTAGCTTTTTCTAATACCGGAGAGGTTGTTGCAGAGTTAACTAAAAAAGCTCCAATTACAGAATTTCCAATTCCAAAAAATGCTGAAGACAAAACCGGTGCTATTCAAGTATGGGAATTACCTGATGAAGACAGAGAATTTTGTACAACTTATTATGCATCTGTCGATCCAGTAGGTGAGGGTAAAACTGTAACATCTGAATCATTATGTTCTATTTATGTTTACAAGAATCCTGTGTTGGTACAGCGTTCAGTTCATGGAGAAATAGAAACATTTGTAGAGGGTGGTAAAATAGTTGCAGCATGGTGTGGTAGATATGATGATATTAATAAAACCCATGAACAATTAGAATTAATTATTCAATGGTATGATGCTTGGACATTGGTTGAAAATAACGTAGGTTTATTTATTCAATACATGCAATTTAAGAAAAAGCAAAAATATCTTGTTCCTTCTACCCAAATGGTTTTATCAAAAGAGATACAGCAATCTAAAACACAGTTTCAAACTTATGGTTGGAGAAACGTATCTACCATCTTTAAAAGCACAATGTTAAGTTACCTTATTGAGTTTATTAAGGAAGAATTAGATGTTGAGAAAGATGACAATGGTAAAGTATTCAAAACACTTTATGGAATTAGTAGAATACCGGACAAAATGGCCATGATTGAAATGGAAGCATATCAACCAGGAGTCAACGTGGATAGGTTGGTTTCTTTGGGTGCTTTGATTACCTTTGTTAAAATTCAAGAATCAGGTAGAGGTATTAAGAAACGTATTGAGTATGAAGATGACCGTCATTTGGATAATTCAGAAAAATTCAGTAAATTAAATAGATCACCTTTTAAAAATTTGGGTAAAAGTTCCTATGCTGGAAATACAAGTGTAAGAGTAAGAAACCCTTTTAAAAATATTAGATAATGGAAGTAATTAATGCTTTAAGTATAAAAAAAGGTAAGAAGACTAAAAACAATAAGTTTGGTGTCTTTACTCAACCTATACAATTTTTACCAGTTAGTGAAAAAGATGATGAGTGGACAAGACATAATCTTGATTGGATGGAGTGGCAGGGAATCAAACAAATCTTTGGTAAAGCTAGAAGGTTAATGAAAAACTACAAACTTGCAAAAGGTACAATTGATAAATCAGATTACATTCCTTCAGAACAAAATGAATATGCAGAGATGGTTGATGTGTTAACACAATACCACGAAGATTCAGCATTAGAACTTAAATTTTATCCTATTATTCCTAACATTGTAAATGTACTAACTTCAGAGTTTGCTAAAAGAAATACTAAGATTGACTATAGAGCAATTGATGAGTATTCCTATAATGAAATAATGGAGAAAAAAACTGAAGCTTTAGCAAATGCTCTTATTGAAGATGCCAAAGCAAAAATGTTACAGGAATTATTAAAGATGGGATTAGATCCTAATTCTCCACAAGCACAAGAAAAATTAAACCCTGATGCTATAAAACAACTTCCAGAAATTTCAGAGTTTTATTCTAAAAAATACCAAACACTTTCTGAACAATGGGCTGCTAAACAACATAACATTGATGTCAATAGATTTTCAATGGATGAGTTAGAAGAATTAGCATTTAGAGATATGATAATTACAGATTCAGCATTTTTTCATTTTAGAATGTTTGATACTGATTATGATATTGAAGTATTAAATCCACCATTAACATTTTACCATAAGTCACCAAATGTTCAATATATTTCTCAAGCTAACTGGGCTGGATTTATTGAAATGCTTACAATAGCAGATGTTATTGATAAGTTTGGTTACATAATGACTGATGAACAAATTCAAACATTAGAATTATTACATCCAGCACGTTCTGCTAGATTTATGATGGATGGTATTCCTAATGATGGTTCATTGTATGATTCTGATTCTACTTATGAGCATAATAGAAAGTCTGGTGTTGATATGAAAAGACACTTATCTTTCTTGGATAACCATTATGATACACATGATATTGTTTCATGGATTGTAGGACAAAGTGAACACACAGGATTGTTGAATAATGCTGGTATGTTACGTGTTACTACAGCATATTGGAAAACACAACGTAAAGTTGGTTACTTGACATCTATTGGAGAAGATGGTGGAGTATTTACAGATATAGTTGATGAGAACTACAAGACACATAATAAACCATTATATAACAACACATTTAATAAAAATAAGACTGCTGAAAATTTAATTTTTGGAGATCATATTGAATGGATATGGATTAATCAAGTATGGGGTGGTGTTAAGATAGGAAACAACAGAACTATTTTTAATTCTACAACTGATTCTGATTTTGATCCAATTTATATTGGTATTGATAAACCTACACCTGGTCCATTAAAATTTCAGTTCAAAGGTGACAGCACAATGTATGGTGCAAAACTTCCAATTGAAGGTAGAGTTTTCTCTGATAGAAATAGTAAGTCTATGTCTGTTGTAGATTTACTTAAACCAGCACAAATTGGATTTAATATTGTAAACAATCAAATTTCTGATATACTTATTGATGAGATTGGAACAGTAGTGGTACTTGACCAAAATGCTTTACCAAAACATTCTATGGGTGAAGATTGGGGTAGAGCAAATCTTGCTAAAGCGTATGTAGCAATGAAAGACTTTTCAATGTTACCGTTAGATCCTAGTATAGCAAATACAGAAAGTCCAACAAACTTCCAACACTACCAACAATTAAATCTTGAGCAAACAAATAGATTATTGGGTAGAATACAGTTGGCTAATTATTTCAAGCAACAAGCAATGGAAATAATTGGTTTAACACCACAACGTATGGGAATGCAAATGGGGCAAATTAATACTGCTACAGGAGTAGAACAAGCTGTTAGTGCATCTTACGTTCAAACAGAAGTTTATTTCTCACAATTCTGTGACCACTTAATGCCAAGAGTACATAGAATGAGAACAGACCTTGCTCAATTCTATTTATCAAGTGAAGGAGTAATTAAGTTAAAAGGAATGACTGCTGATGATGAAAGAACCAATTTTGAAATAAATGGTACTGATTTATTATTAGCAGACATCAATGTATATTGTCAGACCAATGCAAATCAAAGAACAATACTTGAGCAATTAAAACAGTTGTTTATGACAAATAATACAACAGGTGCAAGTATTTATGATTTAGGTAAAATCATGCAAGCTGATTCTATTGGAACTCTTAACAATGCTCTTAAAGTTATTGAGAAGAAAGCTGATGAACAAAGACAACAACAAGCTGAACAAGAAAGACAAATGCAAGAAGCTGAAATTCAAGCAAGAAAACAAGAACAGCAAATGGAGTTTGATCATGAGTCAAGAGAGAAAGAAAAAGACCGTAGAGCAAGATTACTTGAAGCTGAAATTAAATCTGCTGGATACGGTGCTATGCAAGATGTTAACCAAAACCAACAATCAGATTACATGGATGCTTTAAAACAAGTACAACAATCTGAACAATATAAAGAAACAATGAATTTTAACAAGGAAAAAGAATCTAGTAAAAATTCATTAGCTCAACAAAAATTAGACCTTGAGAAAGAAAAGTTAATGGCAGACCAAAGAAATAAGCAAATTGAATTTGCCATTGCGCGTGAGAACAAGAATAAATATGATGGGAAAAAACCTAATAAGTAATGTTTTTGTGGATTATTGTCATATAATCCACAAAAATTTTTTTTAAACCTAAAATAGTTAAACATATTATATTTAAAATCAAATAAATTTGTTTATATTATATATAGTCAGTTAATAACCAACCAACAAAAAAAACATGACAGAAGAAGAAAAACAAGCAGCAGCGGCTGCAGCTTCAAGTGCGCAAGTGCAAGAAGTGGACTTTGACAATTTAGATGCCTTGCTAGGATTATCTGATTCAATTGTTACAACAGCTGATGATGCACCTAAAACTGTATTATCTGATTCTAAACCAGATTTATCTTTTATGGATGATGATTTAGATGGAGATAAACTTAAAGATGCACCTGAAGATGTTGTTAAAGCTGTAACAGATCAGATTCTTGATGAAGATTTAAATGATGATCAAGAAGAAGATGATGCTCCAGTAAACAAAGGTGGAAGACCAAAGCTTGTAAAAGATGCTATGGTTGAAGCAGCAAACCGCTTAATTGAAAAAGGCGTTCTTGCTCCATTTGATGATGGGAAAGCTTTAGCTGATTATACAGTTGATGATTTTGAGGAATTAATTCAGGCAAACATTGAAAGCAAAATTTCTACTGTTGCTCAAGAAGCACCAATAGAATTATTTAAAACTTTGCCGGAAGATGTTCAAGCTGTAGTTAAGTATGCATTAGATGGTGGTCAAGATACTAAAGCTGTTTTTCAACAATTATCAAGAGTTCATGAAACATTTGAACTTGATGTTGAAAAAGAAGAAGACCAAGAGTCTATTATTAGACAATGGTATAACGCTTTAGGAACTTATGATTCTATTGAAGAATTAGAAGATGAGATTAACCTAATTAAAGACAGAGGTGATTTAAAGAAATATGCTGAAAGGTATAAACCGAAGTTAGATGCAAAACAAGCTGAAATTGTTCAAGAAAAATTAAAAGAACAACAAGAAGCTAAAACACGTAAAGAACAAGCTAAACAACAGTATTCAAATACTGTAATTAAAACTTTACAAACTGCAAACTTGAATGGTATTCCTTTAAATGAGAAAGTTCAGAATATGTTATACTACGGTTTAACAGATTCATCAAGATACCAAACAGCAGAAGGTAAACCAACCAATGCGTTAGGGTATTTGTTAGAGCAGCATCAATTTGGACCAAATCCAAATTTCTCATTAGTAGCTGAAGCTTTATGGTTATTGGCAGATCCAGTAAACTATAAAGACTCAATTAAGAAAACTGTTGAGAAAACAACAAATGAAAAAACAGCAAGGCTGTTAAGAACAGAACAAGGTGCTAACAGAAATGCATCAAGTTCACAAATAGAGCAAAATGATAAACCTGCATCTGCAACTAGGAAAGCTCCTATTCAGAGAACAGGAAGAAGCATTTTCTCAAGATAAATTAGTAACACAATTAAATAAATAAATAAAAATGAGTACACCAGTTTTAAATAACGGCCTCTTTTTAAGAGAGAACAGTTATCAAGCTACTTCTCATGTTGATTCATTTCACTTGATGAACTTGATGAAGGATGCACAACCTGATGATTTAGGACCAATTGAGTTATGGGCACAGGTTAAGAAAGTAGAGATGCCATTGTACAAAATGTCTTCTTTTAACGGTAAAAACGTAATTGAAGTAAACCACCCAAGAGGTGAGTACAAATGGACTACTCCAGTTTCTGAAGAGTTACCATACGTAGTTGAAAATATTGAAACAGGTTCTGACATTGGTGCAGATGGAACTCCATTCCGCATCAAGTTAAACAAGAGAACATTTGGACATGGTGACATCATCACTTATGATAAATTCAATGGTATTGAATTATTCATTACTGATGCTGACATCTTGGATGTAGGTGATGGTTTCATCTATACAGTTCAAATGCCAAACTTGGACTCTACAAGAGTTTTCCCTGCTGATAAATTCTTGACATCTCAAACTTATTTCTTCAGAGTAGGTTCTGCTAAAGGAGAATATGGTGAGAAGTATTCAGATCTTTCTATGACTCATTCAACTCGTGAGTTCTACAACTATGTAGGTAATGCAGATGCGCACGTACACTACACAGTTTCTTCAAGAGTTAAATTGATGGAAATGGGTGGTATGAAAGCTGATGGTTCAGTTCCAGTAATGGAAATTTGGAAAAACTTTGATACAAATGTTGATCCATCTGTGAACACATTAGAAGGAATGGTTGCTACTAAAGGTAAAGACTATGTGAAGAAAGCTATTGACAATGGAAACCTTGTTAAATCTTTCATCACTAAAATGGAAGCTGCTCACCTTTCTAAAATTGCTTATGATATTGAAACTTACCTTATGTGGGGTAAAGGTGGTAGAATCAAGCAAGATGGTCCAGATGACATCAGATTGTCTGTAGGTCTTTGGAAACAATTAGACTTGTCTTTCAAACACGTTTACAACAAAGCTGATTTCCGTTTAGATGTATTCCGTTCAGAGATCTTCAACTTCTACAATGGTAAAGTTGACTTCCAAGGTCCAGATCCACAAAGAGAACTTATTGTTCAAACTGGTATGGGTGGTATGAAAATGATCAATGAAGCTATCAAACGTGAAGCAATGTCTTCAGGATTAGTAATGAATGCTAAAGAACTTGGTGCTGTAACAAACACAGGAATGGACTTAGGATTTGGATTCTCTTTCACATCTTACACTATTCCTTTCTTAGCAAACATTAAGTTTGTATTGAACCCAGCGTTTGATAACTTACAAAACAATGAGATTGAGAACCCATTAATTGATGGATTCCGTTTATCTTCTTATTCATTCATCATCTTTGATGTTACTGAAAACGGAAGTGACAACATCAAATTGTTAAAATGTGCTTGGAACAAAGAGTTACAATGGAGATATGTGAACGGTACTATGGATTACATGGGAAGAACACAAGGATTCCAATCTTCTGGTAACTTTAACGGATACCAAATCTACATGACACAGGCAATGCCTGCAATCAAAGTAGAAGATCCTACTAAAGTATTGAAGATTGTTATGAGAAACCCATTAACAGGTGGTTCATTATAATCTTAGTTATTAATATAAAGAAACCGGTTCAGTGCCGGTTTCTTTTTTAAAACAATAAAACTATGTCAATTACTAAAGTAAAAACTCAAAGTCCAGATCCAGTATTGGAAAAAGCACCTTTTTCTGAACACGCATTTGCACGTATTGCACATGTTAATGCTGCTTTAGAAAATCTTGCTAAAGCTGTAAGTACAGTAGGAGTATTACCTGCATCTACTGATTTAGCTGGTACAACTGTAACAGGTCTAAGAGGAGAAGTAGAAACACGTTTAGATGCAATTGAATCTAAACTTAATGCAATTATTAATGCATTATCATAAAATTTAGCAGGTCATTAAATTGGCCTGCTTTTTTATTAAATTTGTCAGAAAACCAACCAACAAAAATTATGACACAAAATTCAAAAACATCAAAAGTTAGAATTAAAGCTTATTGTGATCCAACCATTGAAAATATGGGATTGGAAAATTACAATTATGTAGTATTCCCTAATACTTTTCAAGTTGAAAGTTTAGCGGCAATTGAACAAAATGGTAGAACTGTTTATTTAACAGGTCTTAATGAATTTGCTCCTTATGTAAAATCAATTAAGGATGAAAAGAAAAAAGCTGCTGTTATTAAAGACATTAGAGAAACAGTTGCTACCCTTGAAAGAGAAAGAGCATTTAATCAGATAGATCCAGAAGATAAAGATTTTTGGACTAAAGTAGAAACCTTCCGTTCTGATAATACAGAAGTGTTTGGTAAGTTAATGTTGAAATTAGGAAATGATGATTTAATTCTTGATCCAGCAAACAACCTTGATCACTTAATGATTATCAAAGCGGTAGAAGGTGGTGGATTTTCACTTGTTGCTCCATCTTATGATGATGCAAGAAAATTCAACAAGAAGTGGTATTTAGATAGAGAGATAGATACAGTTGCATCTAAAATTTCTGTTACTAAAATCCGTAACCGCGCATTATCAATCCTTGATGAAATGGCTGATGATGAGCAAAGAAAATTATTCTATATCATTAAATCAATTGATGGTAATAGTATTCAATATACCAATAGAACATTGGCTGATACTATTTACAGCAATTTAGATAGATACATCAATGGTTTAAGTTTTGAAGGAAGCGTTAAGCGTGCAGCTCAAAATTTCATTGATTTATCTGAAATGAGTAATGAAGACTTAAAACTTAAAGCAATAATCAAAGATGCTGTCTTTGTTAAATTTATTGCTGCTAAGTCTGATGGTGTTCTTTATGAAACTTCTTCTAATGCATTAATGGGTAGAAATACTGCTGAAGCATTAGAGTTCTTGAAAAATCCAGCTAATGATGATGTCCTTGACACATTAATGGCTAAAGTTGAACAAATGTGGGCTCAATAAAATTAAATAACATGTCGGCAATTAAAAAACCAGTTAAAAAAAAATCATTACCTAAAATGGGTGATGGTGGAAAAATAGTTAAAAATTTTAGCAAACCTGTTTCACAAGGTCTTGATGAAATGCGTTATGGTGGAAAAGTAAAACGTAAAAAGTAAAATGGCAAAAGTTAAAAAAGGAATGGGCTTTAAAGCAGCTCAAAAAAACATTGCTAAGAAACAAGGTATAAGTGAGAAAGCTGCAGGTGCAATACTTGCAGCTTCTGCTCGCAAAGCATCTCCGGCAGCTAAGGCAAAAAACCCTAATTTAAAAAAAGTTAAGTAATGATTTCAAATCAGGTTATTCTATTAAAAGTAAGACAAAGGTTAAATAAACTTGCCAGTAATGATTATGATAACATTACTGATTGGAGAATTGTAGAAGCCTTTAATAAAGCAACTATATCTTGGGTAAGAAGAAACTTACATGGTTATAACCACTTTAAAGAAGGAGATGAATCTTCTAAAAGAAGAATCACAGATCTTCAAGTTTTACTTATAGAAAAACCTTTAGCTTTAAAAAAGAAAGATGGATTTTATCAAGCAGATATTCCAAAAGACTTTATGGAATGGAAGCGTATTAATGCTAAAGCTAAATCTGGTTGTTGTGATGAAAGACCTATGATGATTTATTTAAGTAGAGAAGGTGATACAGATGAGCTACTTAGAAATCATCACCGTAAACCAAATTTTCAATGGGCTGAAACTTTTTGCAACCTTGCAAATAACAAAGTAAAAGTCTATACCAATAATGAATTTGAAATTACATCAGGTAATCTTGTTTATTATAGATTCCCTAATAAGATTGAAATTATTGGTGTGTCTAATCCTTACACAGGAGAATCATCAAAGAAAACTGTAGAATCAGAATTTAAAGATGATTTGGTAGAATTATTTATTGATGAAGCATCTAAAATAATTGCAGGAGATATTGAAAATATTACAGCAAATCAATTAACTGATAATTACGTAGAAACTAATAACTAATAATAATGGATGCTCCAAAAAGAAACTTATTGTTTTCAAGACAACCGGTGATGCAACAAACATTAAAAGATTGTTCATCAATGACTGCTGCTTGTGTTTCTGAATTAATGAATGCAAGAACTGCATTTCATAAGTTACATTTAAAAATTACAGGTCCTGGATCTTATGCAGCACACGCAGCATTAAATGAAATTTATGATGCATTACCTGGTCATGCAGATACATTAGCAGAACAATATCAAGGTGCTACATGTGAATTACTTTCTTATGTAGAGATTACACCACGTACTTTAAATACTAAAGAAGAAGGTATTGCTTATGCTAAAGAATTAAAAGCAATGATTTGCGAATTACAAGAATACATGTGTTATTCTGAAATTGTAAATGATTTAGATACTGCAAAATCAAGTATCAATTCATTAATGTACAAATTAACATTCCTTTCATAAGATGGCAAAGCAAATGTTAAAAAGAAAAGACGGTAGTGTTTCACAAAGAGGTTTGTGGGATAATATACGTGACAATAAAGGTTCTGGTAAAAAACCTACAAAAGAAATGCTTAAACAAGAGAAAAAAATTAAATCTAAAAACAAATAAAAATGGCTACAATGAAAAAAGCTTCGGCTAAAAAACCTGCAAAAGCAGCAGCAGCTAGTGGTAAAAAAATGCCACCATGGATGCAAAAAGCTACTCCAAAAAAGAAAATGGGTGGTTCAATGAAAAAAGGAAGTTGCTAAAATTTTGATAATTAAAAATTTTTTAGTATATTCTTTATATTGTTTATTAATTAAAAAAATAAAAAATGAGTTATTTTAATCATGCGTACCGCAAATCATTTTTAGGTACAAAGCCTACGTTTAACACTGGTGGTGTTAGTGTAGAAGATGGATTCTTGTTAACTGCAGGTCTTCATACAAAAGAGTTAGCACAAAATGCACAATTAGGTACAGAAGTTGCTGACAAGAAAGTATTTGGTTTCTTTACAGCAAATACTTATGTTTCTGTTGATAATGCATGGGTAACTGCTAACCCAGGAAAACCTTTAATTTTAGCTTCAACTTCATTGTTGACTAATGATAAAATTGGTCCTTTCCATGGTGGTTATGCTGAATCAAATAAGTCAAAACTTATTAACCCACGTTTTGTAAATGCATTTTACAAATCAGTAGGTGCTGATGCAGAACAAAATGTTGTTCACATTGGTAACACTAACTACCATACTGGTATTGTAATTACAACTCCTGGTTCAGGTTTAACCAACGGTACTTCTTCAGTTGTAGGTGGTTTAGCTACTACAGGTGGTTCTGGTACAGGATTAACAATTAAAATTACTGTTGCAGGTAACGTTGTTACAGCGGTTTCTATTGTTAATAGAGGTAAAGGATACAAAGTAGGTGATGTAGTTACTTATACTCCTGGAACTGGTACTCCAGCAACATTTACATTAACTGCTGTATGTGATTTTGAGTTTTTATGTGGCGAAACATATAACTTACAAGTAAACTTATGGGGTTCTCCTGTATTACGTTTCTTGAATCATGATGCTTACCGTAGATTAGCTGCTTACACAGGATGCTGTGCTCCTGGTGCTGCACCATCTCCTGTAAACTCTACTTTAGTTATGATCAACTGGGCTAAACAAATCTTGAATGATGTATTCTTAAAAGATTTTGTTAAACCAATTGTTTATGCTGAAGATGGAACTAAGTTAGATACATTAGCTGCTATGGAAGCTTATGAAGCTACTGCTCCAGCTCACGTTGCAGGTAAAACTGCTGGTTTACGTTTAGAAGGTGCTTACGTTGAAACTAAGTTTGGTAAAACATCTTTCCAAAAATCTGATTTTTATGAAAGAGAGATTGTACGTATCAAAGCTCAATTAGTTGACTTAGCAGGTTTACCATGTGAGTTTGAAGGTTTATGTACAGTTGAAGAAACTCCTGGATACCAAGGTCAAGGTTACGGTGAGTCAGTTTTACGTAACATCATATTAGATGAGTCTTATTTGACAAATCATTTCCATGATGATATGCGTTTACGTGAAATCAACCAAGGAAATGACATCTATGATGCTGTAGATAGAAATGTTAAATATACACGTTACGTATTGGTACATTCAGTTCCAAGAGTAAGTAACCCTTCAGGTGTATTTGACAATGATCAATACGCATTGACTATCTATATACCAAATACGTTTGGTGCTGCAACTGCATTTGAAACATTTGTTGCTAATTTCTTAGCTCAAGCAAATAACCCAATTACATTGCAATCTGATGCTCACACTCCTTATGTGTATGATGCATTATAAGATAGGTTTTTAAAAACTCTAAAATGGAGAGTAGGGGGTTTCTCTATTCTCCATTTTTTTTATATATTTGACCATTATGTTAGCAAACAAATTAAACCTAAACATTCCTGATATTTTAGCAGAGTGTGTTTTAAGAATTGAAGACATTTCAACTTACAATGATCTTGTACCAAGAGTGTGTCCTACATTACAAATTTCTGTTCCTGGATTTAATGATTGTGTAACTCTTTCAGAATTACCAAAAGATTTTATTTTAAATCTGACAGCTTGTGATTTAGGTTTACAAAAAGAAGATTGTGGTACAGAATCACAACCAATTCCTGATGGTGTTTATACAGTAAAGTATTCTCAATCACCAAATGAAAAAGTTTATGTGGAATATGACCACTTACGTGTGTCTGTGTTAAAGCAAAAACTAAAAAGAGAATGGTGTAACCTTACATTAGGAGCTTGTGAACCAAGTGTTGAAGTTGGAAAAAAAATGCAACAATTGACATTAATTGATAATTATGTTGAAGCAGCAAAAGCTAAAGTAGAATATTGTAGTGATGTTGATGCAGGAATGGCTTTATATAATTACGCTAACAAGTTATTATCAGAGTATTCATGTAAATTATACTAAGATGGCAAGAACGTGTCCTAATTGTAATACTTGTACATGTACAGGTAGTTATTTAATCACAATGGCAAACAATAGGGTTGTTTGTTCAAAATGTGTAAGTATAGTATTAAAACAACAAGAAGTAACTCCGGTTACACCTATTGCAGATTTAGATCCAAATAGGTTTAATAAAAAAGAATAAAATGGCACAATCTAATGAATTTGTATCTTTTTCATTTGGAGATACTAACCGTATTTTTTACATTATAGTTTGTTGTGATTCAAATGAACCAATAACTGTAAATGGTAAACCTACTGCATTTATTTATGATGGAACTTATAATAACAATTTAGATCCTGAAAAGATTGTTACCAAAAAAATGACAAGCTTTAAAACAATTGATGAGGTTTCAATTGAAGGTTGTTATAGATTAGAAGAGATTGAATGTGCTGATGATTATGAGTTATTAAACTATTCAGAGTTTTTATTAGAGGCTGAATTTGATACTAATAAACCTAAATCAAAACCAGCAATAATTACTAGCACAGGAAGAACAGTATATGCTGAACCAGCTTTACCAAATGATGTAGATCCTAAACGTGCTGTTTCTGTAATGTGTGATTTTGCTACAGCTATGTATCAAAATATGTTATCAGAAAGAATGGGTGTTAAATTTTGCTGTCCGCAAGATATGTTTACAGCAAAACTAAACTTTAACATACTCAAGTTAGATTTAATTGATAGTTCAAAAACTCATTGTCCAACTTGTTAAACTGCAAAAAATTTATTATATTATATTATGTCCGGAATACCAAAAAATACAAAACCATCAGGTTGCGCTACAACATCAAGTAATTGTGTTGTGTGGCAAGGACCTTCTATACCATTCTTAAATCTATGTAATGGTGATACAGTTTCTGATGTAGTTGCAGGAATTGCAGATAAGATATGTAAAATCATGGAGCAATTAAGTCCAAAGAATTTGGATTTTTCTTGTTTGGATTTAACTGATTGTCCGCCTGAAACTTTTAATGAATTGTTTCAAATAATCATTGATGAAATTTGTGAAATAAAAAATACAACAACTGCACCTGTAACAGCAGAATCATTAGCTGATGTAGAAGTAGGTGTTGCAACTTGTTTACAAGGTTTAGCTGGTGGTTCATTTGTTTCAATTGATACTATGGTTGGAGTATTAGGACAATATGTTTGTAATCAAACTGCAACTATTGCAAATTTAAATGCAACTATTGCAAACTTAACATCTAAAGTTTCTAACCTTGAATCAACTGTTAATTCAATAACTGGAGTGTAATATGGAATGTGTAAAAGAAAATATTGTACCATGTGATGTATCATTATGCATTAACCCATTAAATTATCTTATGGGTTTACTTCATAATATTGCAAGAGATGGTGATTTATCAAGTGCTGATATTTATAGAGATGCTTATTCAACATTAATGAATAATGATAGCATTATACTTTCAAATGTTAACAGTAAGTATTGTTGTCCTGATTGTAATTCAGAACATGGTTTTTATTTTTTAGGTTCTTATACTCAATTCAAAAGTATTATAGTGTATGATGGATTAAATAATGATAATCCTCAACATCATGAACTTTTATTTGATGCTTCAAGAAAATTTGAATGTTGTGTAAATTTAGCTTTACCTAATGATCAGTTGATTGATTATCAAGATGATACATTTATTTTAACAAGAAATAAAGCAATTTGTTTTGGTTATGGTCATTTATATAACTTTAATGTTATTAGTGGAACAAAAAGTGTTGTTAATGCCATAGATGGTTGGAAAATACCAAGTCAATTAGATTTAAATTTATTAGTAAATTATTTAGGCGGAACATTTGAGGCTGGCGGTAAATTAAAAGAACTTGGTGAATCTAATTCAACATCTCATTGGCAAGCTAATGTTGGTGCAACTAATAAAAGTAAATTTAGTGCATTAGGAGCAGGCTTTATGGATGAAACAGGAACGTATGATCAACTTAGATATTCTTTTTCAATGTGGACTACTACAGTTGATCCTACTGATTCAACAAAAGCTATTGCTTTAAAAATATTAAATTCTGATTCTAATGCTAATATTATTGGTCTTGATAAAAAAAGAGGTTTATCAATACGTTTAGTTAGACCTGCTACTTTACAAGAACTAACATTAGTTGACGGAAGTAGTTCATTAGAAAATCCAACTTTAATATCTTCCTATACAGGAAATGATGGAAAAGTGTATGCTACAGTTAAGATTGGAACTCAAGTTTGGTTAATGGAAAATCTTGCTGAAACAAAGTATTCAGATAACACAAACATTGCTTTTTCTGATGATACTACTTGGGTTGCAAATTCATCAACAATTTCAACTTATACTTTTTTTCCTGATTTTAATTTTCAAGAAGATTGTGATACAGTATTAAGAAGAGAACCTTGTTTTGATTTGTATGACAAAACACCACCTTGCTGTAAAACAAATTTCAATGAAAGTCTTCAAAGACTTAGATATGATGCTACTTCAGATTCTACTTATAGTAAGTATGGCGATATAATAGAAGCAAACTCATTTAATTCTAGAAGTGGTATAGGTATTATTTTAGATAATTTTAAAAGAGCAAACCCTGAAGTTACAAAAGAACAAATTGATTACTTTTTTGGAAATATCTTTTATGAATATGGTCTAGTAATTAAATGCATTGGTTGTGATATTTATTTTTTTACAACTAGTGGATATAGAGATTATTTACAAACTAAATCAATAGTATAATTATGAGTTGTCCAACTTGCAATGCAAATCAAAATAGTACATTAGAAAATGTACATTGTGAAACATGTGGTGCTGTTAATTGCCCTACACCATCTCCATGTCCTGAAATAATTCCTACAGAATGTGTTATATATACAGGAGATGGAAAAGAATGTAAAAATGAAACTGTTTATGAAACAGGAGATTCTTTATCAGAAGTTCAATCTAGAATTGTAGATTTTTTCTGTAATAAGACTCATGCTTCAGGTGATAAAAATGCTAACTTACCTTTAACAAATACATTAGTATTTGAAGAAGGAGATACATTAAATGTAGCTATTGAAAAAGTTGTTGATTGGGCTCAAACTTTAATTACATCAATTCCTAATGGTTCAAATATTGTTTCTAGAACTTGGTCAGAAATGTCAACTCTTCAATCAACAAATGCATTTTCACCAGGTCAATATTATTTGATAAATGATTTTCAAACTATATATGAACAACCTGATTATGCTACTGATGGAAATACACCCATCTTAATACCAAATATTAAATCAGGACCTATTCAACCATTAATTGTTATAGCAATAACTACAAACACATTATCACCTATTGCTTTTCAACCTGCATTTCCAAAGGATATTATTTACTATGACTTTCTATATACACTTCCAAAAACAGGTGGATCTACAAAAGGTAGAATAGTTTATAGAAAAGATAGTCAAGGTAATGAATGTAATTTTGACTTTAGAAATATTTTATTTAAAAGATATTTATCAAATTCTGAATATATTAATGTATATGCTTCTGCTTTAGGCACACCTTTTATTGAAACAACTGTGTTTGGTAATACTTATACATCTTGTTTTAATAACAAGATTATGGTTAATACCGTTTTAGAAAATGCAGATCCTCTTTCTCCTGATTTTGATTTACCAAATATTGTGTTTTTAGGTTCAGCAAAAGAATGTACTATTTTGGGTGCTGTAAGAAATGTAACTATTAAATCAAGCGAATGTTTGAATTTAAAAATGTCTTATAGAAATATTAATATTACTATGAGTTCAACAGGTTTAAATGCAAACAACATATTAAACAATGGTATTGATTTAACATTAAGAGCAAGTGCAATTGAAAACAATCAATTTACAAATTCTATAACAGATACAATAATAATTGCATCAAGTGAAATTTCTCATAATTTTATTGATCATGTTGAAAATATAAACTTTAACGGTCAAAATTTTGTAAATAATATTTCTGGAAAAATTAAAAACTTTACATCTACTGTTGGTAATCCTACTTTTGAATATAACAACATTTTAAAAATGGAAGATAATTCATCTCAAGGAGAGTTTAAAAACAATAGATTTGATGAGTTTACTGGAAATGTTGTAGGCGGTCTTTTTAATTATAATACTGGTGTTTTATGTAAAGACAATGCATTTGGAAATTATACTGCAAAAAATGATTTAGGTCCTCACTTTTTAGATAATGTGTGTGGAGATAATTTTGGAAAAAATAATATTTCTAATGAACCTGTTGGTAATGTTATTTTAGCTCCTTTTATTAACTCTACAATTGGAACATTTTTTTCTGATAATAGCTTTAGCAAAAAGGTAGATGGGATAACAGTAGGAAACAACTTTAAGTTAAATGATTTTATTTCAGATGTAACAGGTATCAATTTTGCTACAGCTTCACATGTTTATAATAATTATAATTGTAAAATATATAAAAATGCAGCACAAGTAGTTAAATTATCATATTATGATGCATTTGATGCTGAACAAACTGTAAATATTTAATAGACTATGGGAATTTTAAGTAACTCAAGCATACAATTAGTAAGAGTTTCTTCAATAGGTGATTTACCTGTTGGAGGAACTGCTGAATTTGTATTATACTGTATTGATAATGGAGTAGATCCTGAAGTATATAAACTTTGGCGAGAAAATGTAGGTGCATGGGAAGATGTATTTATACCAGGTAATACAGGAAATGATGGTGTAGATGGTGTAGATGGAAATACTATATTAAATGGTGTTCTTGATCCACCTGCATTTATAGGTGTAGATGGAGATTTTTATCTTAATACAATATCTAGTACATTATTTGGTCCAAAATCTGGAACTAACTGGGGTACTGGTGTATTATTAAAAGGACCAACTGGTGCAATAGGTCCACAAGGATTAACAGGACCACAAGGACCAACTGGTCCAACTGGTCCTGCTGGTGTTTCTCCTGCTGGATTAACTTGGAGAGGGTTTTATAATGCATCAACAACTTATGTTGAAAATGATACTGTAAGTTATAACGGAGCTTCTTATTGGGTTCACACAGGACCTGTTACTGGTGTAACTCCAACAGCTAATGGTACAGAATGGGCTTTACTAGCACAACAAGGAGCAACTGGTCCTCAAGGGCCAACAGGTGCTACAGGTGCTACAGGGCCACAAGGACCTACAGGTTTACCTGGAACAAATGGTACTAATGGAACAAATGGTACTAATGGTGCTGATGGCGCAAGAGGTGCTTTAGCATCAAATGCTTTAGTTTATAGATCTGGTAATCACATTACAACATTAGGTGATATTGGCGGAGATAATAATGTTTTTGGTTCAGCAACACAGTTTGGAATTAGTAAAACTTCAAAACTTGGTTATACAGGAAATAATGCTGCAACAAGTAATGCAAGTTCATGGGTATCTGGAATTGCTGTTGGAGATATTATAGAAGTTGTAAATATTGATGATTCTACAAAATTTGGAATATTTTTAGTTAGTAGTATAGCAGGTAATGATTCAGCTTATACAACATTTAATGTAACTGTACTTGCAGCTAATGGTTCAAGAAGTAGTGGTGAGTTTTATGCAGTATCATATTCTAAAAGAGGTGCTCAAGGACTTACTGGTGCTACAGGACCTGCTGGTGTAGCTGGTCCTACTGGTGCTACTGGTGCAGCTGGATTAAACGGTAAGACTATTTTAAATGGAACGGTAAATCCAACTAACGGACAAGGTGTAGATGGAGATTTCTTTTTGAATACAGTTACTTGGAATATTTTTGGTCCAAAAACAAGTGGTGTTTGGGGAGCTGGAACTCAACTTTCTAATCCGTATAAAATGCTTCAATTAAATACAGCTGGAAGATTGGCTCTAAACTCTACTTTAGGATTTAATGATATAGGGTTAGAAGTTTATGATACAGATCTTCATGCAGTTTTTGTATGGAAATATACATATAACACACCAGATCCAGGTGATCCTGGTATGTTTATTGCAAATTTTAAATGGCATAGTTACACTAGACCTGATATTTATACAATAACTTCAAACCTTATTTTAAATGAAGGTTTTAATAATTCTATTATATATTGTAATAATACAAGTGATATAGTAATATCTACAGCTAAAGGTTTGTATGATGCAGGTCCTACAGATGTACCAACAAATACAAATTTTAGTTGTGTAATAGTAAGAAGAAATGTTGGTGAAGTGTCTATATACGGTGGTAATCCTGGTAGTGTTGGTGGTTTTGGTAGTGTGATTCAAAATTTATATTCAACAGGTGGTGAAAAAAGATTACGTGCTCAATATTCATTTGTTACATTAACTAGAAATGGAAATGATTGGTTTTTAGGTGGCGACACAAAAATATAAATTATGATTGCTCAATTAGGAATATTAAGACATAGAGATACTAGTGGTGGTGGGGGAACAACCCCACCTGTAGTTGGTGCAACATTACAATTGGGAACTCCTGGTAATTTAGTTTACCAATTACCAATTGTATATGGGGAAGACTATGGTAAATCAGCAATGATATTTACTACAGCGGAATTAGGTGCTGCAAAAACTATTACTGGTATAGAAGTTTATTTTAGAAGTTTTCCTCTTCCTATTAGTTATCCTAATCAATTAATCAAAATGGGTAATGTTACAGCATCCCAATTTGACACTACTCCAGATATGAGTTTTTCAGAAGTAGGCTTATCAGGATTAATAACTGTAAAGAATACATTTAATCAACTTATTAATACTAATAATGCTTGGTATAATATTACTTTTGATACTCCATTTGTTTATGATGGAACTAAAAATTTATTATTAGTTTGGGAAAATAATTGGGGTGATTGGAGTTCCGCTGTTGGTGGTACAAGTTATATGACTGCACCAAATAGCGTTGCTAAAAAGTCCTCTTTTACTTTTCCTGTTACAGGAAATGGTACAGTAAGCTCTAGCAGACCTGTTATTAAATTTCATTATTAATTTTGTATTATGGGAAAAAATTGTGAACATGATGAATGCGGTGAATCTTGCAGAGGTTTAAGAGGTCCGCGTGGATATAAAGGTGATAAAGGTGATAAGGGTAATAATGGTGCAAATGGTGCAACCGGACCTGCTGGCCCACAAGGACCTGAAGGGCCACAAGGGCCAAAAGGTGATAAGGGAGATCAAGGACCAAAAGGAGATAAAGGGGATAAAGGTGAACCAGGAACAGTAGGGCCTCCAGGAACTCCAGGTGGACCTGGTGTTGATGGTGTTGCTGGTGCGGCAGGTGCAGATGGTAAAGATGGATTGCCCGGAGCTCCAGGTAAAAATGGTAATTATACAGGTGGTGTTTATAGTCCAACGCTTGGTGATCAAAAACAAGGTGGAACAATTATTACTGTTTATAATGGTGAAACTACTACTCCTATAAGTGAATTTCAAATTTTAAATGGTGTTAATGGTAAATCAGGAAGAGGTGTTGCTGTCTTTGTACAGCAAAATCAACCTTCAGATGGTGATGTAATTACACAATATGCAGACATACCTGGATTTACAGTTGATCAAGTTGATATATCAGGAGTATATCAAGGAGATATACTTAGACCAGGAGATATTTGGATTAAAGGATAGTTTATGGCAAAGAAATGTAATTATAAAGTATATGATGGAACTGATTGGGTAGATCCTTGTCAGACTGAAATACGTATATTAAGACCTAACTCTACACCTGAAACTCCACCACACGGAACATTTGAATTATTAGATCCTGAACAAAGAGTAATTAAATATTATGATGGTAATGCATGGGTACGCATGAGATGTATTGAACCGGAATGTTTTTGTCCACCAGGATACACTAAAAATCCTTTAACTGGTTTATGTGAACAATATACTCCTGCATTTTATGATGGAACGCTTGTTGTAATTGGACAAGGAGCTGATAACGGAAGTTATGGCCAATATGGTTTAGCTTTATATGATGAACAAGTTTGGAATCAAACTACAGGTATAACTCAAAATTCAGAAACCCAGTTATATTATGGTGGTGCTTTAAACTCTATTATTGCACCAAGTACTTTTTTATCTGATTTATGGAAATACAGATTAGTTAATTGTGGTGTAGCTAAATACACTTCAAGAGCATGGGATAGAAAAAAAGCTTATGCTATTAATGATGAAGTTTTATATTATGATACTGTTTCAGGAACATTTAAAAAACACCAAGCTTTAAGTAACATATCTGCTAATACAGTAAGTCCTTTTAATTTATCACCAATTCAAGACACAACTAATTGGAGTTCTGGTGCAACTTTAAGTTATGCTGATATAAATCAAAATGATACTACACCTTATGAGTTTAAATATTGTTTAAATTTAACTTCTAATAAAACATATCACATTGGGTTTTCTGGAGATAATAATTGTTATATTGAATTACAAATAAATGGAACAGGTTCTTTTATACCTGTAGCTCAAGTTACTGATTCATACAATTTTCGTTTTTGGTATGTTGTTCCTATTAACTTACCTGCAGGAAATCATGTTCTTAAAATAAAAGGTGAAAATGATGGTAGTGGTACTCCTGTTTCAACTGGAATTGAAATTTATGATATGAGTCTTACAGGTTCAACTAATCCTGTAGAAAAATTTAAAGAAGAATTTTTATATCAACCTGGAACAACTTCTATTGAACCTTTGGCTCATACTGGAGATACTTATGCAAAATTAGAACCATACGTTATATTTTCAACAAGTTTAATGATTAATAAGTCTGTTCCTATTCCTAATGATATAGATCCTTCAACAGGAGAACCTTATGTTCCATATTGTGCTGATGGTTCAACTGCTGATTTTTGTAATGGTGCTCCTGTTTGTCCTATAGTAACACCTTGTTCTGAAACTCCAATTCCTTAATAAAAAGATATGTGTAAAAAATGTAATAAAATAGTTTGTGAGTGCAATGATGATGCATTTGTAAGAAGAGGGCCTAGAGGTAAACAAGGTCCTAAAGGTGCTACTGGTACTGGTGTTGCTGTACCTGGACCACAAGGTATTCAAGGGCCGGCTGGTCCTCAAGGACCTGGTGGTGCAAAAGGTGATACTGGATTGTCCGCATATCAAGTTTGGTTAGCTCAAGGTAATACAGGAACACAACAAGATTTTTTAAATAGTTTGAAAGGAACTAACGGTGGTTTTCCTACTGTACAAATAGGAACTACAACACAAGTTCCATCAACGCAACCTGCTTTTGTTGACTTGGTTGGATCTACTCCATCAAATGTTGTATTTAATTTTGATATTCCTGCAGGTGAGCAAGGAGAACAAGGAGAAAAGGGTGATAAAGGTGATCCTGGTGCTCCAGGTGCAAACTGTATGATATTTAAAAATGAACAAGGAACTGTTTTAGTACCTGGTTCATATAGAGTACTTGGAAGTAATAATTTTGATGGTGTTACTTCAATTGAAATAAGTAAAACATCTATGCTTGGTTATTCAGGAACTGTTGCTACAGCAAACAACGCAGAACCTTGGGTAAATAGTATAGCTATAGAATCAACTATACAATTAACTAATACAGTTGACTCAACCAATTTTGGTATTTTTAAAGTTGCATCTAAAAACACAACCGGTATTGGTGTTGTTTTAGTTGTAAACTTTATTGCTGGAAATGGTATTGCTAATGCAGCAAATTCAGAACTTACTATATGTTATAATGTTCCATGTATTGCAGAACCTGCAAACGTAAACCCTGAAGATGAATGTGGTGGAACAGGTGGAACAGGTGGTGGTACTGGTGGTGGCGGTGGTGTAACACCAGCACCAGGATCAGGTTGTGGATGTTTTCCTGTTGGTATGATTGCTCCATTTGCAGGATCTGCTGCACCACCTGATGGTTGGTTAGAGTGTAATGGTACTGCAAAATCAAGCGATTTGTATCCAGCCTTAGCTGCTGTATTAGGATCTACTTATGGTACATCTGCAGCCGGTACATTTAAATTACCTAACTTAAATGGTAAAGTAATTGCTGGACCTGGTAATTTTGGTACTACTATAGGTAATGCAACTACTGGTCAAACTATTGGTGATAATGATGTAACTGAAACAATTCCTCTTGCTGTTGAAGGTTCATTAACTGAAGCTAATCTACCTGCACATAGTCATACTGCTGGCACATTGGCAGCAGGAGATGGTGGTGCACATAGTCATAAACTTAAATATGATAACTGTGCATTATGTACTTCATCTAATCAAGGATTAACAGTTGATGTTAAATTTGATCAACTTTATACAGGAGATCCATATACTGTTGGTAATAATGATCCAAATGATACAGGTAATAACATTGTTTCTTTTGCTCCAGATCATACTCACCCTATTACTGGTACTACAGGATCTGCGGGTGTGGCAGCACCACAACCATTTGATTTAACAGGTGATGCTCAAATTGATTTTCCTGTTGTACAAGCTACACTTGTTATGCGTTATATGATTAAATTTTAAATGTCACAAAGGTTGGTTGAAATGTGACTGACATGAAGCAACCCTTGAGAAATTGAGGGTTGTTTTTTAACCTTTGTTTGAAATAGCCCATCTACGGATGGGTTTTTTATTACCCTTTTAATTTGTATTTTTGATTGCAAATTAGTATATTATTAGTTATGAATGTTGACTTGAATGCAAAAAGAGTTACTGAAAAAAAAGGTAGGATAATTGAAAGTAAGGAAGTAACTGAATTTAATAAGAAGTATCCTGAACACAATAGACAAAAGAAAGAAGACATTTTAAAAATAATACGTTGCTTTAACAATAAGTTGATTGAAGAAACCCAAAGAAATATTTATGGTATTTTATTACCACAAAATTTAGGAGTTATCACTATAATAAATAAAGGTGTTTCAGAAAAAAGACCAATTGATTTTAGAGCATCAATGCTTGCTGGTAAGATTATAAGACATAGAAATTGGGAAACTGATAATAATATAATGAACATTAGATTCTCATTAGTTACAAAAGGTTTACAGCCAAAATTTATGACACTCTATAGTTTTGAACCAATGCGCAACTTTAAAAAAACTGCATCTGCATATTTCAAAAAGAACTGGCAAAGATGTTTATTAATAAATAAAAAGAAATAACATGACTACAATAGGGGAATGTGTATCAAGATTAAGAGAAAAAATTAAGGCATCTACTGAAGATGCTTTTGTTACTGATAGATACTTATACAGCAAGTTTATCTCATTTGCTAAAGCTATAATAAGAAGACAAGATAATGAGAATAAAATAGTAAAGTATGATTCTTTATTTGAATTACTTCCTTATGTAGAATTAATTGAAGTAGATAAAATTGAAGCAAACTGTGTTGGTATAAAAACAGGTTGTAAAATAATGAGAACTAAAGAAAAACTACCAAAAGTATTTCAAGGTAGTTTAGGTCCTATATTTAGAAATATTGGTCCTGTTGATGGTTCTGATACATTTCAGCAAATTAATCCTGTTGTTTATGTAGCAATGACAAACTCAACAAATTTTAAATACAACAAGTGTCATTATTTTTGGTATAGAAATGGTTTTTTATATTTTCCAGATATTAAATGGGAAGCTGTACAAATAGAAGCAATGTTTGAAGATCCTATTGATGGGTTTTGTAATCAAGATGATGTTGATTGTACAATAATGCAACAAAAAAATCTAAACCTACCAGAATATCTTATTGCTGAAATTGAGGGAATGGCAGCTCAAGATATTTTATCTCCTTTAAATATTCCTTCTGATACAAATGATGACTCCGTAAATATTAATAGATAATGGCTACATACAATTTACAATACAGAACCTATGACCAATTATTGGCAGAGATTCAATCTGATTTTAAAAGTTACTATTTAGAAGATTTTATTAATCCACAAGAGTTTATTAAGGTTGCAAAAAGATGTAACTATGAACTTGGATTAAAAATCTTTAAAACAAGTGAAGCTATTATTGATATTGAAAAAGGTAAAGGTAAGCTTCCTAATAACTTTAATGTTTTGAATTTTGCATTTATGCTTTCAAAGCATACTAGGACTGAACCTATTATATCAGGAACACATACAGAAAGAGTTCCTGTTCAGCAATTATATAATCCAGGTGTAGGTGAAATAAATATATGTGCTGATCCTGTTGTTAATGCACCAACTGTTTCATGTAATAGTTGTGGAAATCAAACATCAACTTGTAACTGTAATACTCCATGTAATGTTCATTTAAATTGTAAAGGAGAGCAAACAGTCTTGATTCAAAAATTAAAGTATGAAACAAGAACATGGAATGAGTTTTATCCATTAAGAATAATTGATAATGGAGATGTTGTTGATATGGATTGTCCAAATAAAAAATGGCAAGTAAGAAATTCAGCATATATTAAAAATGGATTTATTTATCCTTCATTTCAAACAGGAAAAATTTATATTAACTATCAAGGTTTAATGGAAGATGAAGAAGGAAACTTACTTGTTCCTGACCATGACTTGTTAAATGAATTTTATGAGTACGCTGTAAAACAACGTGTTCTTGAAAATATGATAATGAATGGAGAAAATGTTAACCAAATGCAAATTCAATTAATTGAACAAAGATTGAGAGCAGCAAGAAATAATGCTTACTCATTGGTTAATACTCCAGACTTTAATGAATTAAGAAGAATTTGGGAAGTGAATAGAAAATCACAATACTCAAATTATTATGACATGTTTAGAAGATTATAATTATGGCAAAGAAAAAAAAGAAATCTGCATCACCTGATACATCTATTCAATCCGCTGCTGCTTTTGATAAAGCAATGGTAACAGATGTTAATGATTATCATTTACCGGAAAATGCTTGGACTTATGCCAGAAATGCAATTAATAATTCTCGCAAAGGTGATTTAGGTAAATTATCTAATGAGCCAGCTAATGAGTTTTGTGCATCAGCTCCTTTTAATATTATTGGAAACATTCATGTTGAAAAAGATATTTGGGTTATTTTTTCTACCAATAATTATATGTCTGAAATAGGATTGTTTACTGAAGAAACATGTTCTTATGAAAGATTAGTTAGAAGTAGTTGTTTAGGCTTTAAATCAACTAATTTAATCAAAGGTGTTGCTAAAGCTAATGCTTTTTGTAGTCATGATATTGTTTGGGCTGACGGAAGAAACCCAGATAGAATTATGGATTTACAAAACATTCCATGGGTTGAAGAATGCACAGATGATGATGGTTGTAAAATTTGCACACCTAAATTAGATGCTAATGATGAAAAGATTTTAGATTGTGAAAAATTAAGATTAGAATCTACATTTAAAACTCCTTACGCTAAAGTAAAAAAAGGTGATGGTATTGGTACATTAGGTAATGGTACATATCACGTTCATCTTGCTTATTTAATAAATGGACAGAAAGTTACTGATTATACATCAATGTCAAATACTATATCTTTATTTACACATGATGGTGTAAATGGAAGTATTACAGTTGATATTTTTAATCTTGATACTGATATGTTTGATGAATACATGTTAGTATTAGTATCTACAATTGCAGAAAAAACTGTTGCAAGACATATTGGTACTTATAGCACAGGAATCAATTCAGTTACTGTAGATAATGTAAACCTTGAACTTCCTGTTGTTCCATTACAAGAACTTGGAATAATTACAACAGTTCCGGATAAATCTGAAGCAATTTATGCAACTGGAAAATACTTATTAAGAGTAACTCCTACTGATAAATTTGATTTTAATTATCAACCATTAGCAAATCAAATTAGAGCTCATTGGAATGTTGTAGAATATCCAAAAGACTATTATAAAAATGGCGGTAATAAAGTTGGGTATATGCGTGATGAAGTATATGCATTTTTTATTAGATGGATATATAACACCGGAGATAAATCTATGGCATATCACATTCCAGGAAGACCTGCTACTGAATATGGAACAACTGCTGATGCTGGTGGTGCTGGTGCAATATTAATGGAAAATGCTACTGCATCAGGTTTTCAAGATAATGTTATTGAAGATTACACTCCTAAAGTATTTGAGTTATTTAATACTGCTGTATATACTAAAAGTCCTGATACTATTTTAGAAGATGGTGGTATTGTAAGACATGAAGGTTTAATGGGATATTATGAATCATTAGAATTATATCCTGATAATAATCCTCAAGTATGGAATGCAACTGCTAATCCTTGGTCAGATCCTGGTACAGATGAATATGATTTATGTGGTAAACCAATTAGACATCATAAATTTCCAGAAAACTTTTTAAATCATGGTGGTGCTTTTTCAGATGTAACAAATCACTATTCTAATGATGGTCAAAAAATAAATATACTTGGTGTAAGTTTTTCTAACATAAAACCGCCTGTTGACAATAAAGGAAGAGTATTAAAAAATATTGTAGGGTATGAAATATTAAGAAGTTCAAGAGATGGAAACAAAACTGTATTCTACAAAGGACTTATTAATAATATGTTTCAATATAATTTACCTTCTAAAATTACTAAACGTAAAGGTTTATATCCAAATTATCCTTATAATGATTTATCAGCAGATCCTTTTATTTCAAAAAAGAAAACTCAATATGATACATTTGGTGGATTAAAAAATCATGTACCTAATGATACATATAGTAAAAAACACTTTACAATAAACTCACCAGACTTGCAATTTGCAAGACCGTTTCTTAACGCATCTGAATTAAAAATATATGGTGTTTCTTATGGATATAGTCAAGGTAGATTTATTGAAGCAACGGACCATCCTAAACATAAGTTTTTTACTGACTTTGCTTTATTGATGGGGTTCATTGCAGGTATAGGTTACGCTTTAACAAAAAATTATGGTAAGAAAAGTCAAGTGTATAATGGTTATAAAATTGATAGTTCTAATTTACCTTATGGTGAATCTTATGCTGCAGCAACAGGTTTAGGAAATAATGCTATAGGTATTCCTTTTATAATACCAATTACTACTCCCCTTAGAGCAACTGCATCAGGATCGCAAATAGCAGCAAATGTTGTAAAAGCAACAGATGCTTCAAAAATTCTTGATGCTATTTTGGGAACAAATACTTATGGTATTGCCGAAAGGGCTTTAGATAAAACTATTAAAACTACTGCTCAACCTGGCTCAACAATTGTTTCTGGTTCTCAAGATGAAATTTATGAAGATCAAGACCAAACACCAAGACCTTTAAAAATACTTCAAGCTATCCCAATGTTTTTAACTAATGTTACAACAGGAACAAATAGTACATTAGAGTTAATAAAAGCATTAAGTGATTATAATCAGTTTGCTTATCAATATGTTTCTTCATGTGATTACACAGGAATGCATGTTCCTGAAGCTAAAAATAGAAGAAGAAAGATTGATGATGCAAGATACTTGTCAAGTCAAATGCAAGACTTCCAAGACAACTACATTGTTAATAATGTATTTAGACCAACTACTGCAATGTTTAATACATTTGAAGATGTTGAAAATACAAAAGGAGTAACTGATGTATCTAGGCCACAAAGACTTTCTCAAGTTGCAATGGATGAAAGGTTTGATACTAAAAGAGCTTTAGCTGCATCTCATTATGTTGCATTTAAAAATCCAAATAGAAGACAGTATGGTCAATTAAATTCTATTAAGATGATTCCAACAAAGACACAGCATTTTGAAGTAGATATTGTTAAAGCTAGTGACACATTTACATCAGATGTTATTTTTGGTGGTGATACTTACATTGGAACTTATTCTGAAAAAAATACTTTATTTTATTTTACTAATTGGTTAGAATCATTACAAAATGATGGAATGGCATTTGATTACACTAAGTATAAAATGTTTGACTACACTTCATTTTGGATGAACAGTACACCATTTAATTTAAGTGAGTTTTCTAAGAGTATTGGTGATGGTCTTGTTAAAGCAATAAAAGATTTAAAATTTTCAAGTTTTTTAGAAACAATTAAATCTCCATCTGACTTAGCATGTTTTGATAGAAAAGATGATACAGGAAACTTCATGTTAAAAAATTGCTACATGTACTTGTTTAATTCAGGAGTAAAAAATTTCTTTGTTGAATCAGAATTAAATATAGACTGTAGAGATTGGGAAGATGAAGATGCTAAAAAACATTATCCTATTCAGAATGATATTACATCTTTATTTAACATGCGTATTATTAAAGCAGATAACTTCTACAAATTAGATAGGAGTTTATGTGAAAATTATTTACCGCATGCTAAAGTTCCATGGGGAGTATTACAAGATTTAAAATACAATCCAAATCTAGCAGAAACATGTTATACTACAAGAAAGAATAGAGTGCTTTATTCTTTACCACAAGAAACTTTGGCAAAGAAAAATGCATGGTCAATATTCTTACCAAACAACTATAAAGATTTCTCAAGTAAAGTTGTAAACATAAAACCTGTAGATAGAACTGGTGCTATGATGTTCTTTGAAAATGAACCACCGGCAATGTTACCAGGTGTTGATGAATTACAAACAAGCAATGGTACTAAATTACTTATTGGAGATGGTGGTTTATTTGCAAGAGAATTACAACGTATTTCTCATTCTGATAAATCATTGGAGTATGGTTCTTGTCAGAATGGATTATCTGTTGTAAATACACCTAACGGTATATTTTGGATGAGTACAAACCAAGGTAAGATATTTGTGTATGCAGGTGGATTAAAAGAAGTATCATTAAAAAATAACCGCTACTGGTTAAACAGATATTTACCATTTCAGTTGTTAGAAGATTTTCCTACTTTTGATAGATTAGATAATCCTATTGCTGGTATTGGTTGCCAAACTGTTTATGACAATGATTACATGTTGGTTTATTTTTCTAAAAAAGACTACAAGCTTAAAGATGAATTTAAAAACTCAACCAAAGAATATTTAGGAAACGGTGTGTTTTCTATTGATGGGTTTTCAACGTATTTAGATAACCCTTATTATTTTCAAGAAGCATCTTTTACATTAAGTTATGATCCAAAAGCAGAAGAGTTTGTTTCATATCATGACTGGTATCCTGATTTATCTTTTAGTGGTAAGAATAGTTTCTTAACAACAAAGGGAGCTACTATTTGGAAACATAATAAGAGTTGTCAAAAATTCTGTAATTTTTATGGAGTTGATTATCCTTTTGAAGTAGAGTTTCAATTAGATAACAAGTTTGCTGTATCTACAATTAGAAACATTGAATACTATTTAGAAAGCTATAAGTATTCATCTAACTGTTATGATAGATTCCATATACTTGACCATAACTTTGATTATGCTGTAATACATAACTCTGAACAATGTTCTGGTTTGTTAAAGCTTGCACTAGAACCAAAGAATGATATTAAAAAGTTATTAGAGTATCCAAAAGTTGGAATTGGTATTATTGAAATTCTTTTCTCTAAAGAAGAACAACAATACAGATTCAATCAGTTTTGGGATATAACTAAGAATAGAGGTGAGTATATAGATGCAGATGAAACTATATGGAATACAGAACCAAATGGTTATATTCGCAACCTTAACTTTAAAAACCTAAATTATAAAAAAGAAGATTTCCAAAGAAAGAAATTTAGACATTTTAATAACAAGGTTTTATTAAAAAGAGAAGTATGTGATAATGTTGAAATGCTCATTAGTGTTGCATTTGCTAACCAACATTTATCACCAAGGTAACTTTTTAATAGTTAAGATATTTCATAAATTTTTATTATATTGTATTTATGGCCAAGAAAATAAAATTAGGATTGAATGTTTTTGATTACGGTGGTTTAGTAAAATCTAAAATAAAAAAAACAGTTTCTTTATTACCTAAAGAAGAGTTTATTACTTTAGATACACATGATTCAGAATATTCTATTACACCTAAAATTAGAGATGCGGAGCCAAATCCTGAAACTGGTGAAATTAAAAGTTATTATGATCCTGAAACTGGTACTATTTATTTAACTCCAGATGATTTAGAAAATAATAATGTAATTAAAAGTTTTGAAAAGCAACATTATGATTTAATAGGACAAAAAGAAAAAGAGAAAAAAATTATTGATAAAATAGAACAATCTAAATTAAAATCTTTTGTTCCTACTCCTATTAATGATAATGTTAGTTTAAACTTTAGTACAGATTCAGAAATAAATCCTGACAATACAAAAAGTATTACTGGTCTTAATACATCTATTGATTATAATAAAAATGGTTTTAGTATTGGTGCAGATGCTTCATTAAAAAATGATGTAGAAAGAAACAAACTTTTATTTAATTTAAATAACCAAAGAGTTGGTTATGATGGTAGTATTGGTGATGTAAGCTTTGGTTTTAAAGCAAACAATTCTTTTGAAAGTAATAACAAACCTTCTTTTAATCCTAATACTTCAGCTTTTGTTCAAAAGAATAATTTTACGTTAGAGGGTAATAATAGTTTTCAAAAACAAGAGGATGGTAGTTACAGCTTTAGCCCAAATGCAACTTTATCTTATGATGATGGAAATAATTCATTTTCAGCAAGACATGAGTTTACAAAAGGTGAAGATGGTAAATGGAAAATTACACCTACTTTTTCTGGAAATGTAAAAAGAGGAAACTGGACATTAGGTCAAACAGTTTCTCCTATTAGAGATGAGGAATTTAATACTAATACAGATATAAATAGTTCAGTAAGATATACTAGTCCAAATGAAAAATTTAATGCTGGACTTAACACAAATTATTTTCGCTTTAATAATCAAAAGCCTGAATTTAATAATGCAAATTTTAATGCATCTTATAGACTGCCAATAAATAAAAACTTAAATTTGAATGTTGCTGGATCTAATGAATTTACTAAAGAAGATATGTTAAATCCTAATTTAAATTTAGGAGTTAATTATGGTGGAAGAAATAACCCAATGTCTTTTAATATAAGTAATGAATTTAAAGAAGGCTCTTTATTTAATCCACAAGTAGGATTTAGATATAAATTAGAAAACGGAGGAACTATGAATGAACAATTAATGCAACAAGTTCAACAGATGATTCAACAAGGCGCATCTAAAGGTGATGTAGCTCAACAGTTAATGGCAGCTGTACAACAAGGACAGTTAGACCAAGAATCAGTTATGCAAGTATTTCAGGAATTAGGAATTACTGAACAAGACTTACAACAAACACAAAAACCTACTGAAGCACAAGAACAAGTTATGGCTTTGGGTGGTATGCATAAATACCCTGATGGTGGACAACCTTCTCCTGAAGAAATGGCTATGATGCAACAACAAGGACAAGCACCTCAACAAGGTGGTGGAGATCCTATGCAACAAGTTATGCAGATGGTTCAACAAATGGTTCAGCAAGGTGCTCAACCGGTTGATGTTGTTAAAGCGTTATTGGAAAATCAAGTTCCGCCTGAAGCAATTATGCAGGTCTTAACTCAAATGGGTATGCCACAAGAAGAAGCACAAGGGCTTATTCAAGAAGTGATGCAAGGTGGTCAACAACAAATGCAATCTCAAGGAGAAGAGCAAATGGAAGGTGCTGCATCAAACCCACAAGAAGAAGCTCAAGAAATACCTCAACAAGCTTATGGCGGTTACGTAAGAGAAATCATGCGTAAAGCTTTAGGTGGTAATGTTACATCTGATACTGATTCAGGTAGTGTTGCCGCAAAAAGAAACTTGGAGTTTGCTAATGTGCTAAAGCGTAATACTCACATGTCTATGTTGGACAATGCGTTTGATGCTGGAGTAAAAGATACCGGTGCTTTACCAAAGGCTGGATGGGGTGATGAGATGAAAGCATTAATGGAAAAATATAAAGATGATCCTGAATTTAAAAAATACTCTGAATATTTGCAAGGTGCTACTCAAGCTCAAGATCAAATGGCAATGTGGAGCAAAATGGCTTCTAATCCTAATGTGATGGGTATGCCATTTATTCCTAATAATGGAGTTTTTGGAGGACCAAGTCTATTTAGTAGATTAATAAATAATAGTGGCTGGAAAGACGGTAAATGGGATTTTTCTAATATACCTTTATCAAATGATCCAGATGCAAAATATAGGGTTAAGCATGGTGATATACAAAAAGGTTTGTTTAAAAGAAAATTTTCTTTTGATGTAGATTGGGATGTTCCTGGTGCTATTACTACTGCAGATCCAAATAAAACAACCGTAGATCCAAATAAAACAACCGTAGATCCAAATTTAGTAACTAATCCAAATGCAAAAACAAATTCTTCAAATGATGTTACTTTTACTAATGATGATAATACAAGAGGTATTAATAAAAATGGTGAACTAGTTTCATTTGATTATCAACCATCAAGAAGACAATTAAGACAAGAAGAAAAAGAAAGACAAAGAGGTTTGGATTTTGAAAGAGATCAAGCTGATAATTATGTTGAAAATTTAGATGGTAATGATATAAAATTAAAAGGTCCTACTGATGAAATAAATGCTAAATATAATTATTTAGCTTATCAAGGAGTACCTGGACAAAGTAATCCTTACGCTGGAACTTATTTAGATCCATCTAAAGAATTTGAAGGTGATGAAAATATTGGAAGAAGAGATGTTAAAAACTATTATAAAGAAGCTTTTCCAAATTTAACAAGAAAAGAAAGAAGACAGTTGACAAGAGAAACTTTAAATACAGGTGATCTTATGACTGGTGTTATAAATAGACCTAAAGATGCATCTTCATCTTATGATGTGTTTTCTCCAGAAGAAAGAAAAGAAGCAAAACTTGATGAAGCAAAAAGAGCTGAAGAAATAAAAAAACAAGTTGCTAAAAAAAACAGAGAAACTTTTGATAATAAACTTGATGAAGGTTTTGATGTAATAAGAAAGGATTTATCAGAAGCAGATAAATTAAAAGCTAAAAATGAAAAGTTTGCTGCTTTACAAGGTACTAGTGGTAATTATAAAGATTATGAAAATATTTATCAAGGTACTTATATAGATCCTAGTGAAAGATTTAAGGGTGATGATGATATTTCAAGAAGAGATCTTAAAGGTTATTATAGAGAAGCTTTTCCTAGTTTATCTCGCAGAGAAACTAGAAGACTAGCAAGAGAATCTAATGAAACAGGAAAAATCCTTAATGCTGGTGATTTATTTGGTTCAGATTATACTTTTAGAACACCTACACCTACTACTGAACAAAAAACTTATGGTGGTGAAATAGATTCTCAAGATTTATATAACGCTGCTCAAAAAATTGTTATGGCTTTTGGTGGAAATCTTCCTAAAGCGTTTGTAGGGCAACCAATGACAGACAAGAAATCAGGTAATGGTAAAGTAACTTATGAAGATAAGTTTAAAATAGATTGGGATGCTGCTGGTGATTCTGCTATTCAAGGTATGGATTGGCTTTCTTCTAAACTAAATAATTTAGATGTTCAAGATAGAATGAATGATTCTGATAGATTCTCTTCTGTAAATTCATTTAAACCTCAAAGTTATGAAGACATGAGTAGAGGTTTATATGGACCACAAGGAGAATTTGTTCCTAATGACCAAGGACCAACAACTATCTTTAACCCTACTGATGCTGAAGGAACATTCTATAGACAGCTTTATGCATTGGGTGGAACAATTACTAAGGATTCATTTACTCAAGAAGAGTTAGATATTCTTAAAGAAGCTGGTTATAATATTGATGACTTAATCTAATTGTCATGAGAAAATTAAAACAAAACATAAACACTTCTTTAAAGCCAGAGGAAAGAAAGAAGTCAAATGTAGAGGTAGAAAAAGGTGAAGTAGTATTTACTAAACAAGACCCTACAAATAACATATTTGAGTTGTATAATGCGGCTGGTAAAAAACACAGCCAAGGTGGAACTCCTTTGAATCTTCCTACAGGAGATGGTAAGACAAAAGGTTCATCTTTTATATATTCTGACAAACTTAAAGTTAAGGACAAAGAAGTCCTTGACTTTTTTGGATTTGAATCTAAAAAGAAACTTACTATTGCTGATTTAGTAAGACCTCTTGTTGGTGTTGTAAATGAATCTAAAGCAATTCTATTAGATAAGAATGCTGATAAAATTGCTAAAGTTTCTGCTGAAAAGAATTTAGATAATGCACGTTTTAAATTAGATGCTGCAAAGCTTTATCAAGAATCTTTAAAGGGAATGGAAGATGTTCCTGATTCACAATCATTTTTTGATAAGACTGGTTTAGAGCCTGATAAAGTATTTGGTTTATCTCAACAGGATGCTGACCAAGCACATGAAACAATTCAAAAAGCATTAGGTGGGTTAATAAGAAAAGATTTTGGTGGTGATCCTCAAGTACATTATTATGAAGATGAAGATCCAACTTATGCTCAATCAGATATGTTTATGCAATATGGTGGTGAGCTACCAATGGCTAGAAGAGGAAAACAAATAAAAATTGATGACACTCAATCTGGACCTGGAACTGTACAAGATTGGGTAGCAAAAGATCCTGCTAATAAAACTTTTGACGAAAGAGCAAATCAGATAATTGCAGATGCTATTAGTGCTGGACAAATTGTAAAGCATAAAAATGGTACTATTGATATAAAAAATACATTTCAGCCTTCATTTAAGGATAGAATGATTTTATCAAAAGTATTTAATCAAGCTGGTCCAGGTAAACTTGCAACAACACAATATTCAGTAGCTTCACAACAAGCAGATAATATTTATTCTGTAGCAAATCCTAAAAATAAAAATAGAGCCGGAGCAGGTTCATTTGTTGGTGGATTTACACCAGAAATGTTTGAAAAAAGATATATCTATTCTAAAGAGTTATATAAACAAATAAAAGCTGGTAAATCTAAAGAAGAAGCAGAATTAGCTGCATTAGATATTGCTGATCAACACAAATCAACTGGTGCTACAAGAAAAGAATTTATGTCTTACTTGGGAACAACAGGTGTATCTGATGATGAGTATAATAGCGATGATTTCTATAAAAAGAATTTTGCTAAACTTACTAGTGCAATTGAGTCAAAGTTTCCAAAAGATCAATATAGAAAATATTTAGGAAATGACAGTCTTTCAGGTTATGATCACTTTGATGCAATTCAATATAGTGAACCTGAAAAAAAAGAAGAAATAACCCCTCTTCCAGGAAAAGAAGATACTCCTTATGATCCAGGAAAATTAAAAGGTATTGCTCCTAACTGGAATGATAATCCTTATGGATTCAGAAGAGAAGATATTAACTCTTTAAATAGAGCAATTGGTGCAAAGAATGACATTAGAATGTTAATGCCATATCAAGCACCATTAGACATGACTTCAGGAAAAGTTCCATATTATTCTATGGAAAGAGCAATTGCTAATACTAATGAACAATTAGGACAAGGTGTTGCAGGTCTTACTGCGTTTGGAAATCCACAATCTACTGCATCTAATATTACATCATTATTTGCTCAAGCTTATGGACAAGCAGCAAATGAAATTAGTAACTACTCTGATAAAAATGTTTCACAAGAAACTATTAATAACCAACAACAGGCTCAAACCTATAATCAATTAAATGCAGCAAGAGCAGCAAGCAATGAAGGTTATGCAGATAAAGTAAATAATACTATGCAGAACTTCATGGACTCTATTGCTAAAGCTAAAGATATGATTACAGGAATGAAGAATAATGCTTTAGAAAATGCATCTGGTATTTACAATGTCAATACTATGCAAGAGCATTATAAAATTGATCCTGTTACAGGTCTTAAATATTTTGTTACTGATAAAAATCCATTTGAAGCAACTACTGCTGCAACTACAAATGCTTATGAAGAATACCAAAAAGCATTTAAGAAAGTTGGAGATAGAGATTTAGCATTAAAACTTGTGGCAATTCAAATGGGTAAAAAGACAGATAAGTCTTTAACTGATGAAGAACAAAATAATCCTACTAATCAATAAACAATTTTTGGTTATTTTATAATTAATATATTTACAAAAACATTAATAGATGGCAACTTATTCTCAAAAAGATTACGTTACAGGACTACAACCAACAAAGCCTAACTTACAGTTTAACTTACAGTTACTGCAAGCTTCGGAATCTGCATATAAAACTAACAAAAGAAAAGTTACTGACTTATATGGTTCTATTTTAGATTCTGAAGTTTCAAGAACAGAAAACAAAGAAGCAAAGGATCAATTTTTTAAACAGATAGCTCAAGATTTAAGAACATTAGGAACAATGGATTTCTCATTAGATTCTAATGTAGAACAAGCAACTGGAATGTTTAAATCATTTTATACTAACAAGTATTTACTTAATGATATTGTTTGGACTGAAAAGTTTAATAGTGAATATCAAAAAGGTCAAACTTTAAAAGGTTGTACTGATCCAGAAAAATGTGGTGGACAATGGTGGGAAGAAGGTGATAAATATATGGCTTATAAAAAGCAAGAATTTCTAAATGCATCAAGAGATGAAGCATTGGGAATGGATGCTGTGGAATACATTCCTTATATTGATGTTAATGCTAGAGCTCAAAAAATTGCTAAAGAAAAGTGGGTTGGTGTAAAGCATGATGCTGTTTCTGGTAACTATATTGTTACTACAAAGAATGGAGAAGCTGCTGTAAAACCATTAACTGCTTTATTTAGTGATTCAATAGGAAATGATCCTAATGTTAAAGCTATGTATAAAGCACAGCAATATGTTCAAAGAATGGATGCTGTACAAACAATGCTTGCAAATGGTGAAGCAAAAACTTTTGAAGAAGCTCAAGTATTATTCCATGAAAAAAATAGTGATCAATTAGAATTAGAACTTCAAGAAAAAGCAAATGAATTAAGTGTTGATTTAGATTACTTAGATGAAAAGGTTGCAGAGTATGAAGAGTTAAGCAGAAAAGGTCAATTAAAAGAAGGTACTAAAGAATATCAAAAAGCTTTAGAGGTTATTGAATTGCGTAAGAATACACAAATTGCAGATCAGTATTTAGAGATGGCTCATAATGCAAGATTAAGTATGAATAATCAAGCTGGTTTAAGTTTGATTAATGATTCTTTTGATACAAGAGCTGGTATAAATGCTATGTTTAATGCTATATCTAAGTCTGCTGAATCTATTGCAATGGCAAGTGAAGAAACAGAACTTAAAGAAAGTGAGTTTGCTAAGATGAGAATTAAACATCAATATGATGTTGCTTTAGAACAAACAAAACTTTCTAATAAAAAAGACTATGCTCTTTGGAAAAAGAAAAATGGTATTGGTGATGGAGATGATGACGGAGATGGAGATGATGATAAAAAAGCAAAAGATACACAAGCTATTCAAAGTAAAATTGATTCAGCTAGAAAAGCAGTTAATGATTTTGATTTTAATAGTGTTTTAAATGAAAAACTTGCTGAACAAAAGTTAGCTAGTAGTAATTTTCCAACTGGAAATGATGTTAATATTGCTAAATGGAAAAAGGCACATAAAGATGCAAGACAAGAATTAGTTAAATTAAAACAAGAAGCTAATGCTATTGTTTTACAGTCTAAAAAGAAAGATGTTCCGTTACCATATCCAGATGAAGTTCTTAATTATGAAACCTTAAATCAAACTCAAAAAAATCAAGTTGATGCATTTTGGGCTAAACAGAAAAAAACTGATCCAACTAAATATAAAAAGTATGATCAAATAAATCTTAAAAAATATAATGATGCGGGATTTACTGATTTATATTTATGGAATTTTTATAAAAAAAATAACAGTTTTGATAAATTAAATCAATTTTTATAAATAATATTATGGGATATAGACCTTCACTAAAACAGTTAGAAGCATACGAAAAACGTATAAATTCTTCAGAATTAGTTAAACCTGATGCAACTGTTGTTTCAAATTCTACTGAACAAAAACCTGCAGCTGTAAATAATCAAAAAAAAGATTGGTTAACTACTGTTCAACCCACACTTGATAAATTAAAAGGTGCTGATGGAAAACCTCTTGATTTTACTTATCAAGATTATGGGTATTTGATGAGAGCTTATAGTGGAAGGTATGACCAAATTCTTAATGATGATGAGGCTAATCCTGAATTAAAGAAAGCTATACAAAAGTTGCAAAAAGGAGCATATTCTGTTGGTGCTGGTATTAAAGCACGTGATAATAAATTGTTTGAAACTGGTCTAAAAGAAGCTCAAAATAATTGGGAATTAATTCAAGAGTTGACAAATAATAAACAATCAAGGTATAAAATATCAAATGATGGTAACTTTAGATTGTTAAAGCAAGAACAATTTGATATAGAAGATGAAAACCCTAGAGTAAAAGTTGATAAGCAAGGTAATCCATTAAAAACTTATAAAGCTTCTGATAAAGAAGGTAATCCAAATAGAGATATTTCTTGGGCTTATTTTGATTTAAAAGGTTATGATGATAATTGGCAAAAAGGATTACGTAAAGAAGTTTCTACTGTAGTTGCTGATTGGTCTAAAAAATCATTAGCTTATGCTACTAGTAGTTCTAAAAATGCAGATGAAAAGAAAAGAGCTTATGATTATAACTTACAAATTCTTTCTCATGTTGCTAAATATGGAGATGCTAATAAAGAGAATAAAGAAGTTTCTCAACGTATAATTAACAAATTAGCTAAAGTTAAAACATTAGATGAAAAATTAAATATCATAAAAGAAGAAAGAAAGTCTATGGCTAATATTTCTGAAAACTTAGGTTACTATGGTTCAATGAATATTTTTTCTCAATACAAAAATAACTTTTCAAAAGATGCTAGATACTACCATAAAGATTTAGATGTAATTGAAACTTCAATTAAAGATTATGATGATTTTAAGAAATCTAAAAATTTAATATCTGCTGATGTAGCTAGAGATTTAATTGTTAAAAACAAATACTATAAATCTTTATTTAAGGTTGAAGGAGAAGGCGAGGATGCTGTTTATAAAGTAAAGAGTTTTACGGAGTTTTCTAATGCTGTAACAAAAGATATTAGAAATAAAAAAATGGCAGAAGCATATCAAAAAGGTGGCAACTGGGCTGCAGGTGGTAATAATATTGATGTTGAAACAAAAGAAGCTGTAGCTAACATGTACAAAGAAATGACTAAAAACTACAGATTGGGGTACAACAAGGTTGATATGAAAAAAATCAAAGGTTTAGAGCATACCGCTTATGCATTTAACATGGGTAATGAAGAAACTATGTTAACAGAATATGTTGGTGTAGATATGACTTTGGATAAAGACAAAAAGTATGTTGTTAAAGCTGGTGGTAATTCACCAAAACATAACTATGCTCAATCAGTATTAGATATGATTTTTAATGAGAATGGTGAAATAGATGGTGACATTAGAGCTGAACTTCACAGCAAAGGAAATTTCACTAAATCTAAAGTTGATATATCAGCAGGAAAAGAAGATAGAGGTGGTTTTTTAGATACACTTGCTAGTTTTGGTCCAGCATATGAAGATGATGAAAAGACTTCAGATGATGCTGAAAAAGCTTATAAAACATTTTTCTCAAAACCCAGAAAAGATGTTGCTGTTACTTTCTTAAAAAATGTAGGTAATAAAGATTATTCATCTTATGTTATTAGAGATAGAAAAACAAATGAAGTTCTTCAGCTGTATGTTCCTAAATCAAAAGCTAAGAATGATCCATTTTATAAAGCAGCTGCAATTGACCGTCATGAAAATACATTTAGGATGAAAGGTGAAAAAGTTTTACCTGAATTTAATGACAAAGATGCTAATGGAAATACTGCTATAATTGGAAGACCGCGTATTGAGTATAATCCAAAGACTCAAATAAAAGAATTAGTTTTGTTTATAAATGGGAATGATGAAAATGGAACAGCTATTGAAAAAGAAAAAAGAGTTTTTTTAGGTTATAATTCAACATTAAATATAAAAGATGCTGAAGTTAAAGCACAAGAAGTAATTGATGATTATCTTAATCAACTTAAAACAATAAATTTTTAAAACATGGCTAAAAGTGTAAATCCTACTAACAATAAACCTAAAGTTATTGATAAAAATAGTGATGCTTTTGATAGAGCAGCTAGAAAAGTTGACATAAAATATGCCAAAGATAGACAGTTTGATGTTTCTAAAATGACAGCTAGTAAGGTAAACTTATCTCAAACAGATTATGATAGATACCTTACTTATGATTCAAAAACATTTGGTAAACTTGGTTTTGATATAACTAGAGATAATGCTGAATATTATAATTTAAGAACAACTAATAGTCAAGAATTAGCAAGAAGTACAAAAGGTTTTTTTAAACTTGCCGGTGTAGGTTTTCAAGATACTGTTGCTTTAGGTTCTATTCAATCTAAAGATTCATCAAAAAAGTTTGCAGATATAATGCAAGATTACTCAATTGATAACCGTAGAGATGTTAGCTTTTGGGGTAATACATGGTTGTCTGCTGGTTATACTGCTGGTATTATTGGTGCGGTTGCTGCTGAAGAACTTGCTCTTGGTGCTTTAACAGGTGGTGCTGGTTTATTTTTAACAGGCGGTAAACTTGGTAGAGGATTAAATACTGCATTTACTAAATTAGGTTCAAGTAAATTAGCAAGGATTGCTGGTGGTGGCAGAACTCATTTAGAAGTCATGCAAGACTTATCTAATATTGAAAGAGCTCAAGAAGCATATCAAACAATGAACTTTGGTCAAAAAGTTGCTAAAGGTGCAAAAGAGTTTGGAACTGATATTCTTAAAGGATTAAACCCAGTTGGTAATACTGCTACATTTTTAAAAGATCTTGATAAAATGAGTGACATTAATGGTTTGGTTAAAACTGTTAATGGTGCTGGTGCTCTATATAGAGATGCAAGAAAATTTACTATGACTCATGGTGAATCAAGATTAGAAGCTGATATGAATAGAGATGAGTATCTTGAAACTAGAACTAAAGAACTTAAAGCTCAAAATGGCGGTGCTCCTCTATCAGATGAACAAATGGACTTGCTTAGAGTAGAAGCTGACAAAGTGCGCACTCAAACTTATATGGGTAACTTTGGTTTAATATATGCTACTAATGCTATAGCGTTTGATAATATTTTCAGAAACATGAAGTTCAATAATAATTGGTTGAGAAGTGTTGAAGCTGGTAGAAATACAATGCGTAACATTGGTAAAGCTAACGCAAGTTTTGTTACAGAAAACTTAGGTATAAATCTTGGTAGAGGTTTTAAAAATTGGACAATAAAAACATTTAATCCTACTAACCTTGCAAGAGTAACATTAGGGAATTACGCTGAAGGTTTTCAAGAGTTAGAACAAGATGCAATTGCTCAAGGTGCTCAAGCTTATGTAAGAAGAACAAAACCTACAAAACAAAATGAAGGTGGTTATTTTAATACATTGTTTAATGACTTATCTGATCATGTAGATTTTGTTGGAAATGACTTAGAGTTTAAATTTAGACCTAAAGATGGACAAGAAGGAACTACATTCTGGGCCGGTGCTTTAATGGGCTTTATGGCATCTCCTGTTTCAATGATTACTCAAGGTGTTCAAAAGTTTGCTTTAGGTAAAGGATATAGAAGTTTATCAAAATCATATAGAGAGCAACAAGACCAAGCAAATCTTAGAAATGAAAAGATTGCTAAAATATTAAATGCAACTTTTCAAGCAAATTTAGATAAAGCTTATGATGTTATCAATAAACCATTATTCCAACAAGTAGAAATTCAGGAAAAATTAGAAGAAGCAATAAAAGAAGGTGATATTAAAAAGGTAAAAGATTACCAAGATAAGTCTTTCACCATTCAAGCTAAAATGCTTATTGATTCTAATGCTGATGGTGATATGGTTGACCATTTAGAAGCTCTTGCTAATAAAGCAGATATTCAAACTTTGAATGAAGCTTTAAAGAGAACTGATATTACTGAAGATAATGTGGAAGGTGTTAGAGCTAACTTAAAAGGTAAAGCTTTAACATTAAGAAAACTTAGAGCTGTAAATGATGAGATTAATCAGAACTTTGTTGATCCAATTAATCCTAGATTACTTTCTAAAAAAGATCCACAGTATTTTGAAAAATACCATAAGTATCAAGCATCTCAAGAATTAAAGAAAGAATTACTTTTTTCTAATGCTACAATACTTAATAACTTAGAAAGAACTAAAAGTATAGAAGAAAAAATTGCAAATGCATCTTCTATGCTTGATTTAAATTCACTAGACAAACAAGCACTTTTATCTACAAAAGAAATGGATAGAAGTATTGAGTTGTTAAATACTGAAATTAAATCAATAAAAGATATAAATTCTTCAAGACCTGAAAGCAAAAAAGAACTTGCTACATTACAGGAAAGACTTAATGCATTAAAAGCATTGAAAGAAGGTATTTCAGAAGCTAAGAAAGCATCTGACAAAGGTAACATTGATTCTATTGAAGAAATGTATGACCAGGTAAATAGAGCTTTACTTGATTACGCATCTACATTTACTCCAAAGTTTAGAAGAAATCCTGAACTTTTAAATGATGTTGTGGAATCAGTATTTGATTACCACATGCTAACAAAAGACAATGAGCATTTACAAGACCATATCAACTTCTTAAACAATCCTGAATACGCTAACCGCTTTATGGATGCAGCAGAGAAATCTAATAAGAGTAAGATTGCAAGACTTGAAGCTCAAATAAAAGATTCATTAGATGCTTTTGAAGAAAGAAAGAAAGCAAGTAAACTGATGCAGATACTTACTGAAAAAGGTTTAATCTTTGACATGAATGAGATTGATGACCTTGTGGAAAGAGGTATAATGCCATCTAGGATTTATAATGCTGTTACTAATAAAAGAGCTACTCCGGAAGAAGAAGCAGAAGTACACAGAATAATTGAAGCTATTTACAAGAATGTAAAGAACAAGAAGATTGCTAATGATAAATCATCTATTACAAGAGCTGGGGCTTATAGAGCAGAAAAAGACAATAGAACAGTAAAGGAAATAATAAGAGAGTATAGACTAAAGATGGATGAAGATATAGACTTATCTACGCCATCAGGTAAGAGTCTTATTAAACGTGTTCTTAAATCAGGAAACCTAAGAGCTACAGATGTAGAGATACTAGAAGAGTTACTTGACAAAGGGGGTGTAATAAGATTTGTTACCAATGCAGAAATGCCAATTACTTTTAAAGATGGTGTTACTACTATTGATTTAAGATTTGCTGGTTCTGAATTTAGGAATACACGTTTATCATTTGAAGGTTTGTTTACTGTTGCTTTGTTGCAAGACAAGGTTGCTAAAAAAGTCATATCTGATCCTGAATTTGCAGGGGAAGTAACATTACTTATGCAACAAGCAAAAGAAGCCGCTACAAGAGAACTAGGACAAATCAATGATGGTTTCTTTAATGATCCTGTAATATTCTTGGTAGAAGCTATGAATAACCGAGATTTGCAGAGATTGATGCAGAGAGTGAATGATGATAGTAACATAGACACAAAAAGCCTTTGGTTTACATTGAGTGCGTTAATTAAGCGTATTATAAAAGCTACGTTGAATAATAAGACTTTGGTTGACAGAGCTGTTTATTTAACAAAAGTTGCGGTTACAGATGGTGAACTTATCAAAGCAGAAGAAGTAATAGATGAAGAAGAAGTTGTTGAGCCTTTACCACCATTGGATTTTTTAAATGAGTCTGCTGAACAAGAGGAAGAAGAGCCTATTGATAGAGAAGACTTTTTGAGAAATGAAATTGCAGATAAGAAAGCTGAACTACAAAGGTATCAAACTGAATTAAGTGGAATTTCTGGTTCTAAGTTAAATAAAGCTATGTCATTTAGAAAAGCATCAAGATTGAAAAATCTTATTGCTAAATTGAACATTGAGATAAATGACTTAACTCTTGAATTGAATGAATATGTTCCTGCTGAAGAGCAAGTTAGACAAGCACCATTTATTCCTGTTAATAGAGAAGCAGATACTGATATATATGGTAATATCATACTTAATGAGAATGCTCCTTTTAAAGCTCTACCAACAGATGTAGTTAATGAGTTAAATAAAATCTATGGTAAAGACATAATGAATTTAACAGAGTTTGAGCAAGAGCAAGTAAGAACTATTATTGCAGAAAATCCTGTTGTCATTAAAATGCTTAAAGAGCATAATGAGAATACATTTGCTATTTCTGATGAGAACCGTATCCTGTTAGAGAATGAGAAAACCATTGAAGATGCAAAAATTCTTAGAGAAAAAAGAAAACAACAATGGCAAGAAAGTATTGATGAAGGTAAAGCTCAAAGAAAACAAAACGCTGTAGAAAAAGCACCAACATCCAATAGAGATATATTAATGTTGAGATTGGATAAAGCTGGTTTACCATTTGAAGATATTGAGCTTTTAACAAATAAGCAAGTTGACAAATTGTTTACTCAATTACGTGCTAAAGAAATTACTATTTCTGATGTGTTTGAAGTTATTCAAAGAAAGAAACTACTTAAACAACAAAGAGCACAGAAGAAGTATGATAAGGAAATGGCTGAAATGATTTCTATTGAACTTGATCAAGAAGAAAGAGAGAAAGAAAGATTAGATAAAGTTGGAAAAACTATTAAGAACAATAGAGAATTATTAGCAAAGAAAAATATTTATGATGTAATTACTATTACTAAAAAGGATAATACTAAAAAAGAAAAACCTGTTAAAGTTTCAGTACCAAGATCTCATGTTGTTTTTTATGAAACTTATTTTCCTGAACTTTTATTGATGGAAGATAAGGTTGCTTTGATTAACCAAATAAAGACTATCAAGCAAACTGCAGCAAAAGAAGGTTCATTAATTGTTGATAAAGTTGATTTTACTTCTAACAAATTAGAATCATTAAATAAATTAGTTGATTTATTTATTGAATTAGATTCTCAAAAAAGATTGTTTCCTACAGCAGCAAACAAAATAAATAAAAAGTTGCGTGCTTCTGGTTTACCATTTAGAATTACAATGGCCAAAACTAAAAAAGGTGAACAACTTATTGGTACAATGTATAAGATTAGACTTGTAGAACCTAGCGTAAGAGCACCAAAAGCTAAAAAAGAAGCAACTGTAGAGAGTGCTGTATCTAAAGCACAAAAAAGAGAAGTTGCTCTAAGATACCAAGTTATTGGTAATAGTGAACTAGACAAAGAACTTTTGGCACTTCAATTCTTTTTAGGTGGTGGTAGAGTAACAAAAGAATTTATTGAATCTCAAGTAACCGGTAGTGAACAAGAAATTGAAACAAGAAGAAAAAGATCATTTATAAGTCCAACTGGTAAAGGATCACTTGATACTATTTTTGAAGATAATGAACTTCTTAAAGATGTTGATAATTCTGAAAAATATGGTATTGAGGTTCTTAAAAATCATAATTCAATTTCTGAAATGATTGAAACAGCTTTTGATATTGTTAAAGCGTTAAATGAAGAATATAATGAACAACAAAAAAGACAAGCTGAAAATGCTGCTGGTGAAGAACTTAATGTGCAAATAGACACAGCTAATGAATGGGAATCTTATATGAACTCTGAAGAAGGTAAACAATACCTTGAAGACATGTATAAAGATGAACAAGATTATTTCTTAAATGAAACTCAACAGGAAACAGCATTGATTGAATTTTATGCAAGTGAAGAAGGTCAAAAGTATTTTGAAGAGTATCATAAATATACTGCAAAATATTTAGGCTCTGATGAGTTTAAAGCTGAAATGGGTGTTAAAGAAGAAAAATCAGAAGAGTCAAAAGAAGAAGAGCAAGAACAAGAAGAATCTAAACCTGAAGTTATAGAAGAATATCAGTTAAATGAAGACTTAATGAATGATGCTGAAACTTTAGCAACAGATTTGTTATTTTCTCAACCTGAAAATTCTAAAAATAAACCTCGTTATATTTATTATAATACTGCTGTAAAAAGATTAGATGAAAAACCTACATTGTTAAATTTAATAGTTACTCTTGCTGCATTTAGGTTAGGTAAACTTGTTACAACAAAACAAATGGAAAATTTTTCAAGAGAAATGGTTAATAAAATTTCTAGGTTTTCTACGGATAATTCAAATGAAATTCTTATTATTAATAATAAGGCTTACAGAGTTCTTCCTGGTCTTTTAAATAGACAAGTTCAATTACAAGAATTAAATACAACAAATGTAATGACAGCTACATTTGAAGATTTACCATTAATGGTTTCAGATGTAGTTACTATTGGAGAATCTGTTAAATCTAAAGATGGCTTGTCATTTGAGAATAAAGAAGATTTTAAAAATATTAGTAATTCACTTTTAAATGTTTTTAATAACTTTGGTAAGTTTATGAAAGAAGGGATTGCTATTCCTGAAGAAAAATTAAATACTTGTAAGTAGCATGAAAATTTGTATAACACCTGACTCGGTTAAATTATTTTACGCTTATTTTGATACGGTTGCAGAAAAAATGAAACAAGAAGCCCTAGATAAGGCTTCTTTTTCTGCTTTATTGAAAGAGTTTTATGATGAAGCAATTAAAGATTTTGCCAATTCTGAATTAACAGAAGATGAACTAAAAGAATTAGTTCTTCAGCATTTGACTGTTCTTCCAAAGATATTAGAAGAAAAATTAGTTTTTAGTTCTAATAAAAAATTAAAGGATGATGTTGATTATTTTAAGAAACAGGTAATTGAAGGTCTTAAAGATCTTGATTCTTTAGTTGGAGTTTTAACAAGATTAAATTCAGCAATTGGTAAAGTTTCTATTATACCTACTGTTCCTGTTGAACAAGAAGAAGATTTTAGATTTGATGCTGTTTCATTTTTGTTTAGTAAAACTGAAAACCAGGATACAAAAGTTTCATCTGCTTTATCATTTAAGGATAATGTAAAAGATGAAAATAATACTTTGACTACTGCTGTAACAGTAAATGTTATTAAGTCTGAAAATGCTGCAGGATTGCGTTTTAAAGCTATGCTGTTTAAAGATCTGTCTGGATTTAAAACATTAAGTACAGAAAAGAATTTCTTATCAGATGATTTAGTTATGGTTCTTGTTAATAACAAGGATGAGATTGTTTCATTTGATTCACAAGGTAATGTTTCTGAAGAAGGTAGTGTTCCTGTTTATTGGGTTAAAACAACAGCTAAAGAATTTTCATTTAAGTTAGAAGCTCTTGTAGATATATTTTTAGAAAAATATAAAATGTCAAGACCTGAAGCTGAAAAAAGAGTTAAAGAAGCATTTCAGTTACACTTACAAACTATTGAATCAGTTAAAGAAAACTTGGCTGCTGGTAAAAATGTTTTCTTGCCTATAAATACAAAAGAAAGTTCTTCAGGGTTTTTAGAAAATGTTTTTAAAACAAGAACAAATCTTTCTAATATTTCTAATCTTGATAAAGTAGAAGTACATAAAGTATGAGAAGGAAAATCAAGAAGACTTAATGTTATTCCTGAAAACTCTACACAAAAACTTGAAGTTTCAGGAATAAAATTAGATGAGTTTGTTAATGATAATATTATTGATGTTGTATTTAAAATGCTTACCGATAAGAATATTAAATACAAATTACCAAATGGTGAGTTATCAAAACAGGCTTTATCAAATGAAAATATTTTTTCTATTCTTAATACAATGTTTAAGAATATATCTATTTCATCTGTATCAAC